TCTTAAATATTATTATATAGGCGTTTCTGAGGGTTACGAACGGTTACTTTTTTGAATCTTATGAATTTTCAGAAACTTTTTTATCCCTTGATACGACTGGGTTTACACGTATTTTAAAAAAGTTACTTTTTTGGTTACAAATGCGATTTTGGTGCGATTTTTGTAACCATCTGCCTTCGTTACAATGTTCTGATTTTACAGATTATAGAAATTTGTCACAAAAAAAGTAACCTTGCTGAAATTCTATCCAAAAATCATCTACTATTACACTTATCATGAATCTATTGACACAAACATAGTCACAGAAGCTCATAGAATAGCCTACAATCCATTTTAAAGTATAATAGGTCTTATTCCCCCGATATTCCATAAACACGATTATGGGGCAAAATATAGCCAAATACGAATGGTTGTACAAAGAAGTAGAATATGATATAATAACATAAGTAAAACAATGACCAATATGGGTCAAAGAAAGGAAGGACTCACACATGAGTTCCATATTTAAACACTCAATTTTTTCTTTTCGTAAATTAAAAGGAATTGGCTTAGCTTCCGTTATTTTAGGTGCACTTTTAGTTGCAGTACCCGTACATGCAGATACTACTACATGGGATAATGGTGACACTTCCATTACTGTATACGATGGACATGCTAAATCCTTTACAAGTGGTAAAACTGCAAAAGAGCTGTATGATGAAAAGCAATATCGTGAACAGCCTTATGATGATAATGATTCAAAACAGCAAAAATTATATCCTTATGAAAACAAACTTGTCAATCAAGATAGGGAAAAAATTTCACCATCTCAAATTGTAGCATCTGAAACACCACCCTATTCTTCAAATGCTGATAAGATTGAAAAGCCTTCAACCATTCAAGAAGGTGATAAAACCTATCATCATGTTGGTACAAATCCACAAGGTTCAGGGGAAAGCATTAATGCGGCATCTGATACCTTAACAGATCCTCTTACTCAAAATGGTATTGAATCCCCTGTTCAATATGGAAATAAGAAGACTGCACCAACAACCAATGGTATGATGCAATCAGATAAGATTAATTATAGTAAAATTAAAGGTCGTACATGGCTTATTGAAAAAACTGGTGATAAACAATATGGGAATTATACACTTGTAGAGTCAGGTACATCGTTATCTGATGACAAAATCACAGAGTTAACCAAAGGTGCTACAAATCGTTTTACAAAAGAAGAAGTTGAACGACAAGGTGGGCTACGTGATACAGACACCCTTATTACCTATGAAAACAATACTTATATTGCTGATGATATCACATACAATAAAGTACACAACCAAGCCTTTTCATGGGATGTAGAAGAAGCCTATAATCACTTATTTAGTAATTCAATACTTTCATTAGAAAAAGCCTATCAATCGGGTCTCTTTCCAGATTTAGTAAAAGAAGATGGCAAATACAAATACAAAAATGCAGTTGTGGAAAAACCATCAAAAGCCACTGATTTACGTGAAATGAATTTGATTTATGATACGCTTCTATCAGGCGATCAACAAAAATTAAATGCATTATTTGATCATTTAGACGTTGAAAGTGCGGAATTGATTCGTGATTATGTTCTTTTGAAATCGGTTGATGAGTCAAATACTGAAAATGTAAAACGTATTGGAAGTTCAAATACAACCAATTCTAATTTGGCTATATCTGAAAATGGTAGACCCGTTAAAGGATATCGCTATGAAGAATTTAATGAACGTGCATTTTCAAATACAGGTAAAGTACGTAGTGATAATGAAATATTATTGCGTACGCTTCAACACTCTTATAATCCTTCTCGATTAGACGCATTAGTAAAGGTGTTAGACAGTATTAAAACAATCCAAGAAAAATCAGGAACTGCTTTTGTAGGATTTGTAACAAATCCTGAACAATTAAAAGCCGTACTAGAAGAAGCAAAAGTAACACCTAATTATCAAACTTGGCTGGACCTTATTAATACGCTTAATGACAACAACAAGGGTGGATTGTTTGGAGGAACAACTCGAACACAATTTACCTTAAATGAGGATGCTCATGATGTCATCACTGAGTTGTTACGAGCTGCTGATTCAACTGAATCATCGGATAAACGTAGATGGGAGTATCACGGATTAACATCATTAGTTCATGAATTTGAAACTAAAACATGGGACGAGGACAGTAGTGCACAGTATTATGCAAATGAATATGGTAATGATGCACTAAATCAATTGTTACAAAAATTAAATGGTGGTACTCAAACAAATTCTGGTTTACGATATGCTTATATTCCAAATAAAACACAATTAGCTGAATATGAAGATACCTACACCTATCATCAAGCAGCTCGACCATTAAAAGCGTATCGTTTAAATGCAAAACCAATGTTACTAGAGCAAATCTATTCACCTGAAATTCGAACTCGTATTGAAATGAAAGGTAACGTCATTTATAAATATTATGATGAAGATGGAAATCTATTAGAAGAAGATAGACGGGCATTGGATACGGTTATCCAAGTTAAAGAACATGTTTATTATCTTGATCGTAACTTTAAAACAGTAACAATTTCCTATACAGAAACACCGACAGGAAATAAGGTACATCGTGATGAACAAACGCCTCCATCTGATCGTATGACGCTTCAAAAAGACGGTAAAATTTATGAATTTGATCATGCTGACCGACCAAATTATGTCCCTGAACTAAACAGTACTTTTAACTATGTTTATCGTGTGAAAAAAGCACCGATTGTTACTCATTATCGTTTAGAAAATTCAAATACAGAGCTTTCACCATCTGTTACTGAAAACCTACCGGTATTATCTCAGTATTCAACTACTCGTAAAGACATTCCAAATAAAGTTGAAACTGAAGATTTAGCTGATCGTATTATCACACATACTACAACCTATGAACTGGTAAAAACACCCGATAATGCAACGGGAGAAGTGACCGAGTCAGGTGCTGAAGTAATTTATTATTACAAGGCTAAAACCACGGATACTGTAACCATGAAACAAGCACCTGTTGTTGCGCATTATTATTTGGCAAATACAACAGATAAACTATCTGAAAGTTCTGAATTGGGTAATTTAACGATTGGGAGTCAATATACTACGGAATCAAAAGTAATTCCACCGAAAGTAGAAACATTTGACTTCCCAACTAAAGTTATTACTCGTACAACTACCTATGAATTGGTTAATGAGCCAAGTGATAAACAAGGAATCACACCTATTGGTGGAAAAACGGTAGCCTATTTCTATAGTGCACATGTGAATGAAACCATTACATTGAAAAATAGTAAAGGTATTCCTGAAATAGTTACTCCAAAAGAATTTACGGGTTCAGTCAATGGTATTCCTGAAGAAAATATCAAACCTGAATTCACAGGTTCAGTAACGGGTATTCCTGAAGAAAATACCAAACCTGAATTTACTGGTTCAGTTAATGGTATTCCTGAAGTAGTGGAAATTCCAGAATTCACAGGTTCAGTTAACGGTATTCCGGAAGAAGTTACCCAACATGAATTCACGGGTTCAGTTAATGGTATTCCTGAAGTAGGGGACATTACAGAGTTCACAGGTTCAGTTAATGGTATTCCTGAAGTATTGGAAATTCCAGAGTTCACAGGTTCAGTCAACGGTATCCCAGAAGAATCTAACAAACCTGAATTTACTGGTGCGGTTAACGGTATTCCTAAAGAAAATACAAAACCTGAATTCACTGGTGCTGTTAATGGTATTACAGAAGAAGTCACTAAACCTGAATTCACAGGTTCAGTTAATGGTATTCCAGAAGAAGTCACAAAACCTGAATTCAATGGTTCAGTCAATGGTATTCCGGAAGAAAATATCAAACCTGAATTCACTGGTTCAGTTCCTGAAGAAAACAGTGAACCTAGATATAATATTTCAGTAACGGATAGTCATACAAAGACAAAAGCTGAGTTACCAAAAACTGGTGAATCTAAAAGTTTACTATCTCTAGCTGGACTATTAGGATTAGTTTCAATTGTCCTATCGGTACTATCCCTTACACGTAAGCATGACAACTAAATAATAAAAACTCTTATTTATTAAGAGTTTTTTTGGAAAAGTCTTAACGACTTTTCCAATTTCCCTTGGGACCAAACAAGTTTGTCCCAATCCCTTTTCACTCCTGAAATTTAACACATACATATAATTTGCAACTACTTACTTATTACAACTTAGAAAGGGGACATCCATGTTTCAAACAGCTGAAGAAGGAAAGATTGTTATATCCTTAACAGGTCATCGACCAACAAAATTAGCTGGATATGACTTAAGGAATAATTATTATACTCGTTTACGCAAACGACTTATTCGAATTATTGAACGTTCACTGGAGAAGTATCCTATTGTTGAATGTCACTCAGGTATGGCTCTTGGTGCTGATACAGTGTGGGCACAAGCAATCATTGACTGTCGTCATCGTTTTGGTGAAGAATGTGTTCGATTTGTTGCAGACATTCCTGATTACAATCAAAGTTCTCGTTGGAATGCGGATTCTAAACGATTATGGAAGGCCATTCTTGATCGAGCAGATGAGGTACGAACCTATAATAAAAATGATGGAAAATCTTACGCCTATATCTTAAACCAACGAAATATTGGAATGATTGATGCATGTGACATTCTCATCGCTATTTACAATGGTGATAAAACAGGTGGTACAGCAAATGGCTACAATTATGGTAAAGAAAAAGGAAAATATATCACCTTAATTGATCCTCAAACAATTTAAAAAGCTCTTACCGTGTAAGAGCTTTTTATTAATCCACATACTTTCAGAAAGGTTATTGTGTCATTATGAAAACAGATTTTGAAGAACGTCTCGCTCTCAAACTAAATACAATAGGTTACATATTGTCAGATTTACAATACAAAAATAATCAACGGTACTCTTGTGATGTAAATGAGAATTTTTATTGTTTAGAGGAAACCATTGCAAGTGAAATGGAGCAAGTTCATAAGTTTTCACTATTTGATAGACAAAAAGAAATGAAGGTTTCTGAAATCACATTAAAACGCCGTTTTGTAGAATGTGATAACGCTGTCAACTATAGTATACGTGTAGATTTGTATGGATGGGGAAAAGATCGATATAAACAAATCGAATGTCCACCAATCTATAATGAGGGATACCCAGAGTTCCCAATTGATATACCAACTATTACATTTAGAGTAGTTTCACTTTTGCCAAAAGAGTACTGTCAATTTTATGTTGAAGCACTTACAAAATTAACGTATTATTATTAATAGGCTATTAACTTATAAGAGCTTTTTTAGAAAAGTCTTAACGACTTTTCTATCAGTCCTTGGGACGAAACCAGTTCGTCCCAATCCCCTCTCATTTTTGAATTTTCTTATTCATACAAACATTTTCAGAAAGGTTGTTTTTATCATGCGCAAATTGAATAAAAAAGGACAAATTGTACTTACTGTTTCAGCTATTATCGGTATTTTCCTGGTACTAGGTGGACTTGGATCCCTTGAAACTGAATCTACATCATTTTTAGTTGCTATGTTCACAACCATCATTGGACTCTTATTCTTGATTTTAGCAACCATTCTAAATTCATATGATGACACAAATGAAACAAATATAGAAAAGGTGTAAAGGAGATTAATAAAATGGAAATCAAATATACAACAGCACCCGTAATCGTTATCGAATCAACTAGCACACTACCTGAAATTGTAAAAGCAACGGTAGGAACTCGTTACAACACACAATACTGCAAATTTGCAGAATTAAAAGACGTGTCTGGCTATTCAATTGTGAAAACACACCTTGTCAAAGGGGATAAAGTGTACGTTTTCAATAAAACGACACTTGAGTTAATGTTCTTCTCAGGTCTTAATGTTGAAACCATGGAATCATCATTAGAACTTTTGGATATGCTAAGTTCTAATTTTAATATTCAAATTATTGAAACATTGGAACCAAATTTTTAGAAAAAAGGTACAATTGATGAAATTATTGGAATTAATCGGAAAATTAGAAGCGATTGGTCTTTACGCCAGTAATGAAGATTTAATGATGCTCGATTACGAAGGTGGTAATGGCGTTATCACCTTTACCGATGATAATGGTGTTGACTATTATTTCACCATTACGGAAAATAAGTTTGATATGAATGCCGCTGGTCATGCGGTCCAAATTCGCTACCAAAAGCGCATTTCCCTTGATACATCTGCATTTATCAATGTAAAACATAAGACTGGTCAATTAGTCGAAATTGAAGCAACTATCATTTTCTTAACTGTGGATGAGTTATTGACCAAACTACAACAGGCCATTAAGTCATTTTCAGAATTCAAATTAAAATAAATATAAATGGGTATATCACGATAATAGTGATGCGCCCATTTTATATGCTTATTTAGCTCAGTGGTAGAGTGCCCAACATCGGCAGACATAGCAGTTGGTCGGCTATTATAACAAAATGACACATATTTACTGTCGAACTAAATAAACAGATGCGTTGGGAGGTCGGGGGTTCGAATCCTCTAATAAGCATAAATACCAGAAAGGATAAAAACCTATGAATCCAATTATTAAAGCAAATGAACGACTCATAAAAGTAAGTGAGTTCACAGAAGCACATGAATTACATGATTTCATCAAACAATTAGATGAAAAATATGGTGTAGACTCAAGTGATCCCGATAACACGTTTGGACGAGTTCTTCTTAATGATTATATCATTCAACATGGAGTTCCAAATCTTTGTTATTTTGCAAAGACAGATGTAGATTATTGGACAAAGAAAATCCAACTACCAACTCACAAAGCCATTCCACATGCAAATCATTGTATTGGAATTGATAAGAAAGGAAATGTACAACTTCTTGTAAATGCTGCAAATGTTACTGCCACAAGAATCCCAATTGAAATTGAAGAAGCTGACATCAAACAGTTGACTAAGTTACGTAACGCCTACAAATCAGTACTGGAACAAGTGAAAATCAAAGAACCTGACTTTTCAACGATTCGAGACCATTACTTTAATGGTCGAGATGGTCGTATTTATTATGACCGTATGAATCAACGTCGAAAGGACCAAGTAGCTGATGCTATTTTAGAAAAACAAGGATTTGCATCAGATCGAAATCAACGCCTTGACGTTACAATACCAGTAAAAGATATAAATGGTGAGGTATATGATTTTGTTATTAAGTACTATCGTCTAAGTCCAAATAATTGCCCTTATTTTTCTACAACCTATGATGGATGGCAATCGCAAGAGCGTATGAGTCATGATACCTTAGCATATCAATTCTATCAAAAATGGAATGTATTTCATACACATAATATGACGTTGAAAGAATGGTCTGAAATGGTACAAGACCTAAACGAACTACAAAGGTGAACTACTTTGATTTGCAAATTAAATAATTAGGAAAGGGGGATTACTTGATGTATCGAAGAATCAAACCAGGGCCACTTGAAAAAGACAACTATGTGATTTATAAAGCATTACGTGAAATTCAAAATGCGATAGCAAAACATCCTAACAACTTGATTCAACTTGATAAAGATCATGATGCCTATAAATTATCTTTCAATGATCGCTATGTTGTTTTAGATAAAGAAGGAGTTATTGTTCTTACCGCTAGTGGTTATGGTTATAAGACCATTAAATCTGCGACAAATGCCATAAAAGCAAGTACGGGTGGACCACTTGAAAAACGAAACACAAGTTCATCTTTACAAAAGAAAATTAGACAGTTAAATGAAACAAAACCTGAAGTTTTTACCAAATTGACCAAACAATATCGAGCCTATTATGTCAAATCAATGGATCGATATGTCATTATTGATGAATTTGGTACCATTTGTGCCAATGGAAATGGGTATGGATTTCGTACAATTGCAACGGCTCGAAAATCTGCAAAATATTTAGAAGATTATCAAAAACGTTGTCGTCAAAATTGGAAACGAAATCGTAGACAATCTTCACGACCACAAAGTTATGACATCGATATGGAAATGGCTGATTGTTATTTTGGATATAGTGCAGAAGATTTTTGCTAAAATTAGAAAGGAAGTAAAATGATTTCAAAATTAACACTACTAGGAAAAGTATTAGTAATGACCACTTTAATTGCCTATGTGATTACCTTTTTACCACTAGGAATTAATAATGTAACAGCTATCGTACTTTTATTTGCGAACACAATTGTTTTCAATACTGTGGTAGTTGTAAGTATTGCAAGTAATACCAATGAATGGGGATCATTTTGTTTGAAATTATCTTATTTAGGTCTAACAACAGGATTATTGATTATACGGTCATTTGCTTATACATGGGATGATTTATGTCTCTTTTTATATATTATGGGTCTCGTTACCTTTATTTCAGTAGTAAAAACATACTACTTCAATCATGATATCCGCAAAAACGTTAATAAAAAATTAATTAAGGGGGAGCGGGAATGAAACTACTAATGACACACACTTATCCAAATCCCGATAATTTGGAAACTACAAAAACAGATGTCTTCACCAAATTTGGTGAAGAAGCAGATTTGATTGATACGGCATTAAATGTTGTAGAAGTAACACTTAAGAAGTATAATCCAGCCGCACTAACACAAATGGAACAGCAATTACATGTTGATGATCATGCAAGTGCCCACTATCAAATTGAAGGGTTGAAATGTTATTTCAATGTACAATTAAGTGCATCATAAGATTTGAAAAATTTGGATAAAATGATATGATAAGTTTATCAAATAGTAAAGGATAACTTATCTATGGAAAAAACACATTCAAATGAATTGATTTCAAATCTAGAGCTTTATAATGAGGGGTACATCATTCATGCGAAATATACTCGTAACAGTGATGGTAAAAAAATGGATAATAAAATTATCCCACGATTTAATGGATATGATATTGAATCATGTAAAACCTTAATAACCGATCTTGAGAATCTTAAACAAGAGCAAAATAGAGATCGTGAGATGAACCCAAATGAATCTCATAGTCAAAAATTTGATCGATATGTAAGTGAAATAAATGCTATGAATCAACTTCTTGATAGCCATCAAAAAGTTAATAGTACATTATCAAAAGGTAATGGGATGGATAAAATCCTCGATCATGCTGAATTTCTAGTGACAAACTTTGCTGTGATGTCTGAGTTTCGAAAGGCAAAACATGAAGCATATAAACAATGTGATCCATCGTTTCAAAGAACTTCACCATCAAAAGAGGACATAAATCGATTAACACAAGATGATTTGATAGACCTGTTACAAAAACAGGAACGTTTAATATCATGATTGTAATCTATACCCTAAGAATTGAAATATTCTGATAAAAAGGTATAATAAAAAATGTAAATCCTTACAGTTTCTATTGCACATTCACTCTTTAAATTTTTAGAAAGGCTCATAAATTGTAAACATTTCAATAATGGAAATGACTATCTTTTATGTGACAGATTAAACAAATGGCAAATACTCGATCAAATGACTATATTTCAAACTTAAACGTTTATCGTAAAGACGATGAAGTACGTGTTTCTTATGACCGTAACTTCGATGGGAAACATCGTGATATCAAACTTGTAAACTCATTTACAGGAATCAATCCTGAAACTGAACAAAAAGAAAAACGCACACTTCAAAAAGGTGCCTCTCTTGACGACATTTACGATCACGCTGAATTTGTTGCAACAAGTTACACTGTTCAAGCTCTTGTTCAACAAGCTGCTTATGAAAATCTTCCACAAGAAGAAAAAGATCGTTTAGCTGAACAAGCTCGTCAAGCAAGTCAAGCTAACACACTAAACGCTGCAGACTTTGCAGATTTAGACTTGGATCAACCACAATTGTAATCAACAATAAACTGTAAGGTGAGAGATTAGAAGTGATTCTAATCTTTTTTTACTTAGAAAGGAAACTACTAATGGTATGACACTAATTACCAATATTCGCAAAGAACAAGATAAACTCTTGTTTGATTATACAACTGTTGACAAAGGAGAAAAGGTTACACGAACAACAGAACTTGTACCTGAATTTACGGATATGAATGGAGACATTCAGGTTCTTGACCCTCACAATCCTCAATTTCATGCACTCAAACTGGCACAATATAAAATTGAAGCCGAACGTAAGGCATGGGAAAATTTGACACCTCAAGAACGACGTGAAATAGGAAAACCACTAACCTAGAAAAGGAAATGACGATGAAAAAAATTGGACTTATTATTGCAGGCCTTGTTGGAGTGATTGCACTTATTGCAATGATGGTAATGGGTAGTTACAATGGACTTGTTTCCAAAGATGAATCCGTAAAACAGGCGAATGCAAAAATTGAAGCTGCATTACAACGACGTAGTGATTTGATTCCAAACGTAGTGGAGTCAGCAAAAGGCTATATGAGCCACGAAAGTGAAATCTTTGAAAAGATTGCTGAAGCACGATCTAAAATTGGATCAGGGGATAAACAAACAAAAGCTGACGGGGAAGGGGAACTAAGTTCTGCTATCTCACGATTGTTAGTTGTACAAGAAAACTATCCTCAACTTAAAGCTGATACACATGTTTCAAGCCTTATGGCTGAACTTGAAGGAACAGAGAATCGACTATTTGTTGCCCGTAAAGACTACAATGAAGTTGCAACAAACTATAATAAAACCATTCGACAATTCCCAACAAGCATTATTGCAAATATGTTTGGATTTGAACGTGCAGAACTTATTGAAGCAGATAAAGATGCTAAAGTAGTTCCAAAAGTAAATTTGAGGGATTAAACTTATCAACTACCACCCACTAAAGTAGGTGGTTTGTCCCTAATTTCAATGTGGTCAAACAGAAGAATCTTCCTTCCACATTCTTTGTTGTTTACAACAAAACAATTGAGACTTCTTTTTAGAAAAAGTTTTCTAAATCCGCAGGTTGATGAGCTACGGCAATGACATACGTTTACGCATGTCTATTCATTTGTAATTAAAAAAGTAGGTTTTTCAACACCCGAAACAAACCATTTACCCAATTCATAAATGTTCATAGCACCTACTCGGTCATCATTACTGGAATAGCTGCAATTCGAACAGGTGTACTGATGAAGGTCTTTGTTTCGGTTTGATTTTGCAATTGTGCCACATTTAGGGCATCGCTGACTGGTATAATGAGCATCCACTAAGACAACTTCACTTTCATTTAAGTGCGCTTTATATCTGAGTTTTTGTTCCAAGTCATAAAAAGACCATGAATGAAGCTCATACCTGTTTGCTTTTTTACGAGCATGAACAGTGTCGAAAGTCACGCCAGTCAAATCTTCAAGAACAAATAAAGTGCCTTTACCATAAGTTTCAACGAGTGTCTTCGACAAACAATGATTGACATCATTCATCCAACGGGATTCTCGTCCGCTTAAAGCACGTAAACGACGTTTAGCTGATTTTGTTCCTTTAGCTTGAAGACTGGCTCTCAATTTTGCATAGTGTTTACGTTTTTTTGAAAGAAAATTTCCATTGATAAAATGAGTTTGACCTTTTTCATCATAAGTTGTGAGGATTTGGCGCAATCCACGGTCGATCCCTACAAGGTGTTTTAGATGGTCTATTTCAAAATCAGGAAATTCTTTACTTGCTGCAAGATGGAAATACCAGTGTTTTCCGTTTCGAACAATTTTCCCTAGTCCTAGTTTCCAGGTGCCATCGAAATAAGGATTTTCTGAAAGGCCATAAACCTTTACAAAAATACGACCCTTAAGGGTATTAATGGAAAGAAAATCCTTTTTGAAGCTATAATCACGATTTCGAACTAGATCTAATTGAGGGCGTTTAAATTCAATCGGTTTCCACAAAAATGTTAAATCTTTATAGATATAATTTGGAATTTCTTTTCCATGGTTATCCTTTTTATAACCATCCCAAACTCGTTCTTTACGAAGTTGAGTTTGCACTGTTTTATAACGAGCAATAACGGTTTTAAAAACGGATTGTGTCATTTGGGACTTCAAACCAAATCGATGACGAAGTTCCTGATAAAGAGCCGATTGTAGTTCACTTTGTTTTAAAATGAAATTGTGATTGAAAATGTATGTTGAAACATAGTTACATGCATCACGATAAGCAATGAGTGTATTATAGGTAATTTTTCGATCTGCTTCAGACTGAAACACAATTCTCAATTTGGATGTTAAACTAATATCCATTTTTAGACTCCTTTCACTTACTTCATATAATTAGTATACCATAAAATACTAGTGAAAGCAAGTGAAAGTAAATAAAATTTAAAAGAAAGGAACGATTTCCTCCCTTGATTGAAATCAGGGGTTTCCATCGTTTAACTAATTATGAAAAAATTAATTTTACTTTTACTAACCCCACTACTATTTGTTTTTGCACCAGTTTCAGCCGAAACAACCATTCCTGATCGACCAGCTAATGGTATTTATGACCCAAATGGTTATTTGGACCAATCGGTTACAGATGCACTTGCAGAGTTTAATCAACATTCGGATACTCAAATTGGTATTTATGTCGTGGATACACTTGATGGTTCCTCTATTGAAGAACGTGCAAATGACGTATCACGCGCATGGAAAATTGGTCATAGCGATACGAATAAAGGAATTCTCTTTGCATTTGCTATGAAAGACCGTAAATCTCGCATTGAAACCTCCAATGAAGCTGCTGTTCAACTAACTGATAGTCAAGCACGTATTTGGTTGAGTAATATCAAATCTCTTATGCGTAAAGAAGATTACTCAGGAGCTGTTAAACAATTAATCAGTAATGTGAAAGATTTAACAGACCCTGAAAAACAAGCCGAACGGGAACAAAAGGCAAAAGAAAATGATGAATTTGCTGGACAAGTTGTCGCAGTTGGCCTTATTGGAATTCTTGGTCTTGGTACTGTAATCGGTGGAAGTGAGTATCTTAAACATCAAGATCGATTGAAACGTTCACAATATGATTATGACGGGGATGATCGTTTAACACCTATAAATTTGGATTTTGTTTCAAATTCATCATGGACAAAAGAACGAAAACTACAATTCATGGATGAACAACGACTTAAACGGTCACAATACTCTTATAACGGTTATGACGCCTTATTACCTGGAAGTTTAATGTTTGTAGATAATGATTCTTGGACAGATGAACGAAAAGAGGCGTTGGAACGTAAACGAAAAGAACGTCGTAAAAATGACGATGACGATTATCATTTAGGTGGATCATCAGGTTCATCATGGGGATCATGGTCTGATAATTCATCTAGCTCCTGGTCATCTGGGGACTCTAGCTCTTGGTCATCTGGTGACTGGGGCGGTGGAGGCTTCGATGGTGGTGGCGCATCAGGAGGATGGTAACATGCACAAATACAAAACACTAAAAGAATTGGTCCAATTATTGGACCAATTTTTCATTCAAAAAGACCCATATCGCTTTGAGTACGAATTGGTAACAGATGAAATCATTCATTTTATCATTAAGGAAAATGATACCGTTTTAGTTGATAAAATGTGTGATATCTATGATACTTCATTATATACCTATGGTTTAGATGAGGAATTGAAAAATTGGTTCCGTGATCAATGGTATGAATTTAGTCGTGAAGATTTATTCAGTGAACCTGAACAAGGTCCCGATATCACTTTGGGCGAAATGGTCATGGTGACGGACCCATGTTATGACTTAGATACGTGGTGTAATGGGACTCTTGAAAATGTGAAACCTGGGACTTGGCACACAGAAACCCAATATTGTAACATTGATGGATGGGGTGATCGCTGTGCATCCGTTCTTATTTGGCACGAAAGTGTACCTCAACCACATGAATTCACACATACAGATATTGTTGTAGGTGTAGATTCTGGGCAAGCTGGAATTGTTGATTATGATTATTTCAAACGAATCAAAGAAGATGAGAATCAAGCTGACAGATGGTACGATTCAATCTCTACTCACACCTATAAGGCAAGAAAGTTAAGTCCATTGCAACAATACATGTTAAAGGAATACACTCAGCTACATCAAGAATATGAGGATCGTCGTGATAACGGTGAAACTTGGGAAGATACTCTTGAGTTATATCGTAAACGTTCTAAATTGGCCACTGAGTATCATTTAACAGAAGAAGCAATTAGAACAGGTGAAACCGTACAGTTCACAAACAAAACATGGACAGATAAACACTCTGTAATGACTTCTTCTGGTTTAGGTGATGGATCATACGATTGTTTCATCGCAAAAGACGGGGATCAAATTGTAGGAATCAAAATTGATTATTTCTACTGTGAGGACGAGGAAGATGCCTAAGTATTTTATTGGTGGTGAAAACCAAGCTACCATTGAACGATTATGCGCAGGTGAAACGGTTATCGTAAAAGGAAAAGGCAATTCCATGACACCAAAGCTAAAAAGTGGTGAAGCTGTTATTGTCGAACCTATTACAGATCAAATAAAAGTCAAGAAACGTGATATCGTACTATGTAAGGTTCGTGGAAATATTTACTTACATTTAGTTACAGGCGTTTCTGGAAAATCCTATAAAATATCAAATAATCATGGTCATGATAATGGATGGACTAGTCAAGTTTATGGAAAGTTTGTTCGAAAAGCGACAAAAGAAGACTTTGACTAGACGGATAGTAACCGTTAAATTACTAGTGCTGCTTTATCTCAGTGAAATTCACAGAGTAAGTAAGCGTTTTAGAGGCTAAGAGCCTCTTATTAGGACCTTTAGCTCAATTGGTCAGAGTCCCCAGCTCATAACTGGGCGGTTGCGGGTTCGAGCCCCGCAAGGTCCATTACCATAAAAGGAATCGTACTATTCCTTTTTTAGGAAAAGTCTTAACGACTTTTCCAATCCTCTTGGGGGAACTTCGTTTACCCCCAATCCCCTTCCAATCACGAAATTTTTCACAAAACATGCAATTTGCATTTATTTAAAATCAAAGGAGATTTTTTATATGAGATCATCGACTCTTATTCAGTACATAGACAATTTTGGGCAGGATATTCGTATCGTATTGAAGTATTTGGCACTTTATGAACGAAATACCGTAGCCTTTACAATTGTTGACCCAAATGGTAAACTATTAGTAGAAAACACTGTACGTATGACGGATTCAGGGACCTTTATTCTTCAATCAACATTTTCTGATGGGAATAAAACTGAAGGAACACAAGGTAGTCTATCTTTAGATATGCTAAAAGGAATCATCTCTTATGCCAAAGCTACTATAAGTAACCATCCTAAATACCTAACTAAATGGGATGAAATGTTGTGGGAAGTAGAACAATACGAACAATTATACGAGGAATAATTATGACAAAAAAACAATTTATCAGTATCCTTTTTATTTTACTTTTAATGATTCCATCTGTAGCTCTTGCTAAAGGCGGACACGGAGGACATGGTGGTCATGGTGGACATGGTGCTCGTTCAGGTGCTCGTTCACATGGAAGTAGTTCAAAAAGTGGGGCAAAAAGTAGCTCAAAAAGCAGTTCAAAAGGGTCTTCTAGTAAAGGTTTCCACTTTGGACGTTCAAGTAGTAAATCTTTTACACGAGCAAGTTCTGTTGGCACACCAGTAACTTCATGGAAATCATTGCCACGTAAAAGTACAACCACAACTAATTTTGCAGCAGATACACAGTCCATTAGTCCACTGTATCAAGGAACCAGTCCTATCAATATGCTAATGTACAGACCTTTATACATTCCACATGTACATTCCGTACCACAAACACACACAGAGGAAGAAACTGATCGCACATCAAATGCTCTTGTTGCAATAGTTATCATTGGACTAGTTATACTTTGTGTATTTTTTGTTGGAATGCTATTATATTAATTCAAAATCTACCACTTATAGGTAGATTTTTTATTTGAAAGGAAAACCGAAATGCTAATTATTAGAACAGGAAAACTTAAGGGAACTTATCGTAATGAATCATTCATTTTTGATGACGCCATGACAGAAACAGAAATCGTAGAAAAAGTTGAACAATTAGTAACTCATTTTGATGTATTTAATCCAAATGTCAATTTCACATTTGAAACCAATCGACAAATCGTCATTGTCGCATGTAGAGTGCTTGCGGTTGAGTCTAAACATATGAATCAATTACAAATTGAAAACATCCATGAGGATGATACGATTTCAATTGAACAATTAGATGAAACAGGATCATTCACAAATAATGGTCAATTTTATGACACAGCAAATAAAAATCTTCTTATGCGATTGTTAAACGCAATTAAACACATTAATTCGAAAGGAAACTAAAAAAATGAAACAATTTTTGCATCCAAAATTTTTACAATTATTTTATCGTCACGAAGAAACGGATGAAATAAAATCCATTACCATCAAATGGGAAGATGTTCTCAGATTCGAAGTTGGTAAGATTACTCAATCCATCCGTACCAAGGACAACATGTTAATCCAAATGGATATTATTAATCAATTGGAATTACATGCGAAAAATGTAATTTGTGACAATGAACCAAACACCGATTTACCACTTTATAAAATCGTTCCATTTGAGTATAAATTATATGAAATCAACATTATTGATAAGCGAAATCAATATCACACATATGGCATAAGTGAAGATTATAATTCATATACATCTACTCGAGATTTCGATGAATTTACAATTTTATACAAATAATATGAGGTAAAAAATGACATTTGAAATTAGAATGACACACACATTTGATCATCCATTAACAGAGGAAGATCGTAAACAGTTAAAGCTATCACAAGTCATCACAGACTATATCACATTTATTTGTGACGATGGGAATGGTGAACGTATTTTTGAACTACCATTTTACTTCTCACATAGCTATATTAATGATAATCAACAAATTGAGATCGTTATTAACGAATATAGCCCTGAAGAGTCTGATACTGATGAATTTGAGTGGTATTGGGTACCATATATCCAAGAAGCATATTTTGGTCAAATCGACTATTACCATTGTACAGAAAAACATCGTTCTGACATTGGTAAGAAAGTATACCAATATCTAACTGAAAAATATGGTGCACATGGTGCAGATGACCATTTCACGAATTGTATCATCTATAATTTGGAAACAGAGGAAGAACACTCATTTCCAGATGCATACATGAACTAAAAAGAGGGAAGGTTATTACCTTCCCTTATAATTGTATGTTTTGGTCAATTGTTTTCAAATCATCTAATTTTAATTCATTCACAAGTAATTTATCAGTAATTTTTGTACCATACTCATTTAACTTACTTGAAATATCCTTAGACGTTTGAGAAACAAGTTCCATATCCTTTTTAAAATTATCTAAATTAGTCATAATGGTAAAAGAAGGATTCATTCGGACCGATACACCTTCATGTGTTGTATACATATTATTATGTTCTAAACTAGTAATATTCGTATCAACAATGATTTTAATAATACCACTTCCGTTATGATCAATTTGCGCAATGGAATCGTGAGGAGAGTCAAGATTTGTCACTATGCCATCATCTGATGTAGTAAACGAATCATTTATAGACTTAGGATCAATATGATAAAGTTGATTGAAAAAGTTTAAATCAGATACTAACTCAAAATCAGGTTGCCCATCAATATTAGTGTAAAAGGATAATACATGACCATTATTATGACGAAGTGCGATTCTTTTCGTCGTGTCAGTAACAGGTCCTTCTACATAAGTAAATGGGAGACCTTGATGAGTTAACCATTCATTTAAGTTATCAATTTCAATTGGGCCATCATATGTTGGATAAGAAAATTTTGATTCAGTTACATTAGAATTTTGAACAGGTGTATCTTTATTGTGATTAAAAGCTGATGCCAATTTTGTCATCTCATCTTTTTGAATATCTAATTTTTGATTCATTAATGATAAACAATTTTTTAATTCTTGAGCAGCATCATCTTTAGTTGTAATAATGGATTTACTATATGATAACTCAATTGGTATATTTTGATATATGCCGCCCGTTTCACATTCGAATGTTTGGTCATATTGTACATGATTTGAAATTTCAACTGAGTCATTTATTGTTATAGACAAATGTTGACTACTATTTTCATTTGAAAAAGAAACAATGTCAATTTCATTTTCATTAAACAATAAACGTTCATTTGCTAATTGAGGATTAGTATTTTTAATGACAGACAAAAGTTGAAGATTGTAATCTAATTCTTTAACATCTTGAATATTTGTTTTCGTAATAAATCCTCGTCCCTTTATAAAAATAGAATTATCATGTTCAAAAGCCATAAAGGGAAGTTCTACTTGTTGAAATTTTTCATTTATTTGATTTATTAAATTCATATTTAAAATCCTTTCGATTTGATATTGCTATCTTGGGTTAATGAGCTTAAATCATCAAGTGTTAACGTATGATCACGTTCCCATTCTAATTCCATAAGAATTGGTTGAGCAATCTGCCTAACCATTTTTGAGGGGTCATGTATGAACAATTCGGGTTGATAGCCTTTAGATGCAACCATACCACGAATAAATGGAGAAGGATGAGTTTTCAATTCATCCAAACCATAACCATGTTCAGCAACATTTGTAAGAACATACTCATCAGTATCATGTATTAACTGATCAAGCCCATATCCATTCTTGGCAACAGCTTCACGAACATATGCACTTTCATCATTTACATATTGATCAAGATAATAGCCATCTTTTGCTATATAATTTCTAATTTTATCAGATCGATCATCTTTTAATTGACTATAAATTTGATGTTTTAAGTCAGTATCTTTTGACATGTAAACGTAATGAATCAAATCTTCACGAACTTCATCACTTGGATGTTTTACAAAATGTTCAAGGTTATAACCTTGTCGAATCACATTATAGAGTACTTCTGGTGACTCATCATCTTGTAAAATATTTAAGTATTGACCATTTTTTGCAACAGCTGCTCTAAATTTAGGGTCATCATACTTAATAAATTTCTCTGGAAAAGCTCCTGCTTGACAAGCGGCATATTGAAGATCTTTAGATTTATGATTAGCAAACCGTTTAGGAGCATATCCTTGTCTTGCAACCGATTCTAAAACTTTCATATCAGAATCATGACTTAATTGATCTAAACCATATCCTTGTTCGGCTACTTGCATTCGAATAAAATTATATGGGGAGTTAATAAAATAATCAAGATTGTATCCACGTTTTACAACTTCTAATTGGACATATCTATTATCATCATAAGTGAATTGGTCTAAGCCAATATCCCTCTTGATTAAAGCCACTTTAACCTCATATGCATCATCTGTTAGAAATTGCTCTGGCTTAGAACTATATTTAGCAACTTGTGCTCGAATGGATGGATCCTTATCATGCGCCAATAAATCATGTGCATATCCATGTTTTGCCAGAATCAGTTTTGCAGTTGATCCCTCTTTAAGGAGGTTTTCAATTCCAAAATTTTCTTTAAACATTAGTTTGATATCACGTTCACTGCCCATATTAGAAATATGTTCTAAAAATGTAGGGTGACGAGCATAATAATCATCCATATTAACGAGATCCATAGGACCTAATCCACGTTTAATATGTTTATCAATCAATTCATTACCAGTAAATTTCATTTAAATCACCCTTTTATTTTTATTATATCTTATTTTCATAAAATAGTAAATCTAATGGGTGATAAATAATATAACAAAGGAGACCTCTCATGGGAACTTATTTCAACATCAATGGATCTGCTATGATTTGCATTCCATTAACTGAAACCATTAAATCCTCAAAAACACAAAGAGAAGCAAACCAGAAAATAAATGATGAATGTCAAAAAATCGTACGACAATTCAAGGAAAAACTTAACGAACTAGCAACAAAACAGGCTCTTGAAGACATTTCATTTAACGGATTTTATCCATTGGGATTAGATATCCATTGTTTTCAAAATAACGCACATGGACCATCTACTGATTTAGATAATTTTGAAAATGGAAAACGTATCCATATTCATGATACAGTTACATTGACGATTAATGGCACCATTGAAACAGATGAACATGAAGAACATCAACAATTGTTCATCAAGGCGTTTCAAGAAACATTCCATAAAACCTTACTTTATAGAGTGAATTTGATTACGAGATCTGGGTTCAGACAAGATGCAATCATTTTTGATCCACACTTTATGCACAAAATTATTACGGTACCATTAACAAAATAAATAAAAAAGGAAAATCATGACAAATAAAGATAAATTTGTAGAAAAAGTGAAAATAGAGCAAGAAGAACATGAAAAAAACCGTATCAAGTATATAAAAAATTTAGGAGAAACAATTAATGAAGCACTGTTGAATCCTAAATTTATTGAAAAAGTAACACCACTATTAAAAGAATATGGATCAGTTCAATTCTCAGATGTAGGATGTCTCTGTCAAGGTGGTGCTTGTTCGAAACAACAAGGATTTAAAAAATATTGCAAAGAAGCTATTGAATTCTGGGAAAAAGAAGGTGTTAATGTGAAATTTTCTATTCGTAGTGGATTGACGGTTATATCAGATGTATACTTCAATATTTATAATAGTTGTCCCAGCGTAACACTTTATAGTAATGATTGAGAGGATAAAAATCATGTTTATCAAACTTCTAATAGGACCTGCAGCATCAGGTAAATCGACATATATTGAAAATCACAAATCGGAAAATGATATCATAGCTTTCACTATATTTGATCAATTGATTATTACAAATCAAAACATATCTCTTAAACTTATGAAAATCACAAGTGAATATTATAATCTGACAGACCATTGTAATATAAAACATCTGGTTCAAGATGATTTTAATGGTGAAAACTTTATGAAAATGGCCAGTCGTTATAATCGGAATTTCAACAATGAATTAACCTTATGGATTGAATCCACATCAATATCTCAAGAAGCCATTCAACTTCTTAAAAAGAGTTACAAACATAGATTTGAAGTCATTACATTTCCACAATAAGTAAATTTCAACGGTTATTTAAACGTCATTAGTTCACGGAAGGAATCGATTAATATAATATGAATAAATTAATTAGTTTACTATTATGCGCATTATGTGGGGCATTATTTGCAATAGTACCAACAGTAATATCCTCTTTTGCTGAATATGATAACCTTGTAAATCAAGCGTTAGAAAATAATATCAAAACAGAAACATTTCACATTGTTAACCTCACAACTGTAACAGAAGACAATAATAAAAAATACTTAGATACGGTTGAAGGGATTCAATTGATTGTTACAAAATCAGATGGACCATTTTGGGAATATCGAGCGGGTGACGAGATTTCAGTTACCTATGGTAGAGCTGATTCAAATAATCAAGTTCTTTACAACTATAAAACCACAAATTTATTATCATCAGGTAACGAATATAAACCTACTGAACAAAAACAAACCTTGACGTGGAAAATCAGGCAAACAAAAATTAAAGAATAATATAGAAAGGGAAATCTTATGAAAACATTAAAGCAACAAGTCGATGAAAAACATGCAGCTATAACACTAGAAAAACAAACTCAAGAAAGTTTAACTGAATTTATCAATCAAGCACCTATATTTGAAATCATTAAAGAATCCATTCATAATGAATTTAGAGTATCAGGTATACTTGAAATTATGGGTAAATATCCGTCTAGCTTAAAACCATGTGCATCTGAACAATATGGATCAATAGACCAATATGAATTGGATATTAAAATGCCTCTGCATCCCCATGAGTTAACAACCGTGGTACTAGCAGATATCACATTAAAAGATTCAAATCAGTTCGTTTTTGAATTTCGTAAAATTGATCAAACTAACATTACAGTAGACATTATCAAAGACATTATTAACTTTTTAGTAGGTGTTTAAAACGAAAGGAAATTATTATGCGTACATTACTATTACTTCGTGGAGCACCAGGTGCTGGGAAATCAACATGGATTGACGAAAACAATCTCCAAAATTACACTCTTGAAGCTGATAAATTTCGTCAACTGACCTCAAATCCAGTTCTTGGATTAAATGGAGAACTTCATATTACTCAAGACAATGACAAACTAGCTTGGGAATTATTGTTCCAAGCACTTGAATCACGTATGCATCGTGGAGATTTCACTATCATTGATGCTACACATTCAAGTGAAGCTATGTTCAATAAATATCGAGGTCTGGTTGAAAAATATCGATATAAAGTTTATTATAAAAACTTTGATATTAGTCTTGAAGATTTAGAATATCGAAACCAAACACGACCTGAATATAAGCGTGTGCCACTACAAGCTGTTCAACGTATGAAAGCATTGATTGATAACACAAAACCATCATCATTTGCATCAGAAATTAAAGATATTTCTGAAATCATTAACTACTGGACAGATGATTTAACGGGTAAATATGAACAAGTCAAAATTATTGGTGATATTCAAGGATGTTACACAGTTCTAAATGACGCAATCGGTTCAGAATTAGATCCAAATACAAAGTATATCTTTTCAGGTGACCTTCTTGATCGAGGAATTGAAAACAAAGAAGTTTTAGATTTCATGTTATCTATTTACACTAAACCAAATGTTGTATTTATTGAAGGAAATCATGACACTCATCTTCGTAATTGGGCGATGGATTCATGGGATTTGAAGAAGTCAGGGGAACCAAACATTCCTCGTGAATTCAAATTCAAAACACTCCCACAACTCCTTAATCAAAAACCAAAATCAGATTTTAATATTGGAGTTTATGACAAGGATGATTCTACATATTACACCGTAAATGGTCAGCCAACTACAATTCTAGTTTGGACTACTAAAGATACTGATGGTGAATCAATTGTTATGGAACCACATCTTAAATATAAGAATGAAACACTCTGGTTAAAACCATATAAAACATCAAAAACTGAAATGGATACAGGTATTCCTGTCAATCAGATTGACTCAGAAAAATTGAAATCAAAAGTTCGACAATTTGTACGTCGATTCCGACTAGCCTATGCATTTGAATTTCATGGTCAAAAATATTTTGTAAACCATGGTGGCATTTCATCACTACCAAATATGACCACTATTTCAGGTAACCAACTGATTCGAGGTGTTGGTGGATATGACCATCAAATTGACGAATCATGGGAACAAAGTTACCTAAATGATAAAACACAAGGATTTATTCAAGTGCATGGTCATCGCCACACAGAGTCCACACCACATTCAATTTGTTTAGAAGATGACATTGAATATGGTGGAAATCTTGTAATTCTTGATGTATCAAAAGATGGTTACACCATTACTAAATTCAAAAATACAATATTTCAAATCCCAACAGAAGACGATTTTGAGCGTGAACGAAAATCATGGATTGAAGACACTCAAAATCCAACTACCAACAAAATGATTCACGATAAATACATTAAAGTGAAAGACCTTGATGACAATCTCATGTCCTTAAACTTTACAGAAAAAGCCTTTCGTAAAAGCAAATGGAACAAAAATACCATTACCGCCCGGGGATTGTTTGTAGACAAAACATCAGGTGATATTAAAATCCGTTCATATAACAAATTCTTCAATCTCAATGAAAATGCAGAAACATCTGTTCGAGAATTAAAGAAGAAAGTCGCCTATCCATTGATGGCTTACGATAAATACAATGGATTCTTAGGAATTGCATCATCCGTAAATGGGGTATTCACATTAGCATCAAAATCAACAACAAAAGGTCCATTTGTCGAATACTTTACTGAGATCTTTAATAATCTAACCGAGTCTGAAAAAGAACAATTGAAACAATTATCAGAAGCATATAATTGTTCATTCACTTTTGAAGTTATGCACGTTGATGATCGTCATATCATTGACTTTAATGAAAATAAACTTGTCATCCTTGATGCGATTCCAAATTCATATGACATTAATGGTGTCACAGTAGACGCTGAATTTTCTGAAAAAGTTCTTAGTCAATTAGAAATTCAATCCGATTTCTTCTCACGTAAAGAACTTGTCAAAGAATTCAATGACATGGAAGAATTGATGCGTTATATTCATGAACATAAACATGACCGCACATCTGAAGGCTTGGTTATTGAAGATCAAAACGGATACATGTTTAAAGTCAAATATGAATACTACACAGAACTCAAACGTCTTCGTGGAATCAAAGATATGGTAAAAGCCTATTACCATAACAAAAATGTAACTCAATATGCAAATAATGCTACACAAGTAGCTTTTGCAGCATGGTGTAAGCAACAGCCATTTGAAAAATTAAAAGACGGTCATATTATTGATTTATTCAATGAATATGAAGCACAATTAGGTTCAAGAGCCCTATAAGATAGGGCTCTTTTGAGCTTTATTTTATAGAAAAGGAACTATTATGACAATTACACATTTTATTCCAAAAGGGACTATTATTTCAGGATTTGCCGGAATTGGTAAAACAACTGCAGCCTTAAAGTACGATAATATTATTGATTTAGAGTCAAGCAAATTCTTTTTCAAATTGCCAGATAATCTAACAATTGAAGAATATGAAAAATTAAAAGGAGATAACTTACGTCAAAGTAACCCTAATGGATTATCCGACTATGTTAACGCTATCATTCAAGCAAAAAAGAAATATGATTATGTTCTCATTGCAATGCTTCCAGCCGTAATACAAGAATTGAATAATCGAAATATTGATGTTCAAATTGTACTACCTGATATTGGTGATAAAATTCATTATAAACGAAAATACAATGATCGTGGTAATCATCAAAATTGGATTGATAATATGCTCAAAAACTGGGAAAATTATGTAGACCCACAAAGTCCTAAATTCATCACCAATAGCCTGAATTTGTTGAATCCTGTTAAAGAACCCATCATCTTAAACACTTCATGTACCGATATCACCAAACCATTTCAATCTCGAGAATATTTATCAGATATCATTGATGGAAATATTCGATTCAAACCTAAATATCTTGTAAGTAAACTGAAGAAATCATTAAGTGAAATGGATGTTAAAGTTAAACAACATCCGATTCTTAAGAATATGATCACCATTAACTATTTATTTGAACAGGATGAAACTGATGAGGATAAACAATACTCGCATCAAATCACCATTGATCTTACACCATTAGCTAATAATAATAGTTCTAGAGCCAAAGAAAATGAGGTTGAAATTATATTCAGCCATCAACATGAATCCTCAACCGTTTATGATGATTTTATGCCAAAATTTAGATATTTTGAAATTAATTCAGATGAGGATATTAGTAAACTACATGACCTTATTACGACATTGGTTGTAAATGATATTCAATTCACAAAAACCTTAAAAAGGTTAAAATTTGAATTACTATTCTAAAACAACGAAGAAAGGAAATTAATTATGCAACAATTAGTATCCCTGTTAACACAATTTAATGGTTATCAACTTTTCTTCTTAACCATTAACATTATTCTCAGTATTATTTTTCTAATAGCTGCTATTTTAACAGAAAAAGCAACGGCAGTTGTAAACTCAACATTAGCACTTGTAATTGGTATCGGAAGTATCATTATGTTTGTCGCATTCACACAGCAACGTGAACAAGCAGTTATTAATCGTGAATATATTGCAATTAAAAATCAAAAGACTTTAGAAATTCAAAGTAAAAGTGACCTAATAAAAAATTATAAATTTACAATTGATTCAGAAGATAATCATCATTTGTATATTAAACAATCGTCATTCTGGGGAACAACTTCATATGTGATTGATAAATCAGAAGTAGATCAAATTATTGAGTAAAGAAAGGAAAGTAGTTATGACTGTATTCACAAAACGAGATATTCAAATCATACTATTTGACACGTCATCCGACTTAGGAAATAATATTTATAATCTTGAAAGAGAATTGGATGATATGAAAGATAAAGGCATGTATATCGTAGATGTAACTCATATCCAACAAAAAATTGGATCTAATCCTATTGGTATTAAACAAGATGATGTCTATATGATTCGATATGTTAGACCAAAATATGAATTACGTAAAACATATAAAGATTGGACAGTAGCATCATCGGAATTCTTTGACTCAAAAGAAGAAGCTGAACAATATGCGAAGTCTAATTCAACTATGAAAATTATTGAACATTCCCCATTAGATTTACCTTTATAGATAAAATACTTTGATTTGCAAATTAAAGTATTGACGACGTTCAATAAAAGAAAGATGTTAAAACATGATGATTAATTCTATTTACGCTGAGACTGAAGAAAACGGTATTGTCGTCATACCAATTTTATGAATATAACATAAAAAATTCAAATAAAGGAGAATTTTCAATGGGAAATTATAACAAATGGAATCGTGACGAAGTTGACAACAACATTGAAACACCAATCAATGTTGTCTTATTTGTTTCACGAAACAAAGACAACAAAGATATTGAAAATTTCAAGGAACGTAGAAATGCTTTTGTGACAACAAGATGTCACAATGACTTTCATCTAATTGAAGATTTCTACGCTTTTGTTCGTAAGGGTCAACCAAATGAAATGTGCAGAATGTATTATTCAGTTAACCCACGTTCCAACAGTAAAACACAACAAGCATTGATGCACCAACTAATTGATGAACAATATAACATGGCAACGTTGCCACAAAGAATTGCTGCTATTGCTGCTAAAAAAGAAAATGCTGCTGACTCAAAACACCTCAAATGGCTGTTTGACTTTGACCCAGTTGATGGTGAAAACATTGACGATTTAGTAAATGCTTTTGTCGATGATATCAACTATTATCACAACAAAACTCGTACTAAAAACAATGAAAAACGTCCACCAATCAATATCGATAGTTATAAAACACCAAATGGTTATGCAATTATTGTTGACCAACGTTTTGATACTCGTGAATTACTTCAGAAATGGAAAAACGTTGAACTCAAACGTGATGATTTATTATGTGCTAAATGGGATTATAATAAATACTAACTAAGCATAATACTTTGATTTACAAATTAAAGTATTACTAATCTTCAACAAAGGATAATAAAAATGACAATTATTGAAAAAATGGATGCATTAATTGAAAAATTAGAATCTGGTGATGAGACTTTCATTAAATCGTTTGAGGACGATTTTGAGAAGTTCATAAAAAATAAGTCAGAAAGGAAAGCAGATGAATCAGAAGTACGAATTAACTAATGAAACAATTACAGTTTATAGTAGAACCCTTTATCGAATCAAGGCATTACAATCATTTAGTGATGTAAAAGAAGGTGACCTTGGTGGATATGTGGAATCAGAATCAAACCTTGGTCAACATGGTAATTGTTGGATTTATGATGAGGCTAAAGTATTTGGTGGTGCAATTGTTCGTAACAATGCTACCGTTCATATGAACGCTAAAGTTTATGGCACAGCTTATATTAATGAATATGCAGTTATATCAGGAAATGCAACTGTATGTCAACGAGTAGTTGTTAGTGGACATGCAACTATTACAGACGAATCAATTATAAATGGTGATGCTGTTATTGATGGAAAAGCCTTTGTAGGAAATAGTGCCTTTGTTGATGATAAAACCCATATTAGCGGAAATGCGAAAATCTTAAAATATGCGGTTGTTGATGGATATGCCTATATAACTGGTGATGCTTACAAAATCAAACCGAAATAAAGACCATCATCAGTACACCTGTTTTAATTGTGGCTATTCGAGCAATGATGACAGAGTAGGAGCTATGAACATTTATGAATTGGGTAAATGGTTTGTTTCTGGTGTTGAAAAACCTACTTTTTTAATCACAAATGAATAGACATGCGTAAACGTATGTCGATGCCGTAGCTCATCAACCTGCGGATTTAGAAAGATTTTTCTAAAAAGAAGTCTCAATTGTTTTGTTGTAAACAACAAAGAATGTGGAAGGAAGATTCTTCTGTTTGACCACATTGAAATTAGGGACAAACCACCTACTTTAGTGGGTGGTAGTTGATAATATATAAAAGGAGAGTAGTATGGCTAAAACATTTCGATTAGGTCTCTGTGAAAATAGACACGAAATCAAAGATATAAACACATATCTTTTTAAAGATGGAGATATTCAATTCCCTATTAATCCGTCTGATATTAGACGAAAAGTTGTTGATAGATTTAACGAACTTGGAATAACAGACAAAGACGATTTGATTATTTATGTAACTGGATTAACACCTGCTCTCACGGCGGTAATCCGAATCGCCTTTAAACACTCTATGACACTGACTTTGATGCACTATGATAAAGATACCAAGTCTTACATTGAAGATGTACTCTTTTCACCAAACGATGTAGGTTATGATCTTGAATATCCGACATGGGTTGCATGTCCATAATAAATTACATAAAAAGGAGATTATTATGGCAAGAAGCTATCCTGACTTTATAGAAAATGCTCATATTGTCAATTTCGCCAATTTTCGTCGTATTGGTAGAGATAGATGGGACGATTTCGAGAGAGACGGATTCCGAAAACTATCCACCGTACTACAAAAATCTAAAGATAAACCATGGGAAGACTTATACGTCTACTATAATGATTTATATATTTTAACTCAATATATTTCAAATTATAAAGAAAAATATAATGACGAAATTACAGAAGAAGATTTTGATAAAGTCGTTCAAGAAAATATTGACAATTCATTTATCAACTGGAAAGCAATTTATGATCATATTAATGACGATTACAGATATCGAAAAGAGTATTTAGATCGTTTCGAAAAAATTGTTTTGAATGTTTTATTTAAATATCATAAACAACTAAAACAAGATGATTTTTGGTCATAATTGTTTGACTTCTAATAGAAGAGGTGTCTTAGACACCCTTCTTTTTTTAGGAAAAGTCTCAACGACTTTTCCTCTACTTAGGGAGAAGGACAAGCCCTTCTCCCCACACCCCTCTTCACTCCTGAATTTCTTTAAAAAACACAAGGAGGACATACACATGTCAAACAAATTCATCTCAGATCTTAAACTCACTCAAGACAACGGGTCAATCGTAATGGAATACACTCGTCTTGCTGATGGTAAACGTCGCCAATCTAAGTTGGTACCTAATTTCACAGGTGTAGACCCTGAAAATGGACAACCAAAAACAAGCAAATTGGTGAAAGGTGCTTCAGTTGAAGAATTGTACGCACACGCTGAATTCGTAGCTTCAAACTATGCAATCACTGCAATCACACAAGCTCAAGCATACGCTGACCTTCCAGAAGAAGAAAAAGAAGCACGTCGTCTTGCTGCTGTTAAAGCTGCTCAAGCAAACCAAATCGATGCAGCTGATTTCGCAGGACTTCTTGAAGAAGCTCCTCAAATCTAAACTGTTAATGGTAGGTCTGCATGACTCTCAACATGAGATTAGGGTTGGATTCCCTTTCTATCTTTAGCCGACACCCCACCGTCGGTGAAGCGCGTTCCACTTGCGTGACCACATTTCTCCTAAATTTGGTAGGTCTGGCGGACTCTCAAAATGAGATTAGGGTTGGATTCCCTTTCTACCTTTAGCCGACTAAGCCACGGTCAGTGAAACACGTACTGCCTACGTGATTATGAACCTCCTAAATTTGCCCCGACGTAACCACCATAGATCTAAGCGTTCAGTATCAAACTGTTCAACTTAGAAAAGTAAAGGTTGTAGTTTACGTCAATAGTGATACCGCACGTACCTCGTTTTGCGTTCATCTAATTACTGCGTTCAGCTTCGAGCATCACGTGTCATTGTACTCACTATCCTGATAGGGCCAGGGTTGATTAATAGTTTACCTGCCACCTCCGTAAATTATTATCGATACAAAAAAGCGGTGATTCTACAGTCAATCACCCCAGGATTACCCTGCGGTCAGCAACCAGACCTGTATGTGCGCATACATGAAAAAAAGCCGTAAAGAAGCGCGTGCAAGCGTGACTTGCATAAACGTCACTTTCTGTTTTCTTATTGAGTAAGAAAAGTTAGTTGATCGGTTATAGTTGGGCGGGCTATAACCTTTTTTTCGGAAAAGTCTCAACGACTTTTCCGTTCCTCTTGGGGGTAGAACTTCATTCTCCCACCCATACCCCTTCCATCCTTGAATTTTTTAAATAGAAACAAAAGGAGGCAATTTTATGCACATTGTTATTCAACCTAAACAGCATCATGAGTTGCCTATGACAAAAGAGGAACTTCAGGAGCACCTGAAAATGAAACGTCGTGGAGCATCACAAACAAAAAATGGAAAAGCATACACACGCAAAAAAAAGCACAAAAAGAAAGGATTCGAACTATGAACGTCTATGAAGTCATCACATCACAAAATGGAAACCCAACTGTATACGCTGACAACAAATTCGCAGCATGGGAACAAGCTACATCTCTGTTTGTAGATGTACTTAATGTCGTATTTGTTCGAAAATTAGTTTGATTTGCAAATTAAATTATTTTATCACTAAAATAAAAACCCCTCACACAAAGGGGTCGGGTAAAGGAGGTACGTACAATGCGAATGTTATTGTATATTTTCAGCTTCATCTTTGGGTGGCAGTTGGCTAAAAGAAATCGCCGAGATGGGGATTAGTCGTTACAGTCTTACCGACGCTGCTACCTTCCGTTAATGACTTGGCTTTGTTCAATAAAGCTGTTGCTCGGTCCAACTGAGGATCTCGAGATTTTACCGATGGTTCAACAACAGGTTCTACAACTGGTTCTACAACGGGTACATCTACAACAGGTTCTACTATTTTCTCTACCTTAGGTGTTACAACCGTCGATACCTTAGGTTCTTCAATCATCTCTACAATAGGTGCTACAGATTCATCTACAACAGTATCTACTTTTGGAGTAGTACGTTTAATAACAGGTCGTTTCTCAAGTTCTTTTGTACTCTTACGTTTCGGTTTAGTTTTTTTTGGGGAGGACTTACGGGGTTTCATACTTAAGTCACCTTCATTTAAACTTCTCACCAAATAAGAGAGTTGAACCATGGAGGTACCGTAAATACGAGCCATTGAAATCAACGTACGAAATAACAAGGACATACTGGTTTTATGGTTATAAGGTGAATTCTCATAGAGGTTCGTCAAGTAGTCACTTTTTACACTAATACGAGCTTGAAAATTTTCCTTACTACGGGTACTACCAAAGGTGGGTTCCATATTGTAACACGTTGAGCGTTCGATATATCCCAAAGTAGTAGGTAAGTCATATCCTAAGTGTTCTGCTAATAAAGCGACCTGGTCAATAAAATGACCAAATAACTGGTTAAAGGGATAATTCTCTTGCTGTAATCGTTTGGCAAGACCATACGTGGTCGATACTGTAATATAAATCTCATGCTTTGTTGCCATAATAACTAATACGTCCTTTACTCATTCTTTTACTAATTTAATTGTAACACATTGTGCCACAGGTGTCAATAGGTTACATGGTATTCTATCAGGGTATTCTATCAGGGTACTCTATCAGAGTATACTATCAGTGTATCATACACGTACATGTTACCAGGATATTCAGTACATACATTTAACACTCACATTTACCCATCACATTTACCCATCACATTTACCCATGACATTTACCCATACCATTTACCCATTAGATAATCCCATGATATTCACTCGTCAGATAATACCATTACATATTGTCATGATATTTTGTGTAGATATTGCGGTGGTATATATGGTCATGATATTATGTATGAATATTGTGTCAAGATATTAGGGGGATATATTAGAGCGTAATATGCTACCAATATATATTACCCATGTATTGTACCGAGGTATATATACGAGGTATTGGTACGATATATGTATACAAGGTATTAGTACCTGATATTTGAACGTAATATGTATACGGAATATCTATGCGTGACATGTACTCATTGTATCTATCCAGGGTATGTATGTGAGGTATAGTAGCGAGACATAGATACAGTACATTTTGGTGGGACATATATACGATACATTACGGATGGGTATATAATCCGTACATTATGGTAGTACATTTGGGTGTGCTATGATAACGTACGATCATTCAAGTGTGTTACGTTTGGGATCAAATGTATTACTCGTAGAAAGAATAGTAGTTAACTTATCAAGTATACTACTTAAATGATGGAGGTATCGTCGTGTAAATTGTTGGATAATAAGTGAAATGAATAGGTCAAAAACCTTGTAATATCAAGGATTAAGGACTCGTTTTTTTAATTTTAGTTTCAGTCCTAATACGCAACTCAAGTAGAAAAGTATAATCATTAAGCAGTCAAAATCTAACAGGGGTATGATTCTAAATGAATGAACAGTAGAAGAATTATAGTGGAATTATAGATGATTTATAAAAGGTATTATAACGTGTAATATTTTAGTGTGTGTGAGGTATTGGGTAGTGTAATCAGTAGTCTGTGGTTAGTAGTGTAAGGTAGTATTGCACAGTGGGATATAGTGGGAGGTTGTGTATTGTTTGGTGGTGGTAAGAGCATAAGGAAGAATTAACATGAAAGTAGCTATAAAGCCTTAAAATTAAAGGCGATAAGACGTGTGCAAAAATAAGCTATTTTTTTAATATTTACAGTTAAAAATTATGGTTTTAATGCACAAAAAAAACACCCATTTGAGTGTTTTAATATTACGTCCGTTCTGATTTTATACCTGAAATAATTAATCGCATACCGATAAAAAATAAAAAGATACACAAACTCATCATTGCAACAAGTGATGATACTTGAAATGTTTTATATTGAAAAAATAAATTAATAATTCGTGGCATCACATGTGATGAAGAACTAGGTAACTTCACATACATAACCGTTAAAAAGGTAACACATCCAATTGTTAATAATCCATTTAAACAATACATTGTATTTACAAAATAACGCCAAAGATGAAACATTAATGTAGAAGTGTTATCCGTATCATTATCGAATTGGTGGTCTTTTTCTGGTGAAATTTTTTGTATTTTGATTGCCATATAATTTCTTTCTAACTCGTCTAACAGTAATAGGAACATGATTAATGTTTAAATTTAATTTACGTGCTAATTGTACTTTTTCATCACCTGATAATTTATCGAAGTCATCCATCCAAATACTGAATGATAGTTGTTTAAACCATTTATCAATGAACAACCATATTTTAATATTTACATATACAAAAATAGTTTGAAACAGAATGGTTATTGTTGCACCATAATCGATTCCTAGAATAAATCCTAACATAAATCCAAAAAGAACCAATGTAATAAATCCTAAAGCTGATAAAAAACAATCACGAAAATAATTATCAGTAATATACCCATATTTCCTAATTATTTTACGTTTCAAAGGGGTATCCATTGCAAGAAATAATTCAGAAGAATAAGTTCGTTTCATAAATTTCATATGTTAACACCCCCTTATTCATTATATGAATCATCAAGTAAATGTCAATGTAATAATTGATTTAAAAATGCACTAGGTGATAAATGTTTTTCTTCGGCTCTCTTCTGTACGGCATCTTTTAACTCACTTGTCGTACGAAAATGAATAGTGGTATCCATCCGTTTCGGTAATACTGTCATAATAATATCATCCTTTCTTATATACTATTATTGTAGCACATTGTGTCACATATTGTCAAGACACAAAAAAGTGACCATAATTGGTCACTTATAACTTATCCCCATTTATTGATAGCATCACTAAATAGTCGTTTAAACTTAATATATTCTCTACCATTTGTTCCAATTTCAGATTCAAGACAACCTGAAATAGTTTTGGTAACACCATCAGACGACATGCCTGTAAACATAATAGTTTCACCGTTTAATAGTCTACGATTTTCATCATCACTAAAGGTATGACCCATATAAGAGTCTTTGTATGAAATCATCCATCCTTTAAATCGACCCACAACGTAACCTTCTCGTTTATCAGGAATAAAATTAGCTTTAAATCCAACATACTTAATTGTTTTCGTTTGACCATCTTCCTGTTTGGTAAAGGATTGATTCATCAATTTACCTTCAACGTTATATGTTTGATGGCCTTTATCAGTATCCTTATGTGTCTCAAACTGAATCATTTCTCCAGCTTGTAATCGACGATTTTCATCATCAGTAAAGACATGGTCCATGAAACTATTACGATATGACACCATCTTACCTTTCCATTCACCAACTACATGACCTTCACGCTCTTGTGGTAAAAATTCAGGTTTAAATCCAACAAACTTGATTTCTTTTTTACTTCCATCAGGTTGTGGTGCATCAAATGTTTGTACTTCTAATTTTCCACGAATGTTTGATACACCATTTTCATTTGTAATTGTGAATTGAATCCGTTCATCAGCGAGTAATTTATCAATTTCATCTTGTGTGAAATCTCTACCCCAAAACGAACTTTTAAATTTGATAGGGGTATTCTTCCATACACCAAAAGCATATCCTACTTGACCAGTAACAGTAAATCCGACATAGGGTCTACCTTCAAATTCATTTTCACGTAACAATCCTGTTACAGTTTGTGGTGATTGTCCATTATTACCAGGAATGGTAATGGTAATACTTTCACCCGATAACAGTTTATCATTTTCTTCATCAGAAAAATCATAACCTCTAAAAATACCATTATATCGAATGAAATTACCATTCCACATACCTTCAACTATTTTTTTATCCATTTTTTTCTCCAATCCAATATGACCAAAACTAATATCAGCAGCTCTCATAATTTCAACATCACGTTTAATAATATCAACAAATGAAAGCATAACATTAGCAGGTTGTTCAGCTCCATTAGCAACATCTTTCATTTTTTGTTGAATATAACGTGTTGATTCAGAATCACCCAAAAATACTAATTTAGCAAACTCATATCCAACAAGACCTAAAGGTGATAATGTAAGTGATTCATTAGTTTTAGATTTCACAATAGGATAATCAGGTGTATCACCAATCATACGCGCTACCGTTTGTGGACGAGTAGCTTCCGTACCAACACCTTCTTTATCCAATACATCAAGCAACCATGAAATGGTAGGTGTTTTTGGTCTACGTGACTTAATTTCATATGGAATAAGTTCTGCATCGTTTGATAGATTTGGTAATCGAGAAATAATATCCGATTTGTCATCTTCAGGATTTGTCACACCTTGTTTTGTAATAATACGAACTGAACCTCGGAAAGGAACAGGTGTACCAACCGTTTCATATGTATGACGAATCCATTCTGTATCTTCAAGAAACATCATAACAGCACGATTTGCAATCACTTTATAAATCAGACTCGCACCTTTACCATACGTTTGATCTAACCATTCAAGTGATTCTGGAATTTCAGCACCAGGATGAAGTGCCCCATGTGACCCAACAGGGGATACATGTGACGACCGAGGCGCTAAATGTGTGAACGCAGCAGAAGGTAATGATAATAAATCTAATATTGTATGTAAATTAGTCAATAATCGAGAAAACTGTTTAGGTTTAACAGTCGATTCAGGTGAACGAGGGTACGAAATAATGTGTGCATGATAAAGTGTATCCGCTAATTTTTGAGCATATTTCAACGAGTAACCATTAGAAGCCATTATTTTATTAAGCTCGGTAAAGGTTAAAGGTTTAGGTGGTTTAGTTGTACCAGGTGTTTGTTTAATCTCTTTAACTTTTACAGTTTTAGGTAACCCTTTAGGGTCCCAATCATCCATTGATTGAAATGATTCAATATCAGGATTTGATAAAAGTAATTCATCAAGTTGATAGCGCGGTTCAAATCTTGAAGATGGGACATACGCATTAATCGCATCAATTTGTGAACCAACTTTGTTTAATACAACGGATTGTAACCGACCTGCTGGAACATGAGTACCAGGGTCATAACCTTCATCACGAACACATTTAGATGCAACACGAGTTTCTTGCATGGTCATATAATCAAGAGATGAACGTAAACGAGAGAGAATATAACCGACATCTGTACGATCAACAATTTTCATGTTACTAATCGCATCTCTAATTGCATCAGGAACTTCATCTTCATGATATTCACGATAAACTTTACCCTTATAGTTTAAATAATCAAGAATTTCCCATACAATATCATCCCCTTCATAGGAATCATCTTGGTCAGTAGCAATAACAGGAATATAACCATTATTCAAGTAATTACTAATGTTTTTAACACGACGTTCATTAATATGAGTATCTCCATTCCTATTGGGACTAATCACACGTTTAGAAAAGTCAAAATACATAGGTGACCATGGTATACCATCCGTATCTGCAAACTTACCTACGATTTGTTTATACTCAGGGTGAGCCAATTCATCAGGATAAGGCATTTTCAAAATATGACCAGATAAGGAAATAATTGAATAAGAATACCCGCTAAACGTCCCATTGGTACCACCAAGTGCAATCGCAAAGTTATTTGCCGCATCAGGTTTTTCCGTTATAAGGAGTATTTTCTCCATGAAATCTATCCTTTCTTTTAAAGATATTATTATTATACCATAAATTGTGTCACAACAAAAGAGCTGATAATATCTATTCACTAAACATATAAAATTTTTAGGGTTACATTTTTTAACCAAAATTCACCGAACATAAAAATAACGAACAAGTAAACTCATAGCCACGGTTACAAAAATCGACCCAAAATCGCATTTGTAACCAAAAAAGTAACTTTTTTTAAATACGTGTAAATCCACTCCTATCAAGGGATAAGAAAGTTTCTGAAAATTCATAAGATTCAAAAAAGTAACCGTTCGTAACCCTCAGAAACGCCTATCCTCTGTTTTTTGTAATATTTCACAATCTCACTTTTTCAATTTTTAAAGTGTTTGCTTATAGAGAAAAAAAATGTAACCCAAACACCAAAAATCGCGTTAAATCAACGTTTATGGCGGTTATATTCTGGTTACTTTTGGTTACATTTTTGAAGTAAAAGTAACTTTTGTAACGACCCTTAAAATCGTGGAATCCCTTGTAGCTCTAGGAATGAACTCACTTTTTACTACATTTTTAAAAATGTAAAATGAGAATTGTCAGAATTATTACTTTGTGAAATTTTAAGGAAAATTGCTCATTGTTCGTATTTTTGTGGAATTAGGTATCAAAACCAATTACATCTATAAATATTATTCGTTTTTTCTTTATTAATTGTTTACCAAGTCTCAACGACTTGGTAAAATCTATGGGGCAAAGCCCCAATCCCAGTTCATTTCTGAAATTTTAACAAACTCCTTATTTCCTTAAAAGATGAAACAATCACATGTTAAAATTTCAATTAACTCCTTGTTTTTTTAATACTCAACGTAAAAGTTTGACTGTTGGAATAACTCCTTGTTTTTTAAAGTTAAACGTCAAACAACAACATATAACTATCTAACAAACCATTCCGCATATGTAACCATATGCGAATACATCAGGGCACAGCCCCGAACCCCATTCATTTTTGAATTATTTAAAGAAATTCCACATATTGTCATCTTCTCATTCTTATGGTATAATAAACTTAAGAAAAGACTAGTTAGAATGAGGACAGAATAATGACAGCTAATACAATTGAACTACCCGACTATTTACTTGAAACTACAACACACCTTAATAATCGTTTAAATGAGTATTTAGAATCTGTTGATGCACCTGCAATTGGTTTGCATAATGATCCAATTAATCGATCACAAGATTTTGTTGAGTTTGAAGAATGGTTAAAAACATCAGATATTGATGTATTAGACGACTTAATTGAACAATTTGGTCTAATCCCATTAGTATTTTCACTGTCAGGTACAGATGTAACCTACTCAACACTTTTACAAAAAGGTGAAACTGTGAAATTAGATGGATACGTTCGTTATATTGATTCTGCTTTAATCCGTACTACTGGAGGTAGAGCAATTGAAATCAATCAAATTGGAAAATCACTATTTGGTGATGAATTTGAATTAGCAAAACAACATAAAATGCGTGCAAAATTTGCATCAAAAATTATAGAAATTTTCATTAATACGCAACCAGGAATACCATATCCACATGCGTTATTAATGTTATTGGATATCACAAAATAACATCAAAAAGGAATCGCACAAATGAAAAACACAAAAGTATCAGATCTCAACTACACAGTAGTTGATGATTTTAATGTAAATATACGAGTAAGCAAAGACCGTATTATTACAGATGAGCATGGTAATGAGTTGGTACAAATGCCAATTATTGATTATGCTCAAGCAAAATTAACCCATAGTGATATGGAAGATTTAATGGAATCAGCGAATGCGATGGCTGACTCAGTATCTCTCTATTACAAAACAAATTCTATGACACCTGATTTGCAACCTAACGAATTAAATGAGGTTCGTCCAATTATTGGTCGAGCAATTGAAACATTACTCACAAATTTCACTAATGAAGAGTTTGTAAAAAATTATGTTCGTACACTACATCCTAAAGGTGATGGGGAAAATCAAGTCAATAGATTTATCTATAGTGAAACTGATGGGGATGAAAAAACCTTAGTGTATTTAACTTATGTACCTCAGAATGTACTATCAAAAGAATTAGTATATCCTGTACGACCAGGAGCTGTGGTAAACAACTTTAACACTGTAGAATTCGCAAGCAAATAAGAAAGGAACTTATTATTAGACCCTAAAGAAAAAAGGGTGTATGCCAACCGACACTAAGCATTCTTTAAGTCTTAGAAGGAAAACGGGTATAACATTATGAACGAAACAACTGAAATTATTAACGAAACAATTGAACCAACTAAAAGTGGTTGGAAAACTGCATGGAAAATCATCAAAACTATTGGACTCGTATTCACTTATGCATTAGGTATTATTGTGCTGATTGGTGTTGGAATCTTCTCATTGATTGTAGGGATTGCAACATTTGCATTAGCTGATGGAGTTGGTAGTGGAATGGCTTCATCTATGCGCCCAACAAATACTCGTCATAGCAGCTATGATCAGTATAAATACTAAACAAAAAGTCAATTTATGACTTTTTATCATATATTGAGCGTTCGATATACGATAAAAGGTCATAGGAAGAGGTACTCATGAACACTTCATTTGAGAAATTATTTAATGAATTAGATAAAAAAGTTACTAAACCAAACAATGAAGGTCATGATGTCCACATTTCAGACCTAAAGTTTGGTGATATTGTATGGGTTAAAATACCTTATGTTGAAAATGATCCCATTAGTTATAATGGATATTCTCCTAAACGTATATCAGGTACCATCTATCATGATAAAAATGGATATACTGGTAAAGTACGACCTGCAATGGTGATTGGAACTGAAAATAATAATATTATTTATGCTTATTTATCTTCACGAAAACCAGCAGAAAGAAATGAACATTTCTGGCATGAAGTACAAAATTTAGAGAATATACCAAGAACATCAGAACATTCATATGTCCAATGTTCAGAACCAAGGTCATTATCACTTAAAACAGATACAGTACGAAAAATTGGATATTTACACACTGAAGATATTCAGCTCATAAAAGATAAAATGAATAGTTTATCAACAACTGTTATAACAGGATACGATGCTATCCGTTATATGAATGAAAATACCAAACAACAACTAATTGATATTGTAAACGAAAAAGGATATGAAAAAACCGAAAAAGGCTACACCAATGGTCATGTTCATATCACTATCAATGAAACAGGTATTATTAGATATCATTTTCCCTTATCTGTACAAGAGGTAAGAGAACGTACAAAAGAAATGTACCCTCATATTCAGTTTCAACTGGCTGTTGAAGAATTAAGAATAAAAGAAATGGAATTACATAAAAATGAAAGAACTCACACTTTATAACAAACTTGAACAACAATATCCCGAAAGAGCTAAGTTAATTCAAGATGCACGATCATTAATCGGGTATGAATTAACAGATGAAAATATTGATAACCAGATTATGTATGGGGACCCTCGCGGACGTAAATCCTTTGGCGAATGGCGCTCTGCTCAAGAATTGGGTGAAGAACCTGTCACGCCTGAAGAATTACGATACGCCTCCATCTTAAAGAAATTCATTCAATCTGCGAGGGTTGCATAAAAGAGGAACTTCCTCTTTTTTTCAAAAAGTCTAACGACTTTTTGAAATCCTTTGGGGCAAGCCCCCAAACCCCCTCTTAAAAATACTAAAGTAGAATACAATGTTGTAATGGCTCTCAGACGTCTCAGAATCGCTTCTGACGAAAGAAAATATGTAGGGGGTATAAATACATTATGATTTAACAAAATGTAAAATACAGTAAACTATGCGTGTTATTCGTTGTTTAACTTAATGTATGACATATTATATAAATAATCTATGAATAATAATAGATGAACTAAAAAATAAAATATACATGATTTTATAATATAAAAATAGAGTAAAAGGAATTACATCATGTCAATAATATATGAAAAAGAAATTAAAGTAAATGGTGTGACATCATATAAAAAGGCTGTAAAAAATGCATGTAAGGATATTGCAGTGGAGAACGATATATTTAGTAACGATGGATTTTATGGAGGTAGGAATAATGCTGACATAGAAAATGAATTATTAGATATAATATATATGGACGTACAAACCGAATCATATGCACGCATATATAAGTATGAAGATCTTACATTTAATGACATAAAACTAATACCTGAACCTGATAATAAATATGATAAAAATGCAATTAAAATTCTTATTTCTGATCATCACGTGGGGTATGTACCAAAAAATGAAACGAGAACTTTAAAAAATATCTTAATAATGACAACTATCATTTTAAAATGATCGGTAGAATTGTAGGTGGACCATATAAAACAATTGATGATTATGGTGACATTACTACGGTAAAAGACTTAAATATCGGATTTAGAATTAACATTTTAGTCACAGATACGATAGAAAATAAACAAAATACAAATTATAATGAATATGGGGTAGGAAATACACCTTTAACAAATGCACCAAAAAGAGAAATACAACCAATTATACCATTTAAACAACAACTCAAATCAATAGAAAATAAAACAATTTATAATAACATGACATCTGGAATAAAAAAGATAAACAACAATACCAACTATAATGAAACAGTGATTGATAAATTAATAAGTAAGTGGGATAATTTTACTGATAGACATTATGTTATGTATCAAATATTGAAGGGTATTACATGGATATTTATAATTGCTTTTATATTTACAATAGGATTACCTATTCTAATAATGGGGAGGATAATTAAATTATTATCTAATAACTCAAAAAAATAAAACCATCACATTTATGTGGTGGTTTTATTACGCTCTATTATTAGCTTGCTTCTACTTCACTGATATATCCTTGAAGTAATTGAATAAGTGCAGGAGACGCTTCAATTGCCTCTGACGCACGTTTACGTTCACGCTTATCTGCAACCATTTCACACGCAAAACGTTCTTCTCCGGTTGATTGACTACGTAGAATACGTACATCTGCAACTTTTATATTATTTACATGGACAATAAAGCCATCATCACTAGCATCAACAGTCAAACCTTGAGGTTCACGGATATGATCATCAATAATATCTTCTACCATACGTCCAAATGCTTCAATGTGGTAAGTATTTAAGATATCAAAGTCTTTATTTTCTTCAATTTCATATGGAGTATAGCGATAACCTTCTTCTGTCATAGTAGTATTACCTGCAACTTCAAATACATCTTCAATATCAACTTTTAAGTTAGCTGGTGCAGGATATTCCCGACGCATTGTCATTACGAATCGAGAAATAGCAGGAAGGTCATATCCAAGAAGATTGTCATCGTGTTGATCACGATAAATAGACGTTAATTCTTGAAGATTTTTATCCATAGCACAACGAATGAGGTTTTCACGTAGGCCTGATAAGTTTGTCATTCGATCAGCTTGTGAAAGAGATTGGTCTTTAATAGCTGAAATCTGACGATCCATTTCAGTTGCTAATTGATGATATGGTACGGGTGAAGAGAGTGTTGTACGAGAAGTACCTTCTTCACGTTCAAAACGTTCATATACAATATTCATCATAATATTAGCCAACTCACCATCACGCTCATTGATTTGAACATCGTGTTTCGCTGCAATTTCTAAGATAGTTTCTTTCACTTCTTGTGCAATTTTAGCTTGAGCAACACGTGCACGAACAAGAGCTTCACCATCAATAAGGTTATTTAGGAAGTTGACGCTATCCCCTGTTGCGGTTGAAGGCATCGTAGAGTCAGAATATGGTTTTGTTTTTTTACCATTTTCATCCATAGAGGCTTGTGGTAAACGTCGATGTAATCCTGCAGCCATAGGAGTAATGTTTGCTAATGTATTAACAATAGGCATTTCCCCAGAGGTAAATGTAATAGAGTTACCTGGTGAATCACCTGCAAGGAAAAGAAGATCATTTGATGTTAACGCAGTTGTTTCTTTCATATTTGCAGAATAGTTAAGTACTGGTTCTGCAACAGTAATTAAATCACCCAGTTTACGTGTAACAGATTTACCTTCATTACGAATTTCATGTTTAACACCTGATAAACGAACTAACTCATTAATCAATTCTTCGTCATTAGATTTAAGGAAAATCGTATTTACAGAGTTTGCACGAATAATCTTTTCAACATCTTCACCATAAACAGCACGTAATTGTTGAAATGATTGAAGTACAAATGTGATTTGAACGTCCTGACCAAGGGCAATAGATGTTGCAGTATCCAAGTCAGGAATACCATTTTCACCTGAACGAATATTACCAGCTTCTTCAAGCATTAAACGAGTACCAACAATTGGTTTACGAGATGATTTTACAACATAGGAATTTGAATATTGTTCATCAAGGATTTGTTTAATGATAATCAAAATATGTTTTTGATATACTTGCAAGTGAGGAGGTGTAATCGCAAAGATGAATTTTGGACGTTCATTATAGTACACTTGGTTCGCTGTAATAATTGGTTTACTTACAGTATTATATGAACGAGTCATATAATCAATTTGTGGGATTTCAAACGTAGAAACATGTGGTTCTTTTGTCTGAGGATCTAATTCAACAAGTACCCCACCTGATACAATTTTCTTATGAGTGATTGGGTCAATGATATAAGAGATACCTTCATTCTTTTTGTAACCTTTAATAAATTTAAAGAAGAATGAACGAGCAATTGTTTTACCCGACACAATATCAAGACGTAGGAACGTTTCCTCTTGATCAAAGATACCTGCAAAGTAAGCCCATGTCCAACCTGATGGAGCAAAGGTTTCCTCATGAAGATATGCATCGCCTTCATATTTATCCGTGAAATCTTTATCACGATAACAAGTCCATCGACAAAGTTCTTTTGTGATACGAAACTCTTTAACATACTCACGGTCAAAGTTTACACCAAAACGACGAGGGAAACCTAAACCTGCAATATCAAATGATTCTGAAAGTGAACCTGACATAAGGGCAATTGCCGTATCATCGGCATATACAGACAAACCTGTTAATAGGGTCGCATAGATACAGGCTACCGTTTGTTGTGCAGTTGCTACCTGTTTAACTGAGTTATTTGCAGTAATAGCTTTGGAACGTAAGATATTAGTAGGAAGCATTGCCATGGCATCAAACATGAGAGTTAAAAGGTCTTTTTCTGATGCAACAGGAGCACTTGGGTCAATATTGATAAATTCAACATCTTTTGAAATTTTAGAAGCTAAATCACCGATAAGTGAATAAACATTAAATAGAGTAACTTTTGAATAGTTATTATCAATTTCTTGGTCAATAATTTCTTGAGGAACATTATCACGGTGCCCAATATAACGGATATATTTTTCTTGTTCAATATAATAGTCAAACAACATATATACTGCACGACGGAACATGTTACCTGCAGCCGGGTTCCAAATTTCACCATTATCAGGGAACAAAGTAGAGATGATAGAGTCAATAACGGATGTACCTTTTACAGGGTTATCACGACGGAATTCTTGAATAGCATTTGCAAGTGGATTAAATACGTTTGTCAAGTTAGGGTGCATCAGATTAAACTGAACAACATCCATACCGCGAACCGTTGCCGCATAATAGAATTTTGCAAGTAGTTCCCCTTTAGGGTCTGTTGTGAAGATATTCCACTTATGTTTTTCACGAGTCCATAAATCAAATGCAGGTTCAATATATGTTTGACCTTTACCACCACGAGTAATCGCAATAAGAATGGTATTTACAGGTCTACGATCATAAAAGTAAACACCTGCAGGTCGGTCTGTTTCAGTATCTAATACATAAAATTCATTGTTAATAAAGTCGGCAACTGTATCATATGGTTTACGGTCATAAACACCTGCACGTTCACCCTTTTTACCACCTTGTTTTTTAGATAGTTTTGGATTGAAATCATAATCACGGGCATCATAAAACGTACGTTTATCATGAGGGACACCTGACATCTGGAATAATGTATTACCTAAATCTTCATCAAACATAGGCATTTTTTTATACACAATATTACCATCGGCATCACGTTTAACTTGACCTGGAACATCTGGGTCAAATTCAGGTACGTTGATTTTCTTGATACCCTTATTTGAAATCATAGCATGCCCCATAATAGTTGAAACGTGACCATCAAATCCCAATGCGGCATCTGGTGCAATTTCTAGTTCACGAGTTAAGTGATCCATGGTACGAATATATGCATCATTCGTCCATTCATCCATATCATCGGATAGAAATACCGCATTATTATTATACCAAATTGCTCGAGTTTTACGACGAACCCAAAAGAATACGATAGGAGTAATGACAAATAAAACTAGGAAAAAGAATGGGAACATCCCAAAATCATTAAAGAATCCTAATTTTTCAGCACTACGAGGTAGATTATGGAAAATCATTGCAAAATACTGCAATCCAATCGTACCTAAAATAGCAACCCCAATAGTAGCAGCCCAAGTAGGAGCTAGATAATACCACTCAGGGTCAGCCTTTGTTTTAGCACGTCTGACACGTTCACCTTCACCTCTACGACCCGCATTTTGGTTATCACGAGTTTTAGCATAAAAGTCACGTTCATTTTGACGTCTTTGTTTTGATTTATTAAAAATCATATGCCTTAACCTTTCAATTGTTGTTACCTTTATTATACCATAGAATACGTGAATAAAAAAGATGACACCAACGTCCTTTTCTTTTTTTCTTAACAATAATCTTGCAATCTTTAAAAAGTAAAATAGGTTCAATTTTGAACCTATTTTTTTTCTAAAACATTTTTTGCATCTTCAAGCGTAACAGTTAATAAATCATCATCAGTTAATGTACCGATTGTAGATTGTGCAAGACGATTATTTCGAGCATCTAATAAGTCACGCAATAAATTTTCAATATAACGACCATTTCCATCAAGACCATTTTCTCCTGCATCACGTTGATAAATACGATAAAGTTGAGATACAATGTATTGGATTGTTTCTTGAGATGCTTTTGTACCGCTATTCTTCATTTGTAAGATAAGAATTTGTGCTAATTCTTCAAACGTATAGGGTGTAAATTCAATCCAATGTTGGAATCGTGAATTTAATCCCGTGTTTGCCGTATCAATAAAGTTACGCATATCTTTTTCATACCCTGCTAAAATGATAATTAAATCATCTTTATAGAGCATAGCATCTTCAACGATTTGGTCAACAGCTTCTTGTGCATGATTATTTTCACCACGAGGAAGTAATGAATAGGCTTCATCAATAAATAATACACCACCAAGAGCAGATAAAATAACATTATGTGTTTTATCTTTTGTATCACCAACCCATTTAGATACTAAATCTTTTGATCCAACCACTACCACTTTATTATCACGAAGAACACCTTCATCTGCGAGAGCTTGTGCTAAATAATTAGCAACCGTAGTTTTACCTGTACCTGCAGGTCCTGCAAATACCATGTGATTTGCAAAACTAGCAGTTTGTTTAATACCACGACGTGATTGTTCAGCGTTAATTCTTGCAGTTGAAATAAATTTATTTAATTGAGCCTTTGCTTGTTCAAGACCGATTAAGGATTGCATTTTTTGAAGGGCATCAGAATCACCTTTACCAATTTGTTCAGGATTATTAATAGACGAATCTTCTAAATACCATTCACTATCACTAACAGATTCAATTTTTGAATGATAGGCTTCATGTGATAATAATGGTTCATCGTTTTTGAGTGTTAATGTTGATGAATCAATCACTAATCCACGTAGATCATATGCCACAGGTAAATGACCCAAAATAAATCCATCAATCATTATAGACCCATTTCGTACATGTAATGCGACCCATTCATTTTTAAATAAAGCCTTATCCTTAAATGATTTACGAAACTCTTTTTCATCTAACTGTAATCCATCTGTCATGAAATCAGTTATTGATGTAGTCACATTATCTTGTGTATCAATAAATAATCCACCATGAGTTGAAACATTAGTTAATTCACTATCATGATATAAATTTAAATACAGATTAGATAAATTGGTGATTTTAATAGATGCAGGCTGATGGCATTCAAATGCAGATTCTCTACCAAAAATATCTCCAATAACAGAACCCTCAATTTTAAGATGATTAACAACCGTAGATACGTATGGTATAACTACATTTGTTAATGACAGATTTTGATTTTGTGTTAGATTTAAAAATGTATAATAGTCACGAGGGTCACCTTTTTTATGATAAAGAAATTCTACTGAATCCAATAAAACTTGAAATCGTGATGATTTAGAATTTTCATCAACACTAATTACATTCGTTTTAACGGGAATACGAATAAATACATTTTTCAAACTAAAGTTTTGAGACAAAATAAACCCTGCCACACCTTCTGAAATAGTAATAGTTTTGTAATTCCCATCAATTGTCACATCAACAGGGACTTTAATTCCCCCTAATGTTACAGATTTATCAAGGATAATCGTATCGCCACGTCGAGCATGGGTAATGGCATCTTCTAATGTCTTATATCGGTTTTTTACATGGAAACCACCCACATATAAGTCAGTCACGCTTTAATTCTCCTTCATAACATTTTTAACATAATAGGATGTAACATAACTAGTTGTAACACCATCCTCTGTTGATACATATCCAAACGGTACTTTATCATACAATAAAATAGTATAAAAAACAGAACCTTTTTTATAGGTTTCAAAGGTTACTTTTGAACCATCTTTCACAGTAATCGTTTCATCAATAACAGGTAATTTTTCTTTGAGTTTATTCTCAATAGCTTTAGCTTCATCTGATGTGTCAATTGTATCACTACTATCCGATTTCGTAAGTGTGAAATCAGAATACGATTTTTTTGAATCTAAAGGATAATATTTTGTTTGAGTAAAAGTATATCCCCCTGCAAGTTCTTGAGAGGTACGTTCATTAGGTGATGTTAATTCAGTAGTTGTTAATGGTGCTGAGGATGAACTTGATGTTTCAGTAATTTCTGTTTGTGGTTCTGCTGATGCAGTCATCACTTTTGTATTTGCTAACCATGCACCAGCAATAACAACACTTAATGCTGCAACAGAAGATAAAAGTATAATTGATTTACGAGAAAATCGACTTTCTTTTTTCACAACAGTATTACGATTTGGATTTTTAATACGAACACCATGCTTTTTTATCACATTAGCATCAGATGTAGTTACATGTTCTGTTAAATCTTCAATTTTATTAGATGAAGAGATAATGCGTTGAGCCGTAATAACAGAACCATCATCAGTTGTAATTGTCACAATGTCTGAATCATTTTCCACATTAAATGAATCGTCAATTGATTCACTTGAGTTATTTTCAATAGGTACATCTGGTGAGTCACTAGAGTTATCTTCGATAGGTGAATCTGATTGATGTATATAAGCCTTCAATTTTTCAACAGCTGATAATTCCTTTGATGTAGATAGTGGAATAGTTTCATTATCATGTTTCATGGGGAGTTAACCTCTTTTCGTGTCATGTTTTTAACTATAGTATAGTCATATTCTTTAACTATAGTATATCAAATCTATAGCAAAACGTCAAGAGTCTAAATTATTGCACACCATTAGTCAAAATATAAGGTGTAATAATGGTTTGACCGTGTATATTGATTTTGGTATAATAGATATAGAAAGGGGTAACCGATGAAAACAAATACAGAACGCATTAATTTTGCAACAACAAAACGAACTAGACGCAGACTAGATGTATTATCTGCAGATCAAGGAATTCCACGTAATGATTTATTAAATCAAGCAATAAATGATTATTTAGATAGATTAGATGCAAGTTATAGCGCACCCGATTTAGTACTTGACCGAATGAATCAAATATTTGCAGTGTTAATCGAGCACAATCAACTGTTAGAAGAATTATCAAACCAAGTGAGGAATTTAACAAATGAGCATCTATGATTTAGAAATGGATAAAGTATTAGAGGGTATAAAACCAAATGTGGTAACCCCTAAGTTGCGAGAGGTAACAGAAACCTGGAATGATAAAAAACCACGTGTTATTGCGGACATTATCATTCGATATATGCATAGTACCTTAACAAATCCTACAACAAAAGATATTGTTCATAAAGGTGAAATTCATCGAGTACGATATTTTAGTATTGAGCCGTTATTACAAGGAGTATGGCCACAAATTAGTTTAATGATACTTCATTTATCATATGGTGAACAAGTATCCATTATTGAAGCAATTTATCCTGAGAAGATACAACTAACAGCTAAATCATTTGCAATTAATTTTACAACGGATAATCAGCAACCATTGAATATTAATGTTAAAGATGGAGAGGTATTATCTCGATTAGATTCTGCAAATGCAGGAATCGCAACCATTATTGCAATTTTATCAGGACAAGGATTTAAATTACCACATTTAGATAAAGTAAAATCAGCAATAGGTGATATGCAGTCATTAGTAGATACAGCAAAAGACATTGAAACCTTTACAAATGCAACTAAACGTGCTCAACAAACACAAAAATACAATGATAAAACATAAAAAGACTGTATGATACAGTCTTTTTTATTACCATTCATCTAATTGTTCATCTTCTTGAATATCAAAAGACATTTCTAATTGTTCCATTAATCGACGTGATTCTTCTTGTTGTTTGAGTATTTGTAAATATTGATTTACAAAATCCATAGATGGAACTGACTCAACATTAACAACTCGTTCTTTTTTCACATGTGGAAGAAGAGTTCGTTGTGAAGGAATGGAAGGTGTTCGAGTTAGAGTTAAATACCGATCAATATCATAGGATAATTGATTAAAAGACGACTCTTTGATAACCCCTTTTTCTTCTGCACCACGTTTACGTGCAAGTTTTGGGTGATTTTCATAGACAACCGCATGGACATGAAGATGAAGTGTATCATGTTGTATTGCTGCAACCATTCTACCATCACGATAGTTTTCAGCATCAATTAATGACTGCATTCCTTTTCTTACCGCATGACGTAAACGAATATCATCATATTCAAATTCATAATCACCTTTTTCAAGAATAGTAGCATCAGGATTAACTAAACCTTGTTCAACTAAATAATCAACATCAAAGGAAATGACCATTTGTTGAATGGCACGATTTCCTTCTTTGTGAAATTCTTGAATTTTATCAGCAAGTCGTAAAGTTTCAGCACGACTAATAGCCGTTGAATCTAGGGTAAATGCCACACCATCACCTTCCACAGGTGGAGTAGTTGGTAGTGGAATATAAGCCATAGATGCATCTGTAGCTGAATTACGAGAAACATAATCAGCCACGAATTTGCCAGCATCTTGACCACGACTTCCATTAATATTAAATTGTGATTTAATAACAATATCTCTTGTTCGATTTGGTATCATAAGCCATATAATTTTTCATTAAAGACACGGACAAATAATTGTCGAGCAAATTCAATACGTGATATAGGATCGTCAACTGATTCTAACACTTTTACAATAATTTGATTGGCAATCGCTTCAGGTACCCCTAATCGAATAGCTTTATTTGACACTTCCGTCACATTTGTAAATTTAGTATTCAACAATTGAATAGCCCTAAAGTCAAACGCCAATGCTTCTTCCGATATAGATTCATGTTCATCTGTAATAAATTCTTCTGATACTGGACCTGTAATTTCAATACCAGTAGTTTCCGTAGCAGGCTCATCCGAATATTCATCCATAAATACGGGATTATCTGCGGTATCAGTTGAGAACTCATCAAAAAATACAGGGTCATCATCCATGAACACGGACGGAATATCTTCCATGTCTTGTGTTGGAATTGTTTCAGGTTCATTTGATATGGCAGTAGAAGTAACAGGATCTGATAATCGAGTTCGTCGAGTTTCTTTATTTAAAGAATTACCAGCATCAATCATTGCTTCAACAATAGCATCGGTTAATCCTTGAGGAAGTTCTACTTGTTTAGCAGGTGGTGTTAAATCTGCAATAACATCTTGAAGTAATCCTCTATCAAGAACTTTACCTTTAAATGAATCAGATGAATATTCAGTTTTAATAACTGTCAAACCTAGTAAACCATATGAGTCATTAAACAGTTTATTCATAGATGGAAACAGAATTAATTTTTTCGGTTCATGCGAATCACTACGATATGCCAAAATCGTGTGTTTTTGTATACCAATTTTAGCAAAACCTGAAAGTGGCACCGAGTTCTCTAAATCCACCTCAAATCCAATAATGGAGTTATCAGACTCACGTAAATATCCTAGTTCATCATCACGTAGCAGACGTCGAAATAATGCGTCTGGTACGGACGGATTAATATCTGTTAATTGTTCAAGTAACTCACTCATGTGAACCCCCTTGTGTTTTTGATGCTGCAACCTGTTTCTTTAGTTCTTCTACTTGCTTTGTTAGTTCCTCATTAGTAGAAACTAATTTTTTATTTGTATCAGTCAATGATTCAATTTGTGAGTTTGCTTTTTCAAGATTAGAAGATGCACTTGAAATTTGTTCTTTATACGATTTTTCAACTTCGGCAACTTTTTCATTTACAGCAGTATTAAAGGCTTCTTCTTGTTTTTTCTTTGCTTCTTGTAATGCTGACTCTTGTTTAGCCTTTTCATCTTCTTGTTTCTTTTCAGACGCTTGTTCTTCTAACGACTTAGATTTTGTTTTATAAGTATCATCAAGTAATGATTTAATGGTCTCAGGAGTACTTGATTGAGTTGTTGAAACCGCTTGTTCTGCAGTTGGTTTAGATACTTCTGACGTTAGAACTGTAAGGGCAGTAATAATACCACCAACAACAGTCAGACCAATCATGAAAAACGCAAAAATTTGTTTTTGTCTACGTTTACGAGCTTCTTCCTTTTTTGTTTTAAAATTCATAATCGGATCAACTTCTTTTTTCTTTTTAAACATATTTAACCTTTCTATCGTAAAATAACTCCATTAATTGCTTCAAGTTTAAAACAGCCAACACTACGAGAATCTTTACTAATATCTCGATTATCACCCATAACAAACACATATCCATCTGGTACTACAATAGTAAATGATTGTTCTTTAAAATGTTTTGATAATTCATCACTAAGGTAACCTTCAATATATTCGGTATCGTTGATAAATAATCTACCATTTAAAACAGTAACTCGTTCACCACCAAATCCAATAATGCGTTTAATAATTTGTTTCTCTGGGCCCTTAGATTCTAAACGTTCAGTTAATACAGCAATATCAAAACGTGACGGTTGTGTATGCTTTTTCAATAACAAAAATTGATTTGAGTGAAGTGTCGGATCCATGGATTGTCCATCAACACGTACAATTGAAAATAATAAATAAAAAATAATCAAAATAGTTAAAAATATACCACCAATAACATATCCACATATACGCCAAAACGAGGATTTCATTGGAATAGATTTTATTGAGGTTGCATCCACATGGTACATATCATGTAGTTTACTATGCTTTGTTTTTCGTGAGTTCATAATACCCCTTCCCGTATGGTATAATATCTCATAAATTATTCTATATCATTAGTATAGCACAAAAAGTAGAAGTAGGCAATAACAGTCGCAAATAGTTTACAAATATGATATAATAAAAGAAAATAAAAGTTGAGGTAACCACAATGGCAACAATTACTAAAATTTTCAGAGGCGAACATAAAGGTGCAGAAAATGTACCTCTTGTTAGCTACCGGTTAGATGGTGATAAAAAAGATCGAATTGCTAAAATCATACCAAAATTTAAAGATTCACAAGGTGTAGTTCATGAATTACAAGGTGAAACCTATGGTGATTATCATATACAAGCCGAAGCATTAGTAGAACACTACAGTTTATTATCTAAAAACGTAAAAGAACATGAACGTACAATGCCCATTCATGATAAATTAGAACGTAGAGATAAAGGTAGAGCTGCAAACGAACATGGTCAAAAACTTCAAACAATTCGAGAGTTATTCAAAGAATTATCAGTAAAAGATAAAGAAAAGTTATTATCAGAATGGACAACTGAACTTGAAAAAGATAAAGATTTTGAACACGGAGTTAGTCAGCTTCAATCAGTGATTGATGACCAAGATAACGAGTTTGAACAAGGGATTAGTCAGCTTCAATCCGATATGACGGGAACTCCATTATTATAAAAAAAACAAGGATAAACTCCTTGTTTTTTTATTATCCAAATGTAGCTCCAATTTCACCACCCGTATATTCAGTTAATCGAATTTGTCCATCAATATATAAGCCACTAAGGAACCAATCAGCTTTACCGGTAGCTTTAAAGGTTGCAATAAATTGATACGTATGATTATCTTTTGGATTATTAGGATCTACCTTGGTAAATACTTCAATACTATCATAACGATAATTATTGATAGTAATAGCCATCGCAAACGTATCCACCATTGATGAATGAGTAAGAGATAATCGAGATTCAGTAGATGGTTTTAACTGCATTTTTTGACTGATAGCCTCATTTTGTGCAATAGTTAACGCATCTTTTACCTGATTTGTAATATCTTCAGGAGCTTCTTCTTTCGTCACCTTAACTTTTTCTTCAAGAGATTCTTGATCTTTTGATTTAATAGAAGATGGTTCGGTTGATTCGGAGGTCGAATTAGACGTTGATTGAGAATAAGAACTAGATGTTGATTGAGTAGTTGAAACCTCAGGAGTCTTAGTTTCTTCTTGTTTTGGTTTAACTAAGAAGGTTGCAAGTATAACAATAACAGTAATGAAAGCTAAGGAAATCAATGTAAGAAGCCCCTTTGATGATTTAGATTTTGATGTAACATCTTTTGTTTCAGATGATTGTTTTGGTTTAATTTTCATGAGTAAAAAATCCTTTATTATTTATCCTTTGTCCATTTTGGTTCGCCTTTGTCAGGATAAGCAAAGGTCATACCAATTTCTTTAATTGTATTTGCTCGGAAAATACGATAATTCCATGTATCACTTTTACCATATGTATCAGCACCTGATAAAGCGGTATTTTGTTCAATTACAAGAATTGAACCATCACGGAATACATGTGAAACAATACCTGTATGCCCATAATCACCACCTGGAGTTGAGAAAATAGCACCTGAACGAGGTTTAGTTTTAACACTATTACCGAAAATACGTGCCCATGCAGCTGCCTGATCTTTACCATGACCTTGTACAATACCAGAGTGACCCCATAAGATATTACCACATGATTCAGTCAAGTCTACACATTGACCTGAATGTTCAAGCCAATTATCAGGACCACCATATTTCAAACCAAGTTTTTCAGGGTCTTTAATGAACTTCTTCAAGCTATCAGGAACATTATCAGGTTTATATCCCCATGCAGTAGCATCAGCAGGCACTTCACCAGTTCCATCTTCTGCACCAGCATTATCCGTATCATCTACACAATCACGTAAATCTTTATTTGCGGCAGATAGCACGGTATTATCACCATCTACTGCAGAGGTTGCATTATAGTTATTTAAAAGACTAGGTGATGGAGTTAGAGTTTTTAATTCAGGATAATGATTTAAGATATCCTTAATATAACCAAGTACAGCTTCACGTTTTTGTTGGAAACTATCACCACCTAAACCTTCAAACAAGTCATCCCATTTTGACAAGTTCGCCTCAATATCCGCATCAGAAGTTGATGGATGCTGAGCAAATGTTTGAATTACAGGTACGTAATATGGATTAGATAACTCATGATGAAGTAAAGTTAATTGATCATCTAAGGAATCAATATCTCCACCACGGTCACGAAGCCATTTCATACGGTCGCCATTGACACCGCCATTAGACCATTGTAAAACTCCATGTACACCACCACTAGGGTTATCTGCTTTAGGATCGAGTCCTGATTCACGAGCACCAACAGCTAATACAACTGCAATATGACTACCACCCCAACCTTTTGATTTAAGGTTAGCAATGATTTGATCTGCATATTTTGTAGATCCACCAATTTTAGTTAACCATGAACTTTCAGGACCAGATGTTTCACCAGTTGCACTACCAGAATTTTTTTCTTTATGTTTATCATCACAACTAGATGCCAAAACAGCAACTAATTCTTCTTCTGACATTTCTTTGGCTTTCTTATCTAATTCTGAAGCAGTAACTTTCTTATCCGACTTAGAACCACCAAGCCAGCCAAACCATTTATTTGCAGTATTAGCTGCAATAATAAGAAGGAGTAACGCTATTAAAATAACCCATCCCCAAACAGTGGTAAATAACATTTTAAGGAGTGTTTTGGCACCTTTTTTAGCTAAAGTTTTTACCATATCTTTAGCTTTACCGTATCGACCACCCGTAATCTTATTCAAACCTTTTTCAGTAAGTTGCTTCGCTTTTGATTGTCCTTTTTTCTTTAACTTATCAGTACCTTCACCGATTTTTTTCTTAGCAAGACCATCAACGTTATCATTATTTAAAGTTTGAGCATCATCTTTAACTTTTTTAGCACCATCATACCCTTTTTTAGCCATTTTAGCGCCTTTTCCTGCAACGTTTGCAGCTTTACTAAGTCCCTCTTTCATACCCATTGGAACTATTACCTTTCAAATTTAATTATAAAATAGTAAGCCTATTCATGTATCCATTATATCATAAAAAAATGAAATAAAAAAGAACCTGAACTGGTTCTTTTCAAATAACAATTTCTTCATCCGGAAAATCATCTTTAGATAAAAGATTTATTGGTTCATCTTCTAAATAAACTTTTTCAAATAACGTAATTTTATGTTGAACTGCAGACTTTAATCCTTTAGCTTCTGTCAAACGATCATTTACATAATTTATATCACGGTCAACATTTCTATCATCACGTAATAAAATTCGATCACGAAATTCATTAAAATAATCAATTTCATCATCTAATTGTTCATTCATAGAAATATTATGATTATGCAATAACATTAAATGATAAGCTATTTCGACTTCTAATGGGTCATAACTTTTATATACGGTTTTAAACTCACCATCATATTTATCAGAATCACCATGTAGAAGATGATTAACTTTTGATAAATCATCACGAATCATAACTTGTGTCAACGCACGAATACGTGGATTTGGTTTTATAGTATCCATTTATCATACCCCTTATTATGCTACACCAACTACATAAAATTGATCTTCTACAATTTCTGTAGCGAATTTTGAATATCCTTGACGAATTAAGGAAACAATATCTGAAACAAACACATTAACGTCATATTCCATTAAATCATTTGGTGTATACTGATTTGCTTCTTCATGGTGACGATACACCTTTTTAGGAACAAATAATCCTGCATCAACCAAATGATGACGACCAACTTGTTCACCAATTCGTTTAAGAATTGCTGCAATAACAGATTTTCTATGACATTCAGTAACTTTTATCATAGCAGATAATGGGTCACTATTAGTATTTGTTTGTTTATATCGAGGTTCACCAATAAGATGAATAACGATAGGACATTCTTCTACTGAATCAATCAATTCAACAGATACTGTACGTAATACAATATTTCGAATCGCACGTTTAATATCACGAGCACCACCACTATCAGCATCACTACTTACACGGTCTAAAACTACATATGGTACAATTTCATCTGAAACTTTGACAATACGTTCATGAGTCTCAATATTAGATAATTCCTTAGTAAGCATCTCTCGTGCAATAGAATAACGAGTATCATTTGATAGTGGAGAAAATGGAATAATTTCATCAATACGACCTAAAATTTCAGATGCTAATACATCAGAGTCAATCAAGTCCTTATAAATCAAATTTTCATCAATAACAGAATCAACACCAGAAACTCTATCTGTTTGAGCCATAATTTTAGCACCTTCATTTGTTGTCAAATGAATAATCGTACCTGCAAAACTAATAATTTTATTTGGGTTTTCTGGTGCGGATAAGCGAGCATCATCAAGTACTTGTAACAGTGAGTTCATAGCTTCTCGTGAAGATTTTTCAATTTCATCGAACAAGAAATATCCATTAGGATATGACCATCCTGCACGAGCTAAATCATCCGCAAATACTTTAGCATCTTCACTATTAGGATAACGTTGCATATCAAAACGTATAAAAGGAATACCCAATCCTTCGGCAGCTTGTTTAGCTACCTCTGTTTTACCAACCCCGGTAGTACCAGGAGTAAGGAATGAGGCTTTTGGCCTCGTAGGGTCAATGAATCCCATTTGTGCCATAGCTAATAATCCTAAAATTCGTTCAATTGCATAATCTTGGTCTTTAATTACCGTTTTTAATTTTTTTCTTAACGCTATTAAATCTACTTTATGGTCAATATCAATACCATATCGACGTTGAACCACTCTATTTAAAATTGGTCGAGATAAAATATAGTTTGAATGGATATTTAACTCTGAAGGTGTAGCATATTCTCGAACAAGTTCACCATGCTCCATACGTTCTGACTTTGTTACAAGACCGACCATATCCAGTAATAGGTCAAGTGATGCACGTGGTTGAGAATTAGATAGCAAAATACTTTTTGAAGTATCATAAATATCACCAAACACTTCCGGGTCATAATATCCAGTTAAGCCATGAACATCCGCACGTTTTTTCAAAATAGATAACACAACTGTTTTAGGAAGCTCTTTAACAGTTATGGGAATAATACGTTGGTCTAACGCACGATTTCCAACAATCCATGTAAGATATTCTTCATAGGTAGTTGCAAGTATCATACGAAATCCATTTTGAGCAGAATGTTCCAAAATAGGTTTCATTGCTTCAATAGAAGATGGAGCAAGCATTGGAATTCTATGGAACTCATCAATAAAGATACAGACAATAATATTATACTTTTCAGAATACAGTTTTGCTTCTTCAGCCAATGCCGTAAGACCATTCGAAACAGCCGAGTCCTTTGAAGCTGCATCTTTAGCACCAATTGCAAAACGTTCAGGGTCGATTGAAATAACTAAGTATTGTATACTTTCAGGGTCAAAGGAGAACCCTTGAACATATGCAGTTTTACCAGCACCAGGATCTGCTAACAGGGCCACATTTGCTTTTTCAGGATTACGTAAGGCTCTACGTAGGTCTTCCATATCACGACCCTCAATAGAACCGGTTGGTTCACTAATGAGCGAAGATACTTGACGCATATTAGGAAATTCTGTAACTTCACTTTTAACAACTCTAATAAATTCATCTCGTTTTGAACGAATAATGTCCAAATATTGATTAATCATAGTGTCACCTTTCATCTCTTTATGTATTTATTATATCATAACAAAGAACCTTAAACAATAAAGAAAAAAGAGGGCGAACCCTCTTCTTAATTACGCACGTTTCTTTTCATAAATAGTAACTTCTGCAACAATAGCGTCATTTACTTTTTTGATTGAGGTAATAGCTTTTTCATCATTACCTAAACGAACAAGTTCTTTACGTGCTTCATCTTCTGTTTTGATAGAATAAAATGTGTATGTTCGTTTACCAATAACTTTTGGTTGTTCTTGCGTTGGTGTTGTAACCGTAGGTTTAACCGTTGGAGTTTTTGGTTCATGTGCAGGTGTTGTGTTATTAATACCAGTCTTAGAAGTATTATATGTAACTACATAATGAGATTTATCAGCATTTAGACCAATTGATTTAATTGAACCAGCCGCAATACCATGATTAGTAGCGTACAATAATGCATCTGCATCGGTTTTAACCGCCGAATCATGAATTTCCATTGTTGAGTAGGCTTGGTCAACTCGTTTTAACAAATCAGCAATTCCAGATTTAATGACTGCAATTTGATCAGCATTTAAACGAATAGCTTTTTTATTTACTTCAATAGCATCAGCATTCTTCTTAATATTTTCAGTATTAGTCTTAACCGCATCAGAAACCTTTTTAGTTTCTTCTTTAGCAGTAGCAAGACCCTTAGATGCTTCAGCTTTATTATCATTCATAGTTTTAATAACAACAGATAATGCAGAGATAGTTTCTTCACGGAATTTCTTATCCGCAGCATCATTATCATCCACACGTTTATTTACTTTAGCAACTTCATCTTTCAAGCGATCTACTTGATTACGAGAAGTATTTGTTACCGTTTCATTTGAACCAAAGTCAATACCGTTAAATACTTCACTTACTGTATTTGTGACATTATCAATATCAGCAATACGTTTAGTTTCAAAGAACAAATCATATTGGAATTCGGTATTATCCCAATCAATTTGTGCAAGGAAATCTTCATCAAATGTGAATTTAGCACGTGTAATAGATTTATCCGCACCATTTGTTACTTGAGTATTTGTATTAACATCTTTAGAAACATTACGATCAATTACTTGAGTGATATATTTACTGATATCTGTATTCGCAGGCATTACACCGTTTGTACTACGATAGCGGTTATAAAGAGGAGTTCCTTCTTTAAACTTGAATGGTGTACCTGATTCAGCAATGAAACGACCTTGGTATTCATCTGCTTTATTATTGAATGACTCAATAACAGATGCACTTGTAATCGGTTCAGATAGTCCTTTAGGTAAACGACTACTCTTATAACGATACATGAATGTTGAACCATTTTCAATTTCAGCTTGTTTATTAGCTGCAATATCCAATGAAGTCAAATCAGCGAATGAAAGAACAGCATCCTTACGTGGATCCAACAATGGCGCAGTATTAGTTACTTCATTTGTTTTATAAACATTACCAAAATCAGACTGATAAGCTACGTTTGTATAAGAATTACCGTTATAAGTTCCACCCTTAGTATTAGGAGTGTTATCAATTTTCTTAGTAACCATTGGGATACTAAATTTGACATCACGTCCACCTTCTACATAGGTTTTGTAATATTCATTATCATATCCTTCAATACGGAATCGAACAGCTTTACCGTTGATTTTACCAGTAAATCCTTCTGGTTTGCTATTATCATCAATAACAGACCATGTAATATTTAACTTACCATCACCAACGGCTTTAAACTTACCAGATGTTTGTCCATCTTTAACTTCTGCACGATAAAGGACATTACCTTTGTCATCCTTAAGTTCGAATGGACCTTTCAAATCCGTAGCATCATCAGGATAATCATCAATAATATCTTGACCCTTAGCTTGCATTTCACGGTCAATATTCACACCTTTATATTGTGAATTTTGAACTGTAACTTCATAATTATTGATAGAACCAGGTAACACTGGACGACCATCAATTTGAGTCAATCGACTATTTAGATTATGTTTAGTAGGATGTGCGGCGTTTGTACGAATAGTAACAGTTTTACCACGTACAGCATACTCATGGTTTACAACAGTTTCTGAATAAGTTTGATAAGTGGTATCATCTTTTGTCAATGTGAAATAAACTTTTGGTGATGCATAATGGAACTCACCTTCAGTCAATTCACCAATTGAACCTGAGTTATTAAGTGCACGATTCTTATTAATTTCAACAAGATATTTTGCAGTTGCTTTAAAGGTAACTGTATTTTGTTTTTCATTATAAGTATAAGTCCAACGTTCAGGATCAACATCTGTCAAATCTTCACGGAATTTTGCATTTGCAGGAAGATGAGTAGTAACTTCTAAATCATGGAATTTACCAACACGGTTAGATGGTAAAGGTTGATTATTAGTTTCAAGACCAACAGTTTGGTTCACCATTGCTTGAACAACTTTTTCACCATTAGAACTATCTTTTGTTGCTTCAACAATAGTCTCATTATCCTTATTCTTAACAACACGATCAGTAGTCAACTCATTACGTAAATCATAGTAATGATAGGTAACGGTTGGTGTTTTTGGTTTTTCTACTGGAATTGGAGTATAATTATAAATACGAACAGGAGCTGATCCTGCAGTTTTGACTGCATTATCCACTACAATATCATACAATGTAAAGGTTGGTTTTTGACTTTCAGGAATAGAACCAGCTTGTGCATTAGTACGTTTTACATATTCTTGTAATTCAGTATATTTTGAACGAATTTCATTAAGATAACGAGTACTATCACCTGGGTTTGAAATCGTAACCGTTTGTCGTTGTAATTTAATATTACCTTGACTAGCTTGAGTTTGGAACAAGGTCATTGCATTTTGAGCAGTATTAAATGTATCAATTTCAGAATTTAAATCATTTAATTTTTTACCTGCTTCGATTTGACGTGTAACAGCTTGTTCATCAGTTTTTACGTCTGCATCGCTAACAAACTGTTTTGTAGTCACTTCTACAGTTTGACCACCACCAGTTGCATTAGACATGAGGGCATTCATTTTTGCATTAGCATTATCTGCATTAGTTTTGTTACGAGCCACTTCTGATTCATAATTTGACATTGCAGTCTTGTAATTTGAAGTTGCAGTCTTAATTTCAGATGTTTTAGAAGCATAATAATCTTCTGCTGTTTTAACAATTTGTTTTGCTTCATCGGCATTATGAGCAGTTAATACCTGGGTATCTTCTTGCGCAACATTAATTCCTGCACTGGTAGCATTACTAATTGCAGTATCTAACTCTTGATGCTCAACATAGGTATCAACATGACCTGTTTTAGATTCATCTGCTGATGCAACCAATGGCATAACTGCATTAAGAGTAGCAAGTGTACCAAAGGTAAGAGATGCAAGTGTTTTTTTCTTCGAAATAATCATGAATTGATTTCCCTTCTTTATAATAAAGTTTAATAACTCTTATAAAATAAGTATAACATAGAATTGTATAACATTCAATACCCTAAAAGAAAAGAGACAATCAGTCTCTTTTCTTATATAGGAAACTTATTTTCTACGTTTGAAACGAGAGAACAAGCCTTTACCTGCAGTACCACCCAAACCAAGTAATCCAAGTAGGCTTAACATGCTAGATGCTTCACCAGTCTTAGGCAAGGTTTGTTTAGGTTCAGGTTTAGGTTCAGGTTCTGGTTTAGGTTCAGGTTTAGGAGTTTCTTTTTCCTTATAGTAGTATGTCAAATCATCACCATCTTTATTGACTTCAGGTTTACCATCAATTTCATAATTATCAAATGACTTTTCACTACCAAATACACCATCTATAATGTCACCTGTGAGACGTTCACCAGTTTTACGTACTTTATAATGAGTTGTTAATTGACTATAGTAATAGGTATGGGTTAATCCATCCTTTGATACTTCAGGTTCTTTATTTAAAAGTTTATATTTAGGAAATTGATCACTTTTACCAAAATCCTCACCAACAATGGTACGTTTCAATTCTTCGCCTGTTTTCTTATTAATATAACGAGTTGTAACTTTGACACGTTCATAAACATTCTTCACATGTCCATTTTCCAGTGTTTCTGTACGAACCAATTTCCAACGTTTACCAAGGTCATCACCTTCCTTGTCAGGATGTGCGCCTTCTTCTGATTTCTTCAAATCATTCTTTTCATCAGTTTCATCCGCATGGTCAACACTCACCCAACGAGTACGAACAACCTTAGGAGTTGGTGTTGGAGTAGGAGTTGGTGTTGGAGTTGGTGTAGGAGTAGGTGTTACTTTCTTCTTATAGATGTTAATAACATCACCTTCACCAAATGCAGTACCTTTGAATCGACCAGCCAAATCTTCTTTTGTCACAGTATGAGTAGTCACCAATTCATAACCTGGAATATCATCACCTTCAGTATCAGGAAGTGTTTGATCAATTGCAGGTTCTTTTAGTTGTTTACCTTCTTCGTCAAACCAATAAGTATCTGGTTTTTGAGTATCTTTTGGTTTTTCTTTGTAGGTATTAACTGTATGTGAGTTACCATCGTTATCAGTTGTTGTCTTGTGACTTACAATTACATAATTTGGAATATCATCACCTTCAAGGTCAGGGTGTGTACCATTTTGTTTTGGTTTTAGTTCTTTACCATTAACATCCACCCATACAGTATCTTCAGTTACTTGTTTAGTCTTGCTATATGTATAGGTACGAACACCATTTTCAGTTTTAACTTCTTTAAATTTCCAACCATCAAATGTTTTTTGACCTTGATATTCACGGCTCTTAATTGGTTCATGAAGAACTGTACCATCTTCACCTACATAGCGAGTAGTTACTTCTTCTTGTGTAGGAGTATTAGAATTAGAATTTCCACCATCAGAGTTATTCAATCGACCAGTAATAATAGCTGATTCAAAGAATACAACAGCCGCTTCAGTTGAAGTAGAACCATTTAACAAACGTTGACGAATAGTAGCCGCACCTTCTGCATACATTTTTTCATACGCATCAAGTACAGGTTTTACGTTTGCATACGTAGATAAAGCTGCGATATCGGCACCTTTTGCATATACTTTAGCCGCATAAGCATCAAATGCATTTTTATATTCAGCAGAACTTCCTGCTTTATATTTATCAAAGATGTTCATTACATCTTGAACGGTACGAACATTTTTGAAATCTTGATCAATAGTACGTGAAATGTCACTATTAATTGATGATTTATTTGAGAATGCAATCGCAATAGTATTTACAGGTTCATTAAGGTTATCTACTGTATACGCAGCACCACTTTGAGTAGTAACTTTTGTACCACCAAGACTATTATACCAATTGATTAATTTTACAATTGTTGCTTTAGCTGGTTGACTTACAGACGTATCAGAACTAAGTGCATTTGATAGCAAGTTAGCCATTGCTTGACCATTTGCAAGTTCAGGAACTGCAGCAACTGCTGATTTATACAATTCAGAATCAGAACCCAAGTTACGTACTGCACCCGCAATAGCAGCCGCATTAATACCACTTGGACGGTCAAACATTACAGGGAAAGTAGCTTTAGTAGCTTGTTTTGTAATATCAAAACTACCTGCAGTTGTTTGCTCATCCGCAAATGCCGTTGTCATGGTTGTCACACTCATTGCACCAACAGAACCAACTGTTGAAAGACCAAGTGCAAGTGCCATATTGGCTGTACGAAGTTTCTTTTTGATAATTGTCATGTTATCCATCCTTTACTTATTTACTGATGCAACTTATTTAAAGTTCGCATCGTATCTACCTTATATTTTAACACTTTATTTTCGTCTGTCAACCCATTAATGGAATTGCCTTGATTTTGAATTACTTGAGCCTGCTCATTAAGTTGTTGACGTTGAGTTTCAATTGTTTCATTTGCAATATCAAGAAGTTCTTGAAGATCCGAAATCGTTTGTGAATCAGCAAATGAAGCCTGTTTATTTTTTAAATCAGCTTCAAGTTCAGAAATTCGAGTATTTAGGTCGTCATTTTTCTTTTTTAACAATTGATTTTCATTTTCAATATTTTGAGCATCCTTTAACTTATCAGATGCCGATTGAAGAAGATTACTATAATTTTCTTCACTTGTTCTAAGACTTTCACGTAACTCAGCTATCTCATCATCATTTGACGTTGACAATAATGTAGTAACTTGATTTTGTAATTGTACATTTTCATCTGTAAGAACTTGATTGACTTCTTTAACCTCAGTCAACTCATTTTTTAGTGACGAAGTTTCTTGACGTAATTCATCTACTTGTTTAGCCGTACGAGACGCATGTTGAGAAACATCATCAAGAACACCATTTGTTAAAATAAATACATTTTGTACATCATCAACAGGATAGTATTTCCCTCTCACAATAGGAATATCTAATTGTTGACGATATAAATCCATTGCTGAAATTTTTGAACCAGCAGTAAGTAATTGAGTATCAACAAATTCAGGAGAATTTGTTGATTGTGTTTGTGATTGAATAATCAAATCCTACCCCCTAACTGTCACTAATTTTAACAATTCCTTAGATAAACCTGATAACGTGATATCAATCAATTCAATAGCAGTTTCTTTATTTGAATCCGTCATTAAGTGACCGATACGACCATGTGAAGTTTCCAATTTTAACTGTGATAAAATTGTTTCACAGAGTTGTTCAATTACAGAATCAGTTACGAACTTATTAGGTTCCATATCTTTAAGTTGATTCACTTCAGTTTGAAGTTCTTTAACTTTATCCGTTAATTCACGAATTAAAGGTTCATATACAACTGATGATTCAATTTCATTTTCTGATGTCACTTTTTCAGTTGATTTATTTTTCTCATATTGACCATTTAGTACATTTGTTATAACTTGTACTAATTCGGCAGCATCAACAATAGAATCGGATTGTTGTTGTCGAACTTCTGGTTCAATTTCCATTGTTAAAATATCATTTTTTAACTTTAATAATTCTTGATGTGAAAAAGTATTTAATTTTGATACATCAACACGAATACCAGGTGATCCAATCGGTACCAGTTTCATTAGTTACCCCCATCTAAAATTGCACGAGCTTCATCGATATAGCTATTATCTGTTTTAATAAGTAAACTTAATGCTTGTGTGAGAAGATTCTTAACTTGCGCTAATTCTGATGAATATTTTTGTTCTTTTTCTGTTTCCAGTACAGTTACAGTAGCTGTAAAATCCATTGAGGATCTCCTTTCAATCTAACAATCTAATTGGTGACGGCTTAACACCATCAACCGTAGGTGACGTATCTTTTGGTTGAGATAGCAACCAAGCACATGTAATAAGTGCACCAACAATCGCAATCACAATAATAATTGGTTCTTTATGTACTTTCATCAATACATCCTTTCTCTTATAACATTAGTATAACACAAATTTACACGATAGAAAAGACCTTATCAGGTCTTTTATGATATATCAACTACCACCCACTAAAGTAGGTGGTTTGTCCCTAATTTCAATGTGGTCAAACAGAAGAATCTTCCTTCCACATTCTTTGTTGCTTACAACAAAATAATTGAGACTTCCTTTTAGAAAAAATTTTTCTAAATCCGCAGGTTGATGAGCTACGGCACTGACATACGTTTACGCATGTCTATTAAATATGAATCATTAAATCGGACTCATTATCATGTAGAAATTGTTTCATTAATCGAACCATAAACGATTCTGGTGGGACATCATATTTTACATATTGACCCATACGAACCGTTTGAGAAGCATTATCACTAAATTCTCGTAATTTTGGAATAAATTGAGTAGCAATACGTTGAGTATATGCAAATAATAACTCAGCTAATTCACTAGGTGACTTTGTATTTACAAACTTTCGTTGTTCTACAACTTTACGTTTTTGTTTACGTTCTAATTCAGTGAGAGATAGTTTGGTAACATGTTCAACAATATCATCATATTCTTGAGTCTCCATATAATGTGCTAAACTAGAACGATAAACATCTAATTCCGATAAAATAGCGGTTTGAATAAGGTCTGCAATACCATAGGTCATAAATTCATCAACTCGACTACTACTAAATGAAGACTCAGATGTCAATAAGGTATAATCAATAATAGAGACTAAATCATCATACTCAGTTATACGACAATTAAGAGTAATATCCCCATTATAATCGTCAAAGTAATCTTGATATTTGCGTGATAGTTTAAGAATTTCATTAAATTCAGCATCTGGAATTCCCAACTCGCTCAATTCAGGCAAGGTAATTAAGCGATGATAACGACCTGGTTGTCCTTGTCTTGCGGCACGACCTGCAAATTGACGTTCCACACGTGAGTTAGGACGGCTACCTACTTGTAGAACAACTAATCCACGTTCAATATCCGTATCTTCAACATGAATATCCGTACCTCTACCCATAATATCAGTAGTAACAACAACTGAGCCTGGTTTTCCTGCACTTGCAACAACAGCATCCTCATTTTTATCCGTAGAAATAAGTAACTTATGAGGAATACCTGCATTGGATAATACGGATGAAATCAAATCAGCTTCATTATCAGAGCGACCACCAATTAGTACAGGATGGCGACTAGACATATACAATTTTGTTTTTTCAACTAAATCGTAATACAAATGAGACTTTGTCACATATAAATGTGTAAACTGTTTTAATTGATTTGGGAGTCTATCAGGTATAACAACAATACCTGTACGATATATATCTTTAAATTCTTTAAAGGATGTACCGATTGTACCCGTTACTCCTGCAATAGTTTGAAATAAATTAAATAGTGTTTGGTAGGTGATTTGAATAGTTGAACTATTTGAATTACCAGTAAACACACCTTCTTTCATTTCAATAAAAGAATGAAGATTATCGGCTAATGTACGACCTTTTGATAATCGACCAGTGGCTTTATCAATTAAAGCAATTCGAGATCCAGAATCGGGGTCTGGTTCAGGTAATACAACATAATCAACAAATGATTTATATTGAAAGAGAGCCGTTAGCAATCCATATAAAATATGAACTGCTTTTGGATAATTAAATATTTGGTCAGTTGGTTGAAGAATTTTAGTAATAGCATCCAATGTTTCATCATCAATCACAATGGTATTGGGATTATCTTTATCATAACCCATAAAATTTAATTGCTTTAATTGTTGTAAAACATCTAAAGTATTATATTTTTTATCACCAATTGTAAAATAAAGTAACTCACTTGCAATATCTTCACTATTTGCAATGATTAATGGGTTTCGTGCATCATCCATTAAAATTTCATCAACTTCATCAATAATAGCAGCATGAAGAGAACGACCAATTAACTTAATATTTTGACCAATATCAGAAGCTAATGCACTATTTAAATAAGCAAACCCAAGAGTTGAATTGGTAGAATACGTAATATCACAATCAAATCCCTGTCGTTGTTCCACATCTGACATATCATGAGAAACATATGCATTTGAAAGACCAAACCAATCATAAACAGGTTTTGTTTCTTTCCAGTCACGTTCAGACAAGTATTCATTAACGGTTAAAACATTAACACCTTTATGTGTTAATCCATATAATACCACAGGTAAAATAAGAGTAATTGTCTTACCTGAACCCGTTGACATTTGAATGATATTTCGATCAAGAGCTGCTAATGCGCCAAGAACCTGTACATCATATTGGAATTTACCCAATAAACGATAAGTTACTTCTCTTGCAATCGCAAGTAGATTAATTCTTGTTTTTTTATTTTCAAACACGAAGTTTTCACTATAAATCTTTGCTTCCCGTTTTAATTCATCATCTGTTAAATTTCTATAAAAATCTATTAATTTATTAATCTTTACAAGATCTTTTTTATATCGTTTTAATAGTGATTTACTTTCATAATCAATAGAATCATATACAGAGGTTAGAGTAACCATGTAGGTAAATCTCCTTTCATTGATATCTATAGTATATCACATTGTGTCACATTTTACAAGAGTAGAAAAAAAAACACGGAGTTAAATCCGTGTCTTACCACCCAAGGAAACCATCTCCTTTTGAGTCACTATTGTCTCCACCAAATCCATTTTGAGTATTCCAATCAGATACTGCTTTATTTGTACTACCAGCATCTTCTTTTGTATATTCAATTGAATCATTTGATGAGTATGATGGTGTTGATGGTATTGCTGGTTCTTCATACGTAGGACTTGTATAGGATGATGACGGTGCAGATGGTTCCTCATAAGATGGTGTATAAGTCCCATATGAAGAGGTATTACTTGATGATGGAGATTCATACACAGGTTCATCTTTACTAGTTGTAGGAGCGCTTGGTTGTTCTACCACTGTATCATTTGACGACTCATTTGATGTTGTAGATTTTTCATTAGATGTTGTAGGTTTTGAATCTGATGATGTTTGAGATTCAGTAGTTTTCTCTTGAGTAGATTCTTTTGCAATACTAGCAGCATCTTTTTTAGCAGTATTACTTTCCACTTTCGTTTCTTGAGAAGATGAATCGGTTGGATACAAATTCGTCACATTATCAGGTTCTTTATCCGCCGAAGCACCCAAAATAGATCCACCTATTAAACTTGCAACTAATGCACCACCCGTAGCACCATAGATTAATTTTTTCTTTTGTTGTTCCGTTTTTGTTGGTTTTAATTCCATAACACACCTCATATATAATAGATTATTCTTATCTTTAATATATCAAAGAAAAGAACTTTCGTCAACCTTATCAGACATAAAAAAAGAAGGGTTAACCCCTTCTTTTTATTAATGTGTAAATGCTTTACCTTTTAAAATTTGTCTTGCCGCAGTGGAAGATGCCCATTCTGAAATCTCACCAGTAAATGATGGATTTGTTTTAAAGGTTGTCATTAAGGTATCATCATCCTTGTGTCCCAACCCAAAGATATGACCAAGTTCATGTTTCATAACTCCAACAATATCTTTTTCAGTTGTTAACGCATCAGTATTCATTTGAACGATATACTTAGTATTTTTAAGAATATCACCCTTACGAATAGAACCTGAACGATTGTATTTATCATTAGGGTCTGCATCAACAAGGTTCAAATGTGATCGAGTCATTGCAAGACCACCAAACCCTTTCATTTCATAATCACGATCATCTTCATATCCAACAGAACCTTCTGCTAAATCAAGACGAGTAGTTTCATTATCAGCATCAAGGATTGATAACGCAGTTCCATTTTTCAAATCATCTAGTGAACTTGTAAATGAAATATCAAGATTAACACCCTTTGGTTTTAAGGCCTTTTTCCAGTCATTTAATGCTTTTTCAGCATAGGGACGTAACTTTTCATCCACATAAGCTGTGAATTTTAACGTTTTACCATTCCATTCTGGTTTGACATCACTATTTTCATTAGAAGTAACAACTGATGATAACACTCGTGTAACTAAAGAGTTACCGGAAGCAGTGCGATGATCTTGAGCAATTTGTCGAATAACTAGTGAATTTCCAGAACTTGTACGGTTGTCATTTGATTTCGTACGTACAACCAATGAATTACTTGAAGCAGTACGTGCATCATTATTAAGTGTACGAACAATCATTGAATTACCAGATGCAGTCTTACGAACTTCATCAGCTAATGAACGTACAACAAATGATGTTTGGTCTGCTACACGTTTCGTTGTTTGAGAATGTGTCAATTTTGGAATAGTTAGTTGAACTTTTTTATTATGAACACGTTCAGGTGTTGGATTTGTTCGTGTAGTCAAGTAACGACGAGGATTCGTAATTTCATATTTACCTTCAGTATGTGCATGTGCCGATGGTTTACTAATTGTAAAAGTATCAACCTTAGAATTAACTTGATTAACTTTAAGTTTCGGAGCACCAATAACTCCAAATGGTGCAAACAAGGTTACATCAATAGATTGATAATTACCCTCATGACCAATACCACCATACTCTTTAATCAATCCTGGTTGTGAATCTTTACCGAAAATCATTACAGACTGAGAGTCGAGATTAGTAGTACCATTAGAACCATTACTTTTACCTAAATCACTAGATGTAATCTTCGTAATATTACCACGAGTTTCAGCTGTCACACCATTTGATTCACCCATGATAACATCCAATTTACGGTCACTACGAACATATAAGGCTTGTCCATCATCAATATCGGAAACATAAAGAGGTGCATTCTTAGCCCATTCACCAGCTGCATTTTGAGTAGAAACACCAAAGTTCATAACCAATCCATTTGCATAGGATAATGTTGTATCAGAAACCCCTGCATGTCCATCATAGATACTTGCAAATTCAGCATCAATATCAGTTGGGTCACTTGATCCAGATTGAGGAAGGTCTTCAACACCCATTTCTCCACCACCATTACCAGCACTTCCACCCTCAATGGAACCAATTGGAATAAATCCACCACCTACAACTAATTGTCCTGTATTTGGGTCAACAGACATATAAAAGAAATAAATACCACGAGTAGTGCTGTTATGTTTTCTCATGTTAGCAGTTGGGTTATTTCCATCAACATCTGTCAATCGTAAATCCAACTTCATATCCGCAGTTCTATGATTTCCATCTGCATCTACATATACAAAAGTATCCTTCAAAATAAATTCAGCATGAGGAGAATAAGATGCAACCATAAATACATTTTCTTCACCAACAGCATTCACATGTTGGTTCATGATATCATTATAAACAGCTGAGTTCTTAAATGTATCAATGTAGTTACCATAATGAGAGTTGATTTTATTTAAAATACTTGTAACACTACTTCTCTTTGAGTTAGCCCATTTATTACCAAGAACTTGTGCAAAATCATTAACATTCTTTGATGGAACCATTGGTGAACCAAATCCGTTATCAAATCCATGTTCGGATTGAGCAAGATATTCACCTGCAGATGCTTTAGCAGCGGAAGTACCATTTGGAACTGATTTAATTGTCACATTACCATATTCTTTCTTACGAGTAAATACGGTTGAAGCATCTTCTTCTGTTTGTGATAATGCATTTTTGATATAGTTACGATAAGTACTAGTTCCTTGACTATAAATCTTACGTCCATTCAACCATTCTTCTGAAATCTGTGAACCAGAACCACCCTTATGTAGTTTCGTAATAAAGTCATCAATTGCCTTTTGGTTTTTAGCAAGAGGTTCTTGAATTGCAGCTTCTGCAGTAGCATTAGAAGATTTCATTTTCTCAAGCGCAGTCGCTACTCGACCATCCGTATCACGTGAAATATCATCTTGTTTCTTTTTAACTTCGGAATTTGGACGACCAATATCACCAAAATCAACATTAGAAGAACCTTCAATCGTATCTGTTAAATTTTGTCTAACATCGGATTGATTGATTTTTGCGATAGCTTCATCAATTTGCGCAATAATTTTTTGTTTAGATTGTGCACTACCTTTTGCTTGAGTCGTAACATAAGTTTTTAACTCATTCAATTTTGCAAGATAAGATGTTTTATACGCACTCATCTTAGTAGCAGCACCCATATTTTGGTTAATCGCTTCTTGAATTTGTTCAGAACGTTTTGATTCTTTTGCTAACCACTCATTGATTGAATCAATATTTTGAAGTGCATTATCTTTATATGTATCTGAATTTAATACTTGATTTTGATTAGCTCGGTTTGCATTTGCGATTTCACCCAAAATCTTAGATAATTCACGATCTGCTTCAGCTACAGTTGTAACAGGGGTAGTTGTTACATTTGAGTTTGAACTAATGTTTACAGTATTAGTTTGTTTTGTTTTAGAAGTGTCTACAACAACACCAACTTTACCTTCTTGTGTATTTAACTTATTCGAATCATCGGCTTTACGATGAACTTGATCCAGATTACCAGTAATACCGTCAGCATAATAATCTACATTTGAAGAGGCATTGGTAATAGTTTTATTATTACGTTTAACCTGTTCTGTAACTTGTTTAGCAACTGCTGATGCGGCATTTGAACGTGCAATAGATTGTAATGATTTCTCATTTGAAGCAACCGTAGATTTCAATTCATTAACAGCACGTTGAAGGTCTGCTACAACGGTATCATAATTAGATGCTTCAATATTAATAAGATCATCACGACTTGATAAATCAGCTTGACCAGTTAATTGAGAGTAATTTGCTTGTTGATTCGCAATAGTTTTAGATAATTGATTTGCTTCATCAATTAGTTTTTGTAATTCATCCGCTTTTGTCTTAAAATCGTCTAATTGATTTGATTGAACAGTTAATTCACCATTCACACGTACAAGACCTGACGAGGTTAAATTTGAAAGAGCTGAGTTAATATCATTAACTTTTGCTTCATCAGATGCAGATAACTTATCAGTTGTTTTATTCAAGCCACCCATTGTTGTTGCTCGTTCAACTGCTTCACCATATACATCTGCATGTACAGATGGAATAGTAGTTGTAACTGCACCACCAACTGCACCAAGCACTGACAAACTAAGTGCCACATGTTTCTTTTGTTTATTTACATGCATAGTAATATCCTTTCTGAGATTATATTCTCTACTTTTATTGTAACAAACAATTTACGGTTAGTCAATAATAAAAAGGATAGAACTCTATCCTTTTTATAGTAAATTATGATACAAGTGAGAACAACCAATCTTTAAGTCGTGTAAGCAACTCAATTGGTTTATCAATACCACTTGTAGCAACAACACCTACAAGCGCAACAACTAACCATGTAAACCAGCCAGGCAATCTTGATTGTTGATTTGCTTTATGTACAAAGTATGAAATAACAGCCATTGCTAAACCAACAACAGTGATTGCAATACCAATACCCTGTAAACCATATGTTCCCAATCCTTCACGGAACATTTGGTTCATTCCGTCAAAGAAACCTTTCCATCCACTGAGAGTTACAAAATCCATCAGTTTTTTTCCTCCAAATAATTATTTCTAAATAAACTATACCATATAAATATGAAACATACAACCCTTATAGGTATGGTTCATTATAGTTTAATGATACCATACCTTAAAGAGTTTGTCAATGTTATCTACCGATCATCCTGATTGCGATAATCTACAACATTTTGTTCTCGTTGAAGTCGTTCCTGTTGTTCACGTTTACGAGCTTCTTGAGCTTCTCGAACTTGACGTTCACGGAATTGTTCTTGAGCTTGTCGAATAGATTGATGATAATCAGATGCATTTGCTTGACTTCTACCCGTAGCATCTGATGAACGACCTTGACCACGAATAGAGAATTGTTTCGCATTTTCACCATGTTTAAGAACTGCAGCTTTATCAGCCATAGCCGTAAACTTACCACCAACATTAATACCCGATACTGCAGCCGCCGCTGATAGAGCACCTGTAACTGCTTGGGCCGCTGTAACAGTTTTACCACCATTAACAACCTTATTAAGACCAGAAACACCTTTCTTGACACCTTTACCTGCAAGTTGGCCAGTACGCTTAGCACCTGCTTTAGCCGTACCAACAGGATTATTCTTCATGTTAGAAGCAAGTCCTTTAGTAGCTTTACCTGCAGATACCGCTTTGTCACGACCTTGTGAAACTTTCGAAGAAACAGCTTGTCCTAATTTAGAATCCATTGCTTTTCTAAAGGCTGATAGACCTTCACTTGAGTTACCAGAAGAATTAGATGATTGACCAGAAGATGATTTATTTGAGATTACATCTCCACCTCGATTCAAGCTACCATCATTACTTTCAGCAATTGATGAATGATCAAGAGAGGTATTCCCTTCAACAATGGAACTATTTTGAGGAGTATTCATACTTGGGCCAAAAATGCCATCTAATTGATCTTGTGGAGATGATGGAGACTCACCAGTATTAAGACTTTGATGTTCACCACCATTAGACGTTCCATTAGGCGATTCTGAAATACCGGATGGGCCAAAGGCTTCATCAAGAGAAACAGTATCTTGTGCAACCTGATCACTAGAATTTACAGTATCAGATGTTTGAGTTTGGTTATTAAGTGATTCAAAACCATTAGATGTGTCACTAATAGAACTTTCACCTGCATTAGAATCATGAGTAGAAACAGATGAATCTTTTGAAGTAGAAGTTTCTTTACTATCAACACCTTTAGGATTAGATTCGTTAGGCTTCGTTAATGATTTATCAGAAGAATCACCAAATAGTGGTGTTTGAGGATCACCTTCAGGAGCGCCACTTGTTACAGTATTACCATCTGAGGAAACAGGTTTAATACCATTTTGTTCAACAGGAGCACCCTCAGGTTTATCTTTAGCTTTTTGTTCAGCGTCTTTCTTATCCTTATCAGCTTGTTCTTGCTGTTCACGTTCTTTTTGTTCACGTTCTTCAGCTAATGATTCAGCCGTTACCTCAGATTCACTCATATGGTCTGCAGAGGATTGTTGATCAGATGTATTTTGATCTCCTTCTTTATTGTCACCCTCTTTATTTTCCTCATTTTTATTAAGGCTATTATTCAATGATGATAACATAAATCCACCTAGCGCTGCCATACCAGCTTTAGCGGCTTGTCCACGGTCACGTGCTTCACGAGAACCTTCTTGTTTTGCATTTTGCATAGCAGCCGATGCGGCACGACCAGACTCTGATGTACCACCACTAGAACCAACATACCCTGTTACAAAACTACGTTCAATATCTTCAGCCTTAGCTTTAAATGTCATAGGTAGAGCAGTAATCCATGCAATAAATCCTTTAATTGGAATTTTTGCAATGGTAGGAAGTGTAATGAGCAAAATAACATTTGCAATTAAACTATTAACAAATAGACCTGAGAATAGGTTCCATGGGAATCCTAATTGGTCAATTGCATCTTTAATGGGTTTAGCTTGGTCATCAAATCCAGATGAAATAAATCCTGCTACAACTTCATAGGCAATATTAGTAGCAGTTAAGCTCAAACTTAAGATCATACCAATACCACCAACACCAAGAAGGAACGCAAGTAGACTACCAAGTAAGGTACCAGCACCACCCGCAAAACCAAAACTACTTGCAACAGTACCTTTACCTGCATTTGCAAGAGCAGACATTGCGATTTCACCAAGACCTTTAACGGCTTCAATCATTAAAATGATAGTTAAAATAAATAGGATAAATCCTGGTATTTTATTAACCTCATCTTTATCAGGATTAGCAATATCAATAGCGACACTTGGGATTGTAACAGTATTAACATTACTCTTGATAGCTAAACTGTTTGTTGTGAAGTTTGTACGTAAGATATTATAAGCTGAAATTGGAGAAATACCACGTAGTCCATCAGAACCATTAATGGTTGTGATGGTATCTCCATTCATACGAAGAACTCCTGCAGAGATATAACTGATTGAACTAGGTTTTGTTTTAAGTTCTGAAATTTTCTTATTAGAACCAAGAGCATCTGCAACTGCATAATAGAATGATGTATTCCATGGTGTACCAGATGTATCAATAGCCTCATAGAAGTTTACTGCAGTAACATTCTTATTTGATTCCGCTGATTTTTTAATACGAGCCGCAATTGATTTATCATCATCACTTTCACCCATTGAACGCATAACATATCTGTTAATTTCATGAACTTCTGTTTGTGTAAGATTAAACTTACCATCTTTAATCGTTAATGAAATATTTGATGGGATATTAAATGAAACGGCTTGATACCAGTCAGATAACAATAAGTTTTCTTTAGCAATAGACGTTTCTACATTTGATGCAACTTCCTTTGTGCTTTTTGCAAGAAGATTCACACCCCAGTTATAACTGAACACAATAGCTGGAACTGCAATAGAAGCTACAAATACTTTTGCAACAGCACGTCTCAAACGATTACTTGTTTGTTGACCGCCAAAGAACATTGCAAACACACTAATACAGAGATAGGACATTAAGCCAATAGCAAACCATACAAATGAGTTTGAAGCTCCAGAATAAATACTAGAAGGACCACCCATAAAGGTAACAAAATCATACAAATCTTGATTTGAACGAAGAATACCAAATAATTTATTATCTTTATATTCTTCGTTAACCAAATAAGATGAGTCAAATAATGCCATTGCAATAGCCGCAGGGTTATATTCCTTCAGTAATTTAAATCCAAAATTACCTAATGAATTTGCAACCCCAATGGATTTCTCTTGTACATCTTTAAATGTTAAAGTAGTAGGGTCTTTTTGCTTTGCATCCGATACCAAGTTATCCATTGCCTGACCAAATTTCAAATATTGACTTGCCCGATTATCAGATAACTTATCTAAGTATTTAATTTGGTCGGATGACGCCGCCAAGGGGTTACGAACATTTTCAGCCGCGGTACCCCCATTATGCGAACCATAAACCAATCCAAGTGACCCAAAAGAATTACCTGCCGTTAAAATACTTTTGATATTTTCCTCAAAATTATTATCGCTACTTGAACCAGTCTTTTTCGTTGGGTCATCGGTTGCTTCATCTTCTTTCAATCCACCACCATTAGCTTTTAATGCATCATAAAATGCAGTTGGCATAGATGTTGGAATATCAATCTTGTCATATTTACCAGTGTCACCATACACCGTACTAGAGGATATCAAACCTAATGTTAATAAACTCAAGCAGACAAGACTTAGTTTTTTAATATTCTTAATCACTAGTCAAGTTCTCCTTTAAATAATAGAATCCAAAAGAATATAATCAATACCCTCTCGTGTAGCAATAAAATGACTACCTCTCAATGAGGACAAACCGTCATTATACACCGCTGACATACCCAATGGTTCAACTAATTGTTCAACACGATTTTCATACACATCTACCATTGCCAAATCCAATTGATGATCGATTGTATCCAAAGTCTTCACTGCAGATGCTTGATTCTTTTCTGTATAAACAACATTGATATTAATACCCGAATTAGCAATAATTGTATCAATTACTTTTGCAATGGAGCTAAGTCTACTAAATCCGTGGAAAAAGATAACATCACCATTGGATAGATTTGGTAATAACATGTTTAGATACGCAATAACCATTAAGTTAACGGAGGGATTAGCCGCCATTGAAGATGATTGTGTATTCATCGCAGTCAAATCAATAATACGATATTGTGCTTTTACCAATTCATCAATAATTGGACTTGTTTTTGTATTCAAGGCAGGAACCGTTGTCAATATACGAGTATTAACAATGGTATTTAATTCATTTAAAGCCTTTGTCATTAACTCATTATTATTACGAGTACGATGTTGAGTGATATAAAAACCGAAATCTTCTAATTTTGCAAATTGACTATACTTTGTACCAAACAACGTAACCTCATTCATATGATGTGTAATATCATGATGCCAGTATTTTTTACCAATAAAGAAGTCAGTTAATACTTGAGTAGTAGCATTCGCAAAATCATCATTCATACTGATATCTTTAACATCACGGAACTGATTTAAAAGAACAATGATATTATCAATATGAGGTGCAAATCGTGCACGTAATCGATTTTCATCAAGTGTCTCAGTATTCGATACAATTGGTTGTAACAAATTAAGTAACCCTTGACTGACATCAACCGTAACTTTACGATTATCATTAATTGGTATACTTCTAAGAGCATCAACATGCTTCACATCATCAGCAACGAAATGTACCACGGATTTCCCTTCAAGTAAATAAGCACGACTAGCTACTTTACTTAAATATAATTGACTTGGTTCATTATGAGTTGAAGCAAGTGTTGTAGTTTGATTAGTAGTATCATTACCTACAAATAAAGAATAGGGATTTTTCAAATCATACGCGGCATATGAATCAATATGTTTACCTTTTGACACACCAATATATTCAGCTCCTGGTTTACGATCACCACCACTATCAACATATAAAGCTGTAGTAGCTGCTTCTCGTGCAGTCTGATGTAAGGCAATGTGATTATTTTTCGCTAATTTATTTGGACCATACGTGATATATGGATAAGGTTGTCGATTGATATCCAATTCATAACTTAATCCTTGCAACTCAGATGTAGCTCTTAATTGATTACGAATAATGTCAACAGCCTCTTCTAATGCGCCTTCATCAGGAGCAGTAACAAAAACTTCCGCACCAAATGAGACAACACAACTACCTTCATCAATGGCTTTAATCAATTGAATATCATGGGCTTTACTAGCATTTTGAAGTTTTTTATTATCTTCACCTTCAGAAGAAAATAATGCTAATCGACGACGTCCTCTAACATTACCACGAACATCATCATTATCTTCACGTTCAAACGCACGGACAAATGTAAGTTTAACATTTAAATCACGTAACCTTGAAGCATTTTCACCTGAAACTACGGAATTCCATAATAGAATAGACCATTCATCTGTAAGTTCTGTTGTTTCAATAGTTAATAAAACTAATTTTAACATTGCAGATACACATATTGGCTTATTCCCAATTTCATATGTGCGACCAGATTTATGCGTTAATGGCATAATTTCAATCATTGTAGGTCTAAATGTCGGCATAAAATTATGTGAGCGCATGACACCACTTTCAACAAGTTTAGGCTTGTTATTTGTTGGTACATTAATGGTGCGAACATTCTTTTTAGCACCTGACGATTTCACATCCTGTTTTTTATTTTTTTTCTCAACAGTTTGATGCTTATCCTTTTTATTACTTGGTTTTAGTTTCACAACATCACCCATCACTTTCTATTATAATTACTAACATCATTATACCACAAAAATTAAAAGTGATAAAGACTAAAAAGAAGAGGTGGCTACCCCTTCTTTTTTTAATTCAATTCTTCAATAAATGTAGCAAACGAATTAAGAGCCTCATTTACATCACGTGCTAAATCTTCAACACTTGCACGAGTAGAGTCTAATTCTTGTTGTGACACACTTAATTGTGATTTTAGACTATCACGTTCAATGGTAACAGATGACAACTGATCTCTTAAGTTATCAATGTTATCTGAATCAGCTAACTGAGTTTCTAATTCTTGAATACGAGCTTTATCTTGTTCATGTTCCATAGATAATGTAGAAATCATTTGTTCTAATTCGCTTAGAACTGACTCCATTTGTTCACCTTTAGTATCCAACTTATCATACTGTTTAATTAAGGTTTGATCACTATCATGCTCATCAGATAATTCTTGATGTTCAAGTCGTAATGTATTGATTTCAGCTTCCAATGATTCAATTTTCTCATATGCAATTTTTAAATCATGAATTGCCGCATCCGCAAATGATTCTGCATCTTCACGTTTAATTAAATTCTTATCTTTACGACTTGGTTTTTTAACAACAAGATTCTCAAAGTCAATTGGTTCTAAATTCATGATATCATCATACGAAAGTCCATATTCTGTAATTAATTCACTTGTGACGTCCTTAGTTGTATTTTCTGTCATTTATAAATCCTTCCTTATTAAAGTTCCACTGGGTAGCCATAGCCTTCTAATCGCTCAGGAATACGAAGTCGATGCAACTCAGATACAAACTCATTGTAAATTGTTGTTAATTTATCCGTAAAGGCTTGTTTGATTTCCTCTTCTGTTTGAGCATCAACTGCTGTATCAGAATCCTTATCAGATAACGGAACCATATCATTCACACCTTCCGTAATTGATGGATCAACAACATCCCATTCATTTGACATATCAGAAAGACTATCTGTAGCTTTTGTTAATTCATCCAGTTGTAAATCAAGAGGATTATCAAATGAATTAACATGATCAACAGGTTTGTTCAATTCATCTTCAACCTTAACAGAATCATCTTCAATTACAAATGGAGATGTAGGTGCCAATGGTTTTGTTAAATCTGCATTAACAAACTCAATACCTGAGTTTTTGTTCTTATCCATTTCATCAATTGGTATAATAGATGGAATATTTTTAATTTGGTCAACTACCTGTTTTGAGGACTCAACTAACTGAAGTGACTCAATTTTAATAGGATGACCACTTTGTAAATTCGTAAAAGTATACTCTATTACATCATTAACGACTTGTTCAGGTTCAATATTATGTAAAAGTTTTACAGCATCAAGCACACCTTGTGAGACATGACCATCCACTTTAAATTGATGATCTCCAAGTGATACAATTCCTAATGGAACTGATTTATTCAAATATTCCTGATAATTAGAAATTAATGTACGTGCTTGCTCATCATCAAATGATTCCAATAACTCAACAAAACTAGACTCAACAACATTAAGAGGAACTGATTCCCCTTTAACAACATAGTCTAATAGATTTGAACCATTAGCAATCTTTTGAGAAACAGCATATGTTTTTAAATCCATAGTGTCCCTTTCTTATATTCTTAATTTATATCTCAAGTATATCACATGTAATCAAGTTAGTAAAGACCTGAATAAAAAATAAGACGTCACCGTCTTATTTTTGAATTGATTTTACATTTTCAAAACTTGTTCCACCATTTGTAAACAAATCAAAATGAACTTGTTGAGACAATGCACGTTTTAAGGTTGATAAGGTATCAAATTTGGAACGACGAGATGCGTTTAATTTCGATACCGCATTCATAACGTTTGACACTTGTTTTGTAAGAGCATCAAAATCCGTTTTAATTTGAGCATACTCTTGTGGTCTATTTGCGGCTTCTTCATCAGCTTTTGCCTGGTCAGATGAGCTACCATATACAGGAGTTCCATTTTTAAATGAGTCAGATGTATAATGTTTGCCACCGTAAGTGAAACCAGTAGAGTATCGTATTTCCGTTACTTTATCTGAAGCACTTAATCCATCAATATCTTTTACGGTTGAATCATCAGTAAGTGAAGATAATAGCATCCGTTCTTCAGCAACCTTACGTAAGCCATCTGGGTCAATATCTAAAGTATATCCTGATGCAGTTAAACGATCATACGTTAATTTATATTTAGTAAGAGCATCTTCTAATTCTTTTTCTGCATTCTTGATGGCATTTGATTGTCCATTAGTTGATAAATCATTACTTAAAACAGATAAATCAACACGATATCCATCATAAAGAGCCGTTGTTTCTTGTGTATCTGATAAAATAACTCGAAGTGGATTGGTTAAACCTTTTTGAGCCTCACCATTTTGAGGTTCTAATGCAATATTGAGGGTATAAATTCCCGTATTATCATTTTGTTCAGTACGATCAATATAAACCAATAATAATCGATTTTTACTGTCAACAGGAACAATTTGATAGGAATATTTCACTTTATCAGGATAAACAACACCACTAAATGGTTTTAATTCAACAATATAGGGTTCAGTCGTTGAAGGAACACCACTATCCGTATCACCAATTATATTAAATGCAAGAACATGATGCTTTTCATATTGAGAAGATGCCAAGGGCTGAATACTAAGGGAACCAGATGAATATGATTTACCTATAATTTCAGCTAATTCACTTTCAGACGCTCGAGCATTCGCTTCACGACCTAAGGAAATAGCTCGTGGAACAATTCCAATAAGAACACCAACAAAAATAGCAACAAGCATTACTACATATCGACTTCGAGCTTGAAACGGACTACGTAGAAATCGAGTAATCCCTTTTTTATCAAGTAAAGATTTAAAGGTTTTCCATCTTCCAATAATTTGTTCATCCCAAAAAACATCCCAACTGAAGGGTTCTTTCATTTCGGTTGTGATTTCCAAATCATTGTCAAACCATTCATCTTTATTCTTCTTTCGAAATAAAGTCATTATAGACAATCCCCCCTTCTAATCCCATTGCAGATAACAAAATGTCTAGTGGTTTACTTGCAGGACGAATAATACGAGCCGTGTCTTTTAACCTGTCATAGGCACGAGAGATATTACCCTCTTTAACTTGTAAAACCGCATATTGTTGTAACGTTTGTGCAGAACCTTCATCACCCGCATGTTGTAATAACGATTGACGTATATCACTTTGCTTTTGAAGGTCATCTCCCTCAAAGTTTTCTCGTAATTTTAATTCTTCTGCAAGTTGTAACATTCCAGTATCACTATCATTTTTAAGAATCAAAAATAATCGTTCATGAGCATCCAAGTTATTAAATAAGACTCTCATATGCTCCTCTTGTTTTGCTTTATCATCAAAAGTTGACCATTTATTAATGCCACTTGTGACATTATAAACAAGAGAAACATGACCATCATTCATAAGAAATACGGGTTCATTCATACGATCTTGCAATCGAACCTCTTTAATGGAATGCGAAACCGTAGTTGTTGTTGATAAATCAGAAACAACCGTACGTATTGGCTTTTTAAAAACAATACCATAAATATGACGAATAATAGCTCGATGTGTTGGTGTTTGACCTACTAAGATAAACACTAAGGCAGCATACGCTAACATCGCAAAGAAATTCCAATTAAATAGAGGTGTAATCCATAAACCAATTCCTGCCACAAGAACAATTACCCACACAACAAATTGTCGCCAAGTAATCGTTTTAAATACGGGAGTGTTTGCTAAGTTACTAGATTTTACTAATTTCATACTTAATCATCCTCCACTGGAAGTTTATACTTAAAGGATTCACCTTCAATTAATTCATCAGTAGGATGTGGAACACCTAAACGGAAATAATGAATACCAGATTCAGATTTATAAATGGTTAAAAAATTAACCAAATCTCCAGCATCAATCCATACACGTAAAACTTTTTGACTAACACCACTAATAGCAGAAATATCAGAGATACGTAGATATTCTTCACCATTGATAACCTTTTTTGCAATCATATAGTGAACTCACTTTCTATATTTTTATTGTTCATAAGTATAGTATATCAAATGACTATCTGTTACGCAATACTTCAAAAATAAAAAAACACAGGTTACATTTTTTAACCAAAAATTACGGAAAATAAAATATACGAACGAGCATAAACTACCTCGCGGTTACAAAAATCGACCCAAAATCGCATTTGTAACCAAAAAAGTAACTTTTTTAAAATACGCATAAATCCAGTCCTATCAAGGGATAGGAAAGTTTCTGAAAATTCATAAGATTCAAAAAAGTAACCGTTCGTAACCCTTAGAAACGCCTATATAATAATATTTAAGAGTATTAAGGTTACTTTTTTAGGTTACTTTTACTGTTTTAATCTCTGAGAAGGGTAAATCCTCTGTTTTTTGTAATATTTCACAATCTCACTTTCTCAATTTTTAAAGTGTTTGCTTATAGAGAAAAAAAATGTAACCAAAACACTAAAAATCGCATCAAATAAACGTTTATGACGGTTATATTCAGGTTACTTTTGGTTACATTTTTGAAGTAAAAGTAACTTTTGTAACGACCCTTTAAATCGTGAAATCCCTTGTAGCTCTAGGGATTAACCCACTTTTGACTGCATTTTTAAAAATGTAGAATGAGAATTATCAGAATTATTACTTTGTGAAATTTTTCAAGATTTGGTTGAATATTCGTATTTTGTCGTTTAATTGAGTAATTTTTGACTTATATTGAGTAGAATGTTCGGTTTACTTTTTAAACATTAAAAAATCCATTTTCTTTTAGAGATTGAACAACTTGTAGTCGTAATTCTGAAATAGTGGAAAAGGATGTTTGGATATCTTTTGTTTCAATCATGGTTTTCAATTCAATAGTTGAATTGGTTAAGGATGTAAAGATTGTCTCATCTTGTTTATTTAAAACGTTTGGATGATTTGTAATTACTTCACGTACCAATGTTCGTGCTTTTTCCAGGTCTTCTTTAACAGATAAAGTAATAATGAGAGGATAAGATGTCTCTTGTCCATGTAAATCATTATTGATCACAATAGCATCGTTTAGAAGAGAATTAGGGATGATTGCTTGTTCATTTGTTGGTAAGGCGATCGTTGTATGTCGCATATTAATGAGTTCAATTGTTCCTGTAATCTTTTCATTTGGTAAACGAATACGATCTCCAATTTTAAAAGTTTCTGATGATAAGAGAAGTGCACCTGCAAGAATGTTTTTTAAGGTATTTTGTAATAGAAATCCAATAACTGCAACAATTAAAGCTGAATTGGTTAATAGAGTTGAAGTTAACTCATCTAGTAATCCATACTGTTTAGCAAATGCGAGTAACGCAAAAATAATAATGATGACACGTGCAGCTCGTCGTAATAATTGGTTGATGAGATTGTTTTTAATGTCTAATAATTTTTTAAAAGCAAAATCAACAACAATAAAAATACCACCGAAGAAGAGAGTAAGAAAAATAAGAGAGAGGTCCATACTTAGACCTCCTCTTTATGAAGTTCTTTAATTTTATCAATAATGGTTGTATATTTTTCGGACATTACATTCCAAATGGTATAAGGAACCAAATCAAATACAACACAAGTTTTTGGTGTGAGTTCAGACAAATGATTCCAAATGAAGTCATTTAGTTCTTGTGCATAATCATGCATGAATTGACGTTTGATAGCACGATTTTCCGTTAATTCTTCAATGGTTTCAGATTGCTCAACTTTGTCATTCAATAGGCTATATTCTTCATTCTTTTTCTGAATAAAGCGACTTAGTGTTAATTCCATAATATTTCTTCCTTTCTATAAATTTAATTTTTGTTGGTAAATTAGAAGTGCTAGATTAAGTCCACCTAATAAAAGATAAACGAGAATTTGTGCAAGTGGCATTGTACTTTGTACTAATCCAAATAGTGCAGCTACAACTAAATAAATTGACCCAATTGCAGATAAATAATTAAGAATGGTAATAAGTTTTTCTTTCATTGTTAACCTTTCTTTTTAGTTTTGTTGTGAAAAATTTAGATAGAAAGGAGGATAAACATACCCATAAAAATAAAAGTGACCATGATTGGGAATATCATATTAGTCATAACAGCAATGATGATTGAAAGAATGATTGAAATTAGAACAATTATGAATATATTTGTGTAAAGATGATATTTGTCGTCTACCCGTTTGACAAAAAGGTTCAAAATAGAATGCTTTTTGAATTTTGTTTTATCCATTACCATTGCTAACTCAATAAGATAGTTTGTGAGATATGCCATTGATGACATGAATGATATAATAGCAATGATGATTTGAGTGGCGGATGGTGTTGTATTTCCTGATATATCAATTGGTATGACAAATGATAGAATTGTCAGGATGGTAATTAGTATAAAGAAAAATGGAGTAAATGTTGATTTCATTTTTGTAATTGTATTTTTAAATGCACTAAGAAAAATTTCCATAATATTAATCCTTTCTAAATAATATTATAGTTCAGTTAAATTGGTTTGTGTTTTACTTAATAAATCAAACTTAGTTTTCATCTTTTACAACTGCGACTAATTTCCATACGAATACAAAATCGACACCTTCTTCATCATTCAAGTATTCATGTTCAATTTGGTGATGACCAAGGTATTCACCCCATTTGTGCCATCGCCATCCACCCCATTCATGATTGTGTTCGTTCAAAATTGGTGTAAGTAGGAGTACAAAACCATATTCACGGTTTTCTTCTTCCATAGCTTGCATGAATTGTACAAGTTGTTTACCTTGGAAGAAATCACCATTACCTTCGTAATCAATACCCTGTTGATATGCCTTAATACATTCATCAATGTATTTTTTGGCTTGAGTGGCATTATCAGATACACCCCAACAATATAGATGAACAGGTTCTTCACTAAATTGAAGTGTTCTATGATTCGTTAATCCATCAATATCATAGTCACCATTTAGGTGAGTCAGATAAACACCTGTGATGTCCATATTTTGGTCATCTTCTTCAAGAATGATATTGTTGATGGATTCATCATGTTCGGAGTACCAAGGGTACCCTTCATTAAAACGGAAATTTGTGTGAATTTCTTTAGAAATTGGAACCCAAGGTTGGAAACGAAGGTTGTCATCGTTTTCAATACCTCTAAGTTCCTCGTTCTCTTCTTGAATTTCTTTCCAAATGATATCACGCTCTTTTAGTTTTTCTTGGTTAAGTCCTAGATTAAGATATGGAATTTTGTAATTCGTTGGTGTGAAACCATCTGGACTAATCCATTCAGATTGATCGGTTTTTGATTTTTCTTGTAGAAATTCAAATAACTCTTTATTGATTTCTACAATTGAGCATTCGATATTCAGTGTATCAAATTTTTTTATCATTTCTAGATTATTAGTTGAAAAGCAATTATTTAGATAGGTGTTATCTTTTTCATCATAAATTGCTAAAAATCTTTTTGACATAATGTTAGACCTCTTTTTCTTTTTTCTTATAAAAATAAGTTTTATAAAAACGGTTACCTGTTTGTAACCGTCTTTGAAAACTTGTTTTAATCCTGTAAAATGTGATTAATCTTCAAATTCGATCACAATAATTAGATCATCCGGTAAGTGTACTGCATGAGTAAGCTCATTCATTTCATCTAAGTTAAAGTTTAGATCAGCTTTATCACTAAAGTTTTCCATACAATAGTCAACAAATTCGATTACTTGTTTTGCTGTTGTTATACATTTACGGTTCTTACGTACAATCTCATTGAAAGCGTCGAAAACTTCACTATATTGAGGACTAAAAGTAATCCAGTCAATATATTCGTCTACATCTAATACTTTATCTAATGTATCTAAAAGTGGATTTCCCTGTGCGATTTCAAGTCTTTCATCAACAATTCTTAAATGTATAAGATCATGTAATCTCCAAGCCATAGTTCTATTACCCTTGTATAAAATGTATATTTTATAATTCTTTCTTTTAATTTATGTTATAATATATTTTGGAAAATGTGAATGATTAGGCCCATGTGGGTCCTCGATTATGGCAATTTTGACAATGATAATCAAATTTAGTTTCACCAGATACGAGGTTAATCAAGTCTAATCCAGACATGGTAGCTTCTGTATACGTTACATTTGTTGAATGGCAATTTGAGCATACGATTGGTGTTTTTGGTTGTGACATAATTACTCCTTTATAAATAAACTATAATTCCTTTAAAAGTGAATTTTTTAGTTTTATAAGTATATGTAGAACTTCCATTGTTTCGTGCGACATATTCTTGATAAAATGCCATGTGTGGGTCATAATATCCTTTTTCTTCAATTTCTTTGACATCATATTTTTTATTAAATTTGATGCCTTCTGATTGAAGAAAAGTAAAAATGATTCTTGATTTTAAATCATATTCATCGTATAGCTCAATGAAAACAGAAGACTCACCATCCTTAGCTGCTTGTAATAATTGTTCTTTTACATTCTCAATAATAACATCATTATCTGATGCAATTTGTTTTTCAGCTTCTAATTGTTCTTTGAATGACATCGTTATTCACCTTTCATTTGGAATTTGTCACGCACTTCCATTAGTGCTTTTCCAAGTAAGTTTTGACCTTTCCAATTACCAGTGTAAAGATCATCATCTTCTTCACTAAGTCCTACACCCCAAATACGGTCGTATGGTGATGCTTCAACGATGATACGATCTTCTGTTGCTAATAGAATATCTTTTAGCTCAGGATCTTCAAATTTAGCTTCTAGAACTTGTACCATTGCATGATAACGTTTTGCAGACCAAATTCGGTCATTGTAGTTACGAATTTGACGACCAATTCCTTTAGCGTCTTGTGGGTACTTCACTGCAGCAATTAAGTCAACTTTTGAAGGATCAAATTGAAGTGCTTTTTCGATCATAAAGGCTTGTTCTGAAAATAGCAATGAATGTCCTTTGTACATAAATTTCTTACGATAAAAGTTAGAAAATGGTGTGTTGTTACGCCAGAAATACACGTGTGTGTCAGTCATAGTCATGTTGTGGAATTTTTTCATGGGGTTTTCCTTTCAAGTATAAATTTCAGAAGTATAAGGGGTGGATGGGGTGATAACCCCAAGTGAAATAAAACACGTTAGTGTTTTATTTATCAATCATTATTAAGAACATATTCGCCTAATTCAGAGTCATAATGACAAGATATGGATGAAAATGGTTCTGATGGTAAAATGATATCTTCAAGTGTTTCACTATTAATTCCATGTGAAACAAGTTCTTCCCTATAGGTTGGAGAATCTACATCCTTATCAATAAATGTGACAAGAATGATTTTTGGCTTTTTCATGATAAGGATCCTTTCTTAGGCATAAGACTCATGATACATAGCGATAAATTCTACCATCCAGTGTTGGTCTGGTTTTACTAGTGACATTACTTGGTCTTTTGTCCAATTTTGTTTGAAATATGAGACAATTTTGTCACCAATCTCATCTGGAATAGATAGAACATTGTCCCATTGTTCAACATCATCTAAATGAAATCCACCTTTTGTAGTTTCATTTTGTCTTTTTGCTGACATTGCAGATGCTTTTCTCATACTAGATTCCTTTCATTACCTAAATTTTAACTGTTCATGAAAGATGATTTCACATAGTGAAGGAGTATAAATTTGGTTCCAGTAACTAGCCCAATCGCTATGTTTTTTGGTTTTAAGACGACCAACATAGTTGTCAACTATGACTGTGCGTGAGTATGGTTCTTCGAGTCGTTCGCTAGTTAACTTAAATAGAACAATAATATCTTGTCCCTTTGCTGAGTGAATATCTTTAGACATCACAATGGCTTGATTTTTACGTTTGTTAGGATCTTGTTGAACATCAAGGATATTATATCCCTCTGTTAAAAGACGAGTGGTAAGTTGTGTGAATTCTTGAATCACATTAACACTTTGTTTGTTTGTCATGTGCTAATCCTTCTTTCCTTTATTTATTGAAAAAATTATAAAGTATCCCTTTTAATCCTTTTGGCTTTTGTACTTCTTCAATCTCATCTACTTCATTACCAGATAGAGTTTTCATGGTTAATTTGAACAAGTTTGATTGTGGATGATTTGATGCTGGTACGGTTACAAACGACTTAGCTTCAGAATCATAGAATGTTACTAGCTGCTCATCTTCTGTTAAATCACAGACCATCTTATCCATGATCTTTTGAGTACGTTCATGATCGTATTCTGAAAAATATTCATAATTTATATACTCATCAATGTCCTCAAACAAGTATGTTTGATTATGATGTTTGAAATCATCGATAAGTGAGGCTTTTACATAAGCATTTGGTCCTGTAAAGTAATATTGTTTGTAAAGATCATAAATGAATCCTACAATTAGTTTTTCTTCTTTTGTTAATTTATTATATGGTTTGCGCATAATAAAAATCTCCTTTTTTACTATAAAGTTAAATAAATTATAAAATTTAATTGCAAATAATTTTTAATTGTGTTATTATGATATTAATCATAATAAATGAAAGCGAGTGCGTTTTAATGGTGACACCTAAACAACAACTAACAAAGAATCAACATTATTATCCCAGATTTTTATTAAAATATTTTGCAAATTCAAACAATCAAATTAATGTCTATGTGAGACAAGCGAATGAATTTAAACAATTATCATATAATAATGTGTGTTTTCAAAAAAATACATATGAGACTGATAAGGTTGATAATATATTGGAAAATAAATTATCTAAATATGAAGCTAAAATGAGTAATATTTTAAATGAAATATTATCATCACCTCATGATATATCCATATCTACGGAAACGCAAGATTTCATATTTAAATTTATGATATTACAATCTTTAAGAACTGACTCTGGTAGACTTAGTTTTATAAATCATTACCTTCATAGTATTATACCTACATCCGATCCTTATAAACCTCGAACATTCCCGTATGAATTACAAGATGTTAAAAATAATCCAGAGGCAATTAAATTATTCAATCATATATTTAAAAAACAATATCAGTTAGAATCCTTTTTTGATAGCATAAAACGTCCAAACTTTATGAAATTTCATATTGCATTAACATCAAAAAACTTAATTACAAGTGATAATCCTGTGATAAGGACATCTAATATAGATTGTTTGATGATGCCTATTAGCCCAAATATATGTTTGGAATTTGTTGATCAACGTGTAAGTGAAGGAATGGATCTGATTGTATTATTATCTGATGATAAAGTTGATTATTTAAATAAAGCAACCATTAATACATCAATGTATTTTGTAATATCTAATAATCCTTTTACAAATGAAGAGAAAGATTATATTCGAAAAAGGTTTGAAGATCCAAAATCCATATTAAAACCCCCATTTGTTCATCCAAAAATATAGTTAAATAACGACTGATTTAATCATCAAAAGTACCATCTAATAATTGTTGAATCATTTCTTCTAATTGTTGATGGTATTTTTTCGTTGTTAGTTGATAAATGTTGATATTAAATAAGCTACAAATGGAATTGATGGTTCCCATTAACACTTCACATTGTTCCATTTCAAGTGGTGTAATAGGAGAGTCGTTTCCAATATTCTTATTGGTTAATTGATTTCGTTGAGACATCATCTGAATATAGGTTCGTTCCATATAATCATAATGGGCTTTTGTCATTAACTGAGTTGGAAGAATGACAATTGTGTGTTCCCACCATAATTTTTCTTGATGATGTTTACGAAGGCGAGTAATCAATCCATCTTTATTTGATGATTGACCTACATAAATTTGATCCTGATTGTAAAGAATATAAATCCCTGTTTGCTTTAGATATGGACTAAATTCTGCTTGATTGAGTTCTTTTTTATGAAAAAATAATAAGGTTACTGTTGGTGTCATAACAATAGTGGATGATCCCTGGTAACCTGTTGGAATAGATATTAAAGTTGGCATGGTCTTATCCTTTCAAAAGATATTGAATTCCATTTTTATCTAAAATCCCACGCCAAATTTCATTCCCCTGTTCATCCAGCTTGAGAAGATTAATGTGTCCTTTTTCATGACCTGATTTGGAACCACCATCAATAAAGTAGCGTTTTAAATTACCATTTAGGATCTGTTCCAATAAAATAGGACAATTTTCATTTTCTTGACCAATTGAAATTAAAGATGTTGGAGTATGACCCGTAATAATGATTTTATTATGATAATCTTCATGTAAGAAGTATTGAAGAATATCATCTTTAAAGAAATTGATATATGGTTCACGAGTCCATAAAAGGGTATCCTTATTTTGATACTCAATTGCAAGATCAAGGTCAAATCCTGCATGTGTTAGAAGAATATTTCCATCTTGAACAACGTATGGTAAGTTGTTCAACCACTCTAATTCATCTTTTAAATGATATAATAGTTGTTCAGGTAACTCAGCATTGGTTGTATATGGAATACCTAAATTTTCTAATGTGGATGCACGACCGTTTAATTCCCAGTAATTTGTACGATAAGGGTAATAAGCTGCATCAAGAAGGAATTGATCGTGGTTTCCTAAAATAGCTTTTGCCTTACCTTTTTCACACAAGTCTTTTACCAAATGAAGAGTGTTTAAGGTTGCATTTGGTTGCAAATCATATCCATCAATATAATCCCCACCAAATCGAAATTCACAAGAATTATCTGACATTTCAGGTAAATTCTTTATGTGTTGTAACGCCTCATAATTGCTATGAATGTCTGAGAGATAAATATAGGATTTCATAACTGTTACTCCTTTCTGAATTTGTTAATTACTATGGATTTTTTCTATGAGAAATAAATTTCGAAAGTGGAAGGGGTTTGGGGCAAATGAAATTTGACCTAAGAAATTGAAAAAGTCGTTAGACTTTTTCAAAAAAAGAGCTTATGCTCTTTTTTTCTAAACTTATTCATTCATTTCTTCTAAGTACTGTTTGAATAAGACGGTGATTTTCTCAACTTGTTTACCAATCAGTCATCCTATACGTAATCGCCCCACGCATCTTCGTTATCGGCTATCGTAGAGTTAAGGTCCTCATACTCACTAACAAGTCCAATACGTTCATAGGATGTGACTTTTTTAGTGTTTTTCTCCGTCTTTGTTTCTGTTATAATGTTATATATACATATAATCATAAGTATAAGAAAAATTATATCAATTGTACATGTCATAATTTAGTTCCTTTTTATGTTAATCCGTTGTAATAGTTCACCGGGTCACACCTCATATTCTAAAACCGTATGTAGGTCATTAGGATTGGCATGTTTTTGTAATTCTTTTATGATATATTGAAATGCATCATCAATATTATTAAATTTGGAGTGAGTGGTATCATTTTTGATATACTTTTCATACTGACCTTCCCATAAATGGTATTTTCCATCAATAAATGTCATTGAAAAATATAGATTGGGATATCCTTCCTTAGATGAAATAACCTTTAGATTGACCCAAATATTACCTTCAAGTGGTAATTTATATTCATATACGTCAAAATGATCCAGTGGGGATAATGATGTTACAGTTTTTAGTCCTAGAATATCCGTTGTTTTTGCATGTAATACTTTTTCAATGTCTTCAAATTTCATAATGGGTCCTTTCTCAAATTGAATCAATGAAGGTTCTAAATGACTTACTTGGTAGAGTATTTGCAAATTGTTTTAACATGAATTGGGTACGAGCAGTAACTCCAATTTTTGTAGTCACATTGTCATATCCTAAATACTGCATTAATTCTGAAGGGAAATACCTATTTTCTAAGAAAAATTCTGCATCATGAGGGGTAATCCAAAAATAGAAGATATCTTCTGTTCCTTCAAGATGTTGTTTTGGTTTGATAGTATCTTCAACGGTTACGAAAACAGATGCAGTCTGTTCATCCGATAGTCCAATTGCCGAATAAGATGGTTGAAGAATGGATTCAACTTCAATTTGTTCTTTTTGATAACCAACTTCTTCATATAATTCTCGAATGGCAGCATCCATAAAAGTTTCATTTTCATCTACTAATCCTGCTGGTGTAGAAATAACATAATTGTTAATGGGATAGCGAAATTCTTTGATAAGGAGCATTTTTGTATTATCTTTATTTTTGACAAAAATACTAACAGCATCTGACTGATAAGGCTTACCAAGTAAGGTTGGCTTATAAGACATGCCTTTTGTCCGTGAAACAAAAGCATACTCTTTTGTTTGTGATTCTAGTTTTGTAGTGGTATTATAAAGCGATAGATGTTCATTAACGTCTGTTTCTGACAATTTTGTTAATAATGGTTTTTTCATACTAAGTTCCTTTTTCATTAATTAATCAATACAATCCCAGAACATTTCTTCAAAATAGGAATGGGTTGACTCAATTTTATATTTATCCTTCACATATTGAAGTCCATGTTCTTCAAATTCCTGTGCCAATAATGTAGATACAAATGAAGTTGAAATACATTCAATATGATCAGGAAATTTGAGTGTGAGTTGAGGTTCATCTTTATAGGGTTCTACTTGTGTGTGCCAAGTTTCATCACCATGTGCAGTACCTGCTAAGGCAATGAGGTTTTTGTCAAATTCTAATGTAATTTTCATTTTTTACTCTTTCTTTAATAATTTTTCGTCAACTACAAATGGTGAATTCACTTTTTGATAAACAAATTCACCAACGTAATAATTAATACTACTTTTGATGCGTCCACTACTTCTTGAGTACGCTTTCCACAATACCAATTTTCCATTTCGTCGTTGTTCGACTTTTTCATTAGGTTTCAGGATATAATCATCCATAATTTCTTTAGGTTCAAATTTATCCAAATGTTCTTCGGTAAGGGTTACTGATTTGACTTGACCTTTTTGAATGTAGTATAGTACATCTCCAGGTGCAAATGTAAATGCTGTTATTGTGTGTTTTCTCATTTTAAATCTCTCTTTCGGATACAAGAAAATAGCTTACAAAATAGAAAAATCTGTAAGAAATTTCCTACAGATTTATCTATGTTGCCTTGTTTCTTACAAACCTGGTGCTTGTCCAAGTTCTGCTGCAAGCATCCAGATTGTTTTGTCAGTTTCAGTTTTAGCGTCTGAGAAAATACCGTTTGTTACATCGTCACCTTCTTCATCAGTGACATCCAAACCTTTTTGGAAAAGTTCTGACAAGTAACGGTAGATAGCAAGCACACGTTCCAGGCTTTCTTCAACATTGCGATACTCACCAGCTTCTTCTTTGATTTCACTGTTTTGAAGGAATTCTGTCAATGTGGAGAATGGGCTACCTCCAAGTGTAATCAAACGCTCACTGATTTCATCCAATTGACCATCAAGAGCTTCCATATACTCATCCATTTTTGGATGCCATACAAGGAAACCACGACCACGCATATACCAGTGCACTTGGTGCAAAGCAACGTGAGCTACGTACAAATCCGCAACAGCTTGGTTTAAGACTACCTTCGTTTTTGCCAATGCGGCTGGCACTGCTTTTGTTAATGATGTTACATCTTTTACTGCTTCTTTTTTCAATTCTACCATTGTTTTTACCTAATTCATTATTATTTGTAACCACTTCTTAGTGATTACTATCTTAGTATACCACTAAGGAAAACAAATATCAAGCCAAGTACCCTTTCTATTGACCTATAATTTCATCCTATCCACCATTGACGTATGTCAATGATTGATGGATGTGAAAAATTAAATAGCCAAATCAAATTTCAACTGAGGTTTAACCGGTTCATAGTCAAGCAATTCAAAGTCTTCCGCTTTGATATCAAAGAAATTGGTCCCATCAGGAACATTTAAAACCAAGCGTGGTTGGCAGTTTGACGGATCACGACGGAGCAATTCTTCTGCTTGTTCAAACTGATTATCATAGATATGAAGGTTATTGATAAAATAGAAAAACTTCCCAACCTTCCATCCAAAATGCTTGGCAATCATCATTTGAAGAGCCACGTACTGCATAGCGTTAATGTGGTGGGCCACCAACATATCGTTAGAACGCTGGGTCAAGGTCGCATCCAGATAGATTTCCCCATCAACGCGACGGACATCAAACATGGTCTGAAAGGCGCATGGAAGAAGGCCATCTGTCTCCTCAAATGCCTGATAATCCCAAAGAGAGATGATATTACGGCGGTTCCAAGGATTGATTTCCAACTGCTTGAGAATCTTGTTGATAATGTCGTGTTTCTTAACGACCGCCCCGTAACGCTCACCGATGGTTCCTGTATCTCCCACCTCCCAGTCATTCCAGTAGTGGACATTGTACTTGTCATTGAGAACTTCCAAACTATTGGTCTGATCTTGGTATATCCAAAGCACTTCTTTAATAGCTGATTTAATAGCGATAGGACGCAAAGTTGTAATGGGAAAGTCCCCTTTTGCTAAGTCATACTCGGAAAAGACACCCGTTACATACTTAGAGTTGGCAACGGTTCCATCCTTATACTTAGGCCGAGCCTGTTCTGAAAAGACACCCTCATTCAAGATTCGCTCGATATTTTCTTTAAAAATCATATCTGCTTTTGTCATATTTTTACTCCATTATATACTTTGTTTTCCATATCTGCGGTTTTTGGATATTCATCCCTGAGTAATTCTTTTAGTTTTTGTTTTATCATATGGATACCTTTCTAAAAAATGTCATATATATACTTTGATTTGCAAATTAAAGTATATATTTAATGCTAATATAGAAGTGATTATTTGATTTCTTTAATGAGTTGTGTACAATTAATAATGCAGTGGTTGTTCAATTGTTCAAGAATATCTACCAAATCATCGACTTTATAATGTACGATAGCGGCGTTGGGATATTGTGAATAGAAACTAATTGTTTTGATGTAAATACGTTCGAATGACGTTAAAGACTTATGGGCTTTTGTCCAAAATTGTTTAACGGTCATTCCATTAGGTATGAGGCCTTCCTTATCCAATGCCTTATAACATTTTGTTAATTTAAACCACTGACTTCCATCCTCAAGATATTCTACATCCAATGTTTTTATAAATAATTCTTTTTTTGTGGGTATAGGTTTCCTATCAAATTGTACAAGAACTTCAATAGCCTTGTCTTTGAATGTTTCATCTAAGCTATATTTACTACGTTTTGTAACAGGTGGGTATCGTTTTGGATTTTCATTATGGATTAACTTTCGTAATTGAGTTTCGATATCGCTCTTACTGACATCATAGTATCCCGGATTGTGTAAATTTTCCTGTATAAGGTTTACAATTTGTGAAACTGCATAATGTGTCATTTGTATAGTCCTTTCCAATTGCATTTGTTAAGTTTAATCACGAGTCCACCTCACTCCATCCTTGGTGTCAAGTAGCTTAATCCCTTGAGCAGCCAATTGATCACGGATTTGGTCCGCTGTCGCAAAGTCACGATTAGCACGCGCTTCTTGACGTTTTTGGATTAAGGCTTCAATGTCTGCATCCAAAACTTCCTCGATAAAGACAATTCCAAAGACTTCCAACATAGCCGCAAGAGCTTCCTTAACACTTGCATCATAGTTGCCGGAGTTGATCCACTTGGCCATCTCAAAGACAACTGTGATACCGTTGGCAGAGTTAAAGTCCTCATCCATAGCTGCTATAAACTTTTCTTTAAAGTCCTGTAACTCTTGAGCATCTACAGTCCCAGAAAATGGTTGCTCATAAGTATTCTTCAGATACTTTAGATTAGTCTCAGCATCTCGCACTGCCTTTTCCGTAAAGTTGATAGGCTTACGATAATGTTGAGTGGCAAAGAAGAAACGAAGCACTTGCCCATCAAGAGTTTTAAGGGCATCATGGACGGTGATAAAGTTCCCCAAGGACTTGGACATCTTGACATTGTCGATATTGACAAAACCATTGTGCATCCAGTAATTAGCAAAGGTCTTGCCTGTTTTGGCTTCTGACTGGGCAATTTCATTGGTGTGGTGAGGAAACTCAAGATCCGCTCCACCACCGTGAATATCAATGGTGTCGCCCAAAATCTCCGTCGACATGACCGAACACTCGATATGCCAGCCTGGACGACCAGGTCCCCAAGGACTATCCCAAGAAATCTCGCCTGGCTTGGCAGCTTTCCAGAGGGCAAAGTCCACAGGATTTTCCTTACGAGTTGTTTCTTCATCGGTACGACCTGAAGCGCCTAGCTCCAAATCTTCCAAGGTTTTATTAGCCAATTTGGCATAGTTGTGAGATTTTTCCACACGGAAATAGACATCCCCTTGACTCTCGTAGGCAAAGCCTTTCTCGATCAAGTCTTCCACAAAACGGATAATGTCAGCCATAAACTCCACTACACGAGGATGGCGAGTCGCAGGTTTCACGCCCAAAGCCGTCACATCCTCACGAAAGGCCGCGATGTACTTGTCCGCAACCTCTTGAGGTGTGATGCCTTCTTCCTTGGCGCGATTGATAATCTTATCATCTACATCTGTAAAATTGGAAATATAGACAACTTCGTAGCCACGGTATTCAAAATAACGACGAATGGTATCAAAAGCCACCGTCGAACGGGCATTACCAATATGGATATAGTTGTAGACTGTAGGCCCACAGACATACATCTTAACCTTGCCGTCCTCAATAGGTAAAAATTCTCGCAAATCACGAGACATGGTATCATAGATTTGAATCACGCACTAATTCCTTTCTATTTTTTTGTTTAGTCTATCTATGGATTGACTATTATAGGCCATAACAATCATATCCTGTATAATCATTCTTCTATTTCCATATTTAGATCATAGCTACTAGCTTAATCATGATGTTCTCTTTCTTTCACTAATAAGTAGTTTTTCCCATTTATTTGTAATAAGTACGTTTTGTAGTTTTCATCCTCGTCAACAATATATATGATCATGTAAATGAAGAATAAACCTATTAGTAATATTACAAGTGAGAATAAAAATAAATTGATTATCATAGTTAACATTTTATCACCATTTAATTATATATGTAATTTTTTATCACTATATTAGTAATGTTTATTCTTCAAACTTTAGATGTTCAAATAAAATTCGAAAGTGGGAAGGGTTTGGGACAAATTACATTTGTCCCAAGGATTTAGAAAAGTCGTTAGACTTTTCTAAAAAAAGAGCCTACGCTCTTTTCATCATAAGAGATTTACATTAATGGGTTTAATTCCTGAGTTTTTCAATAGTTGATTTAATTTTGTTAAACTAGGATCATTTAACAATGTTTTCACATCTTCTTCATACTTTTCTTCATCATAATTATAAAGTGTGTCACCAAGATATTCTTCCAATGTGTAGTCAGTATGCCCAATTCCACCATATTCAGTATCATCATCTTGTAAAATATAGTCCAAAATATCATTATAGGTGCTTACTTTATCACAATTAGGACAGTGGGGTTTTGCAATCATTTTGAATTGATGTGTGTATCGTATGGTTTCAGGACCATGGTAGTGGCAATTTGTACAATAATAATGTTTGTAACTAATCATTTAATTTTTCCTTTCTATTCTTCTATTAATGATAGAAGTCTTTCATTGCACCTATTGTATAATGTAATGGAGAAAATCTCATGTCAGTCATTAATGTAGATAATTGTATATCTGCATTTACTAATCTTATAATCATTTCAATAAAATCGTCAATACCTTTTTCCGAATTAATACTAAAATAAGTAAATGTAGGTGCAAAATCTTCAATCTTATTAAACGACTCATACTTACTAGTACGCATAATTTCAATATCATTTGCTTTAGCTTTAGTGTTTAAATCATCTGCTAATGGCGTTAAATTAAGTTGTATTTCATGATAACTATAAGTATTAAGCCTACTTTGTAATTTTTCAAATTGATATCTGATTGTAATTAGATTTTCATTTTGTTTAATTTTAACATCAGTATTTGATAGTTTTTGTTTCAGTTGATTAATAATGTATTGAGGTTTAAATCGAATTTCCCCATCAATAATATCGGATAAGGATTGGCGAATATGATAATCGTCATCATATGGATTACTACTTGTTGATAGAGTAATGGGTTCTTTTATTGGGTTTTTCAGGTTAATACAATTTGTGATAAAGTTTGAATTTGTTGGATCAACATATGACTCCCAGTTTTTCATCATATTATTGATCCAATTATCAATATTTCCACGTTTCTGATAACGTCTTTGATAATGAACTTTATCATCTATATGAGGTAACACGATTTGAATATCAATATTTCGTTTATTTAATTCCTCAATTAATGTTGGAAAAAGAGCTATTAGAACATAATCATAGGTTTCTTTTGCTTGTATGATTGCATTAATATAATCATTCATGCCATTGGGGTTTGGTACTCTATTACAATCCCCTTTTAGTTTTTCGTATTTTTCAAGTTCTAAGTTTGAAGGTAATTGAAAAAAGTAATGACTTGATTCCAAATCAATTACATTATCATATCGTAATGCTGCAGTTGTTTTTCCAATCCCTGCAAATCCTGCAATGATAGTTCCTTTTGGAATAATAGTATAATTTGTCATTGGTAGTTATCTTTCTATTACGCTACAAATTCTTCTAATGCTTGAGCTGCTTTTTGATAGGTTTCTGTATCATATTCAATCAAAATCGCATTTCGATTTGTATTTAAACAGGCTTTACCAATATTAGCTGAACCTGTAAATTGATCTAGTACAACTTCATTTGGTAAGGTAATATAATGTAATAACTGTTCAAATAATTCAACGGGCTTTTCTGCTTGATGAATTTGCATCTTCTTTGGTGTTTTTTCTACATCAAAAACAGTTGGTAACATTCTATTTGTGCCTTTCATATAATGAATAGGGGCATTTTGTTCTTGTAATTTTTGTACAATATCTTGAGATGTCAGTCCTTTTGTTTCAATGTTATAATTAACTGCCTCAGCTAAATTTTTCTTCGCATCTAATTTAAGTGCACGAGTATTACCTTTGGTAAAAAATACCATCTGCTCCGAATTCTTAGCTTTTCTACCTGTGTTGGATACAAAGTTTCCTTTTTTCCAGTTGACAGTTGAATAATATTGAAAACCAGCTTCTTGTGCCCATTTCTTACAGGCATAGATGTAATCAAAATTATTGCTATTTTCTTCAGCGAAAAATTCAACCATGAATGATCCATCTTTTAAAACTCGGAATTTTTCCTTAAAGTCTTCCTTTGTGTAGTTGAAAGTGTTATAGTCAGAAAATGAACGGTTACCGCCTTTATTTGATTTGGTGTCAGAATAGGGGTGGTCTGTGATAATACAATCAATGGTGTTATCTTGAATCATTGATAAATCACGTCCATTTCCTTGAACCAGAAGAACACTATTCTCTTCTGTGTCAACCATTTTGTAGACACCTTTAGAAACCTTTAGAAATAATCCTTTATCTACACATTCGTAAATACGTGCACGAATAGAGTGCTTCTTATCGGTTGAAGTAACAGCTTCATACGCATCTTTTAATGTGAATTCTTTATCTGGTTCAAGTTTAGAAAATAACTCCTGTTTAATTGATTTTTTAGTGAATGTTTGCATTATTGTTCCTTTTTTAATCTTCTTTTAGGTGTACGGTTACACTAATGGTGTTCTCATTGAATTCATCCATTAGATCATATTCTAGTTCTTGTTCAAGTTCATTTCTATAAAGTTCAAGTAACTGTTCATTTGAACAACCTTTAATCGTGACATCGATAAACTCCACATCTGTTATATGAAATTTAAAAATTCCTTTGTCATTAATTTGTGAACCGTATAGTTGAATTTTTGCAATAATTGATGCCGTAAGATCAGAAATAAGCTGATTTTCACCGTGAATTTCAACATGGTAATCTTCCATTCTATAATCATCTCTATATGTAATGGTAATATTTTTACCATCAATGATGATGTCTTTTGGGTCAATTCTTGTCCACAAATAATCTAATCCAAAGATTTCAATATAATCAATTTGATTCTTTAATTCATTCAATGTTATTCTTCCTTTTGCGATACAATATTACTAAAGTAAGTTTGAATGCCAATTGTTTCAATATGCTGTTTCAATTTTTCAGCTTCAGTTAATGTTTCTGCATCTGAAATAGGTTCATATAGATATACGTTTTCAGTATTTGATTGATACTCATCTTTAGACATAACACTAAGTGTTTTCGTGTTGTGATTTGATAGGATAATGAAATTGTTCATGAGATATTTCCTTTCAATAGTAAACTATTATAGCTAGTTCTTTATGGTAATCCATCTGAGTTATATTCTTTTTTATTATTGGTCAAATAAATTCGAAATTTATTATCTAATTGTTTAATAGTTACAGTAAACTTGCTGTTTTTATCTTCACGTTCATCATAAATATTATCACTTGTGATTTTTGCAACAGATAATGTACCATTATTTTTCTTTGCTAAATACAGAATATCCGAATCAAACATGTTCTTTAATTGTCCGTAAAGATCAATAATTATTGGTTTTGGGGAGCGATAATAGTTGGTTTTTGAATTAAGGATCATTGAATAATGATGATCCACATAAAACTTATCAATATCGTTATTTTCTAATGCAGATAACTCATCTTGTCGTGTAGTAATATAAATTTCTTCTTTACTATCTGAAGTATAGGTTTTTCCGGAAACGTGTTCCCAACGAGTATTTTCTTCTTTGATGCGAGCATTACCATCAACATAAAGATATACAATTGCACCAATAGCCAGGATAACCATAAAGATAAATAATCGGTCTTTAACTTTTTCAGATTTCATGTTAGCATCCTTTCAATATTTTATCAACCATTTGTTGTTGTTTTATAGAAAGTTGACACAGATGTGTATGTAACCATTCTTTCTGTTTTTCGGTTGGTTCATAAAATCCTTTTTTCACTAAATCGGTCATTTCCTGTGTGATTAGTGATCTTGCATATACAAAATAAATAGCACCATCATCATCGGTAAGATTATGATTCCATGCAACTTGATGGTGAGTACCATAACTGGATTCATAAAATTGACCATCGGAGTCTAACCATCCAGTTAAACCTGTACCATCTTCTACGGGTCGTTGTGGCAATTCTCTAATTTCAATAATTTCATCATCAGAAGGATCAGGATAATATCCTCCTACACGATTAACATATAAGATGCCTTTCTTTTCTAATACTTGTTCTGGATGCTCTAATTTATTGGTCATTTCCATTAATAATTCAGGCATATTCAAAAGTCGTTGAGAAAGTGCTGTTTTATGCATGTCTGCCAAATCATCTAAATAGGTATATGTTTCATGTGCGATTTGTGGATTTTTCAAATCGTCAAGTCGGATCACTCGATACCAACCGTCATTTTGTTCATTTTTGATATGTGCATATAAAGGCATGTTTATTGTCTCCTATTATCTATGATTCATAATGTATTGGAAAATATCAGGATAATCTTGTGCAAGTGTTGACATGATAGTTGATCGTGCTGTTTCATATGTTAAAAATCGTTCACAATCACGATCAGTAATGGTATCCAATGTACCTTGATCTAAATTATCAGTTAAGTCTGATAATTTGATAAGCATTGCATCCACATTATTACAAATATTTTTGATATAATCTGGATAAGATACATTTTCTTTATCATGTGTGAGGTACTCTAAGACTTCTAATACTTCCCTACAAATCCCTTGTTGACGTAGGAATTTTTCAGTATAGGGAGTATCTTCAATGACATCATGGAGTATTGCCGCAGTTTTTTGTAATTTTGTTTGAATATACGTTGTGTTATTTGCAACACGAAGCGCGTGAAAAATGTATAAATCCCCATTACGTCGTGTCACATTTTTATGTGCAAATGTTGCAATTTCTAAGGCTAATTGTAATTGGTTATTGTTCATAAATTAAACCTCTTTTCTTAATTATTAGAAGATTCATTTGACTCTAATTGTTCCTGTTCAATAATAAAGTTTACTACTTCATCAATAGCTTCTTTTGGTAGCCATGAATCAATATCTAAAATGGATTCATCTAATTCTATTTCCGTATAAGTCATTGTTATAATTACTCCGTATTTAATATAAAATTTTCAATATCTTTTGGTTTGAAGTTGGCATGATTTTGATATTCAGAAAGGAAAAATTGTTGAATGAATTCTTCATAATCGGAATGTTTATAATCGGGATATTCGTTTAGAAAATCTCGAATAGCCTTTTCATAAGTTCGTTTCAAAGAACCTTCTTTTAGTTGCTTCAATCTTGATTTTTCAAGATCAATTTCATTTTCGTTTTTGAATAGTACATCTAATTTTTCAGTAGTAAAAATATATTTGTTAGCATACCATTCAAACATGAATTTTTGCGAAATCTTTGGTTGTTGCATAACCAATTTTTCTAACATTTTTTCAGTCCAAATTTTATAATTAGCCATGTGAATAGATAGGTTTACATGGTTATCTGAATCAAGATAGGCACCGTGTAAATGTCCATGAATGTTAATCGTTTCATTTGTTACTGGCAATGGTTCATGACTTAATAAAATTCGTTTATTATAAAAGATTGGAACATCAGAAACAATATCAAATGCTTGTAAAAGTTTTTGCTTCTGAGTGTCATGATTTCCACGAATGAGAATGGTTTTACACTTTAAATTTTTCCAAAATTGAATATTGTCTCGACTCATCTCACCAACATCACCAAGTACATATAAGGTATCATTTAGATGTAGATTTGTTGTGATCAAGTTTTTAATGTAATCGTCATGCTCTTTAATGGTTTTAAACTGAGTTCGTTCAAACTTTATAATATTGTCATGACTCAAATGTGGGTCAGAAATGAATTTATCCATTTAATTACCTCCTTTCTTATAAAAAACCTAGTCTAATGACTAGGTTTTATAAACATTTTAGTTCGTCTACCAAGTCATTAAATTCCGTATACTGGTCATATAATTCATCAAATTCATAGAGTACGGTATCTTTATATGGTAATTCTTCTAGCAATTCAATGAATTTGTTTCGATATTTCATGAAAATGTCATCTTCATTACGCATGACCTCATTATAATGATCCAAAATGTATTGAACTGATAGAACTTCACCTTCATCATAAATTTCACAGTCTAATAGTGCTTCTACTGTATAATCATGAGACTCAATAATATTATACTGAACATCATCGTCTTGTTCTTCGGCATTCCAATCTAATATAGCTTCACCTTTATGAATAAAGTCACAACCAGATTCAGAATCTGTAAATTTAAAGATAACTTCAAAATCATGTTCTTTAATTTCATTTTTTAATTGAATCAGTTTTGCATTATCTTTTTCAAATTCTTCATCATAATTTCCTTTTAACGGAGAAAAGAACCATTTTACATTTGATTCAAATGTCCAACGTCCATTTGCAGAAAAATATGATTCATATGCATATTTATCTTCATTAGGTACTTTATAAATCTTAGTATCAAACTCTTTTTCATCAAAATCAATTGTAGTATCATAATAGGCTGTTCTCTCAGATGCCTCATGAAGTTGTAAAAGTTTTTTAATTAGTTCGGGTGTTTGTGCTTGAATCATTACTGACCCAAATGCGCTTGAAATATTTGCCATTTATTGTTCCTTTCTAGGATCAAGTATTATGTATTTAGGGATTTACCTTAATATAGTTAAAAACAATAGACTATATAGCCTATTGTTTTTGGACGATTATTGGTCATGATAAGTATATCGGTTATCATTCTAAAGTTGTTTGCTTTTTTGTGGTTCTTTGAAATTTAAATCATCTAATGTTAAAACATTACCATATGTTTGTTCTTTCAATTGTAAGAAGTTATGATGGATTTCTGCTTTGATATTTCTTGCTGCTTGTGTAATATGTTGAATATCAGTAGTTAGATGGGATAGATTTGTTTCCTGATATGATTCCATATTCACAGATGTTTCAATATAATTATTTTTATCTATTTCATTTAGTTGCACACGTTCATGATTTGTATCATGTGCTGCCAAATAAATATGACCTTCTCCTCTATGTTGTAGTTCTAAATATTCAGGCATATCTGTTTGATTTAATGATAGAACTACACCTTCTTCAAGCATACAATGTATTTTTTCTATATATTGAGGGTTAATATTACTTAGTTGATTTAGGAAGTTTAAATCATCGATTAGTTCTTCATCACGCATTATATAGTTTGCGAGTATGACATTATCATTGTTACATAGTGAGATTTCGTTGTTTTGTTGAGAATTTTCAATATAATGAAAAGGCAATCCTTGAGATTCAACCCATTTATTTAATTTGTCGATCTGTATCTCCCCTGTATAACAAGGATATGGGAAGTACTCTGAGTTATACTCTATTTTATGTTGATTAGTATTTTGTGGTGATAACGTGTTTATATGTAATGTGTTTTTTATAAATTCATTGGATGAATTTAGCATATTTTTTAATTGATATTTTGCGTCATCAAGTGTTTTAGCTGTTTTATTTTGATATTGTTTATTTTCAATGTCAATGTGATGTAAGATATATTTGGAATCGCCATCAATAAAATAAGGTTTTATATTTCCATTTCTATCGATTGATATCATATGTTCATTTTGTTGAGTGGTTTCAATGCTGATATCAATATCGGAAGTAATGTTAACTGTAATTGTTTGTGATATCTCATTTTTTAATTCCGATAATATCTCAAAATGTGTTGGTGTTAATTTATGAACATTGTTTAATAAGAATGGATTGCAGTTTCTAATCTCTGATAATAATTCTAAGATGTTATCCATTTCAGATAGTTCTTCCACTTGTATAGTATTTGATTTACCTGATGGTAAATTCATTATTATCGTTTCGTGACCTTCTGGCCCTGTATGTATTGATGCGTCAAATGGATATGCTTCCTTTACGAATTTATTATTTAATGAACTAACTATTGTCATAATCTACCTCTTTTTTATTATAATATTAATGCCCGATTAATTACATTTGTGATCATCGTTTTCTTAATTATAATATAAAATAACATTATTTTCAATATTAAGAGAATAGATAGTTAATTCTAAATCAATCGAATCAATTCTTCAACAAGTTGTTCTGGTTCTAACATAAAATCATCAAATTGTGATAATGTAATTGTATCAAATAACCACTCATCGATTAGATTCAACAGATCTTCTTCTGTTCGCAGTCTAGAAATTGTATCTCCATTATAAATCCATGTGAAAGTTTCTACATTTCGTATAAAATCATCTTTGGTATATCCTTCTGTATGATAGTTACAAATATCGTAAATAAAATCAGGTATAGCTTTATTTATCATTTGATATGCCATGCTTTTGACGGTACTGGTTTTAGATGATTTAATGGTTAGAATATGTTGAACATTTTTGAACAATCGAAGGAAATATACAATCATATTATATTCTCTTGGGGTAAAGGAATCTTCAAGTATATTCCCATCAATAGAAAACGGAACGTCTTTGTAGGTTAATTTCATATAAGATATATTCTTCCTTTCTATAATGTAACAACTTGAGTAAGATTTCCTTTACGATCAAGAATATGTAGTTCAATATGTCCTTCATTATCTTTATGAAGTCTAAGAATTTTTGAAACTCTACTATTTTGTTCAATTCTAATTTCTTGATCACATATGTTACTTTCATTAAGAAGAGTAATCTCTGGTAGAGTGTTAAAATCATCCATATTTAGTGCAAATTCAGTTTCAGAATCGAATGAACTTGAGTCACCTTCACCAAATGTTTCAATGATAGTATCATACTTCTCGTCAAAGTTTTGTGGTGTAATTGTATCTTCTACTTCAAAACTACTATAAATAATTTCTTTTACTAAAATCTCCGTTGACATTTATTCATGACCCCCTAATGTATAGTTTAAGAATGTTCTTAATTTTTGAATATCTTTTTGAGTATGTTCTAAAATCAAATCATCATCTAACTCATGATAGGTATCATAATCACAAAACTCAAATTGGATTGCAAAATCAATAATATCATTTAGTAGTTTTGAATCTTTTTCAGAAAATCCTTCAACTTCAAATCCAAGTACCCATGCATTTGCAAAATCTTCTTGATGATCTTCAAACCATGTATTTAATTTCTTATCTTTACGAAGTTTATCGGTTGCACTAAAGAGTGTTAGTTCTTGTTTTTTGGCACTGTCCATAAACGATGCAACCATTGGTGGTAATTTAACGAGTGATGTCATCAATTTTTCTCCCATTCTAATTCTTCTTTAATAATTTCATCCAGATCTTTAATCGAATCTCATCATAAATTATTTTTGATTCTTCATTTGTCAATGGAATAATAATTGCCATTTATGATTTCCTTTTCTTTGAGTGATTGTTGTAATATCTTTTATATTTTACCTCGTGTTGTAGTGAGCGTTAATGATTTCTTGTAAATGATTGATGTCGATTTTCGTCCTTTATAGGGTCCGAATGTTTTATAATAGCCATAACTTTTACGATATTCAATCTTACTGATTTTTGATTTTTCTGTTATTTTTGATGTGGAAATAATATTATTTGCTCTTAATATGACATGGTGTGTTACCGTATCTCCATCTTTTTCGGCCATAACATATCCGTACCAATCTTCATCATTTGCAAATACCTTATATTTTTCTAATAATTCTTTACTAACATCTATAGAATAAGGTAACGATAAATCAATATATCGGTACGTATCATAATTTTTTAAGGTAATATTTGTATTCTGATTATTTGGATAAATTGTTTTCCATTCATTATCCATAATTACTTCAGTGTTAGTGTTTGAATATCCAATAATTATTATCACTAATGAAATAATAATTAAAATTATTGATGATAAACATGAATTTGATTTAATGATCTTAAATTTCTTCAATAATAAACTACAAAGGTAAAATAATATTATTATACCAATGAAGATAGTTTCAAGCAATAAAGGGTGACTTAAAATTTCTTCCATTATTGTTTGTATCATAATATCCTCCCCTTATTATAGAATATCTACAATTTCTTCTGTTGATAATTCCTTAACACCGTATAATGATCCATCATAAAAATATTGTGGATCCATATTTACAACTGCTGATGGGTGTTGTTTAATTTCTTCTGCAACATACATAGGAATTTTACACGGTTCAAATCCATGAAGATATAAAATCGTAAGATGTTTATCTAACGTATCGGCTGTTGTTGAAATTTCTATAATTTCTGGATCATCAGTTACATCTATAATGGATTCTGAGACGGATTCTAATAATTCTTTAAGAGATGTATAGGCAAATCCGTTTCTAAGTTGTCCATTATCTAAAATACCATAGTAGGTTTTAAGTTCAGTCATTTAATTCTCCTTCTTTTTTGAAAGTTTATATCTAAAATAAAACTCTGTACCAATCCATTGTACACTACCTACAATGGCACCAACTATGAAAATAAACTCAAAACTTAGTTGTAAGTGATGTAAGAACAACCATAATAGAACCGGAGTTAATATAGCAGTTGGTATTGCATAAATGAGTTGAGCTATACCATTTAAATCATGACGATAGGATCGACTAATGGATAACCACATATAATAACGTAGCTTAGTCACAATTTCGATAGGTAAGAAAATCCATATGATTGGAGAAATAATTCCTTGATATATTGATTCTGGTAACCAAGTTAAACCGAAATATGCGACAACATAAAGTGACACAATAGAAATTAAAGCACCAACAGTAGCTTTCCAAAAGACAAATTTATTGTCTTTGTATGGGATTGAATCATTCAAACCAACATTTCGAGACACATGACTATTTAACAATCCAGCCATCGAATCTACCCATCCTTCAGGTAACATCATTAGATTTGAAATCCAATATTTTATACCTGCATATATAGGATTGATTGTAATGGTCAATCCTACTCCAATAATAGCTGATATTCTTGGTGCTAGACGTCTAACCAATTCCCATTTCACAATTACCCAATAGGATTTAATTTCTTTCCATGAAAATTCAAATCCCTTATTGAAAAATTGTGGTATAGGCTTCTTCCATAAGAACCAATATAATGGAATTGCATTCGTAATCATATTTACAATTAAAGCAGTGTTAACACCTAAATGTAAAACATGAGTTGTAAAGAAAATACCAATCAACATAGACCAAGCTATAGAATGATCTAAAACAGTAGCTTCCTTACTTTTACCTCTAGTTCTTAAATAGGATGGGATGAATATAGACCATGGAGCTGCTATTAAAATCGAAATGATTGATAATTGGAAATATGGAATGTAGAATGGCAAATCTATTGGTGATACCCCTAAAATAAGCAGTAGTTTAGGGAGAAACATAAAACTACCAATAGCTGAAGGTAAGAGCATGAGATAGAATAAGTATATGTGATTTTTAACTACTTTAGACTCTATACTTAGTCCCTGCTTCTCAATCAATTTAGGCAATGTTGCAGTCATAGATGTTCTAGCAGTATAATAAGTAGATGATAATATTACCCAAAATGCATCATTTACTCCAAAAAGAACTGTTATTCGTTCTACTAGACCCTTATCGGCTAAAAGACTGAAACATAATACCCAGCCTATTTCAATTGCATTATCCGCTAGTGAACCGATAAACGCATGGTAAAGCATTTGAGTTAATTTTTGACGATTCCAAGGTTTATTTGTTGACATTGGAACCCTCAACAATTTGTTTCAGACCCTTAAAATAATCCAACACTTCGTTCAATTTCTCAACATAAGGTCGGTCTAGCTCTTGAACTTCTGTAGTCAAACAATCAAAAGGTTTCATAGACGAATGAAGTCTCATATTATCTTTATGATAAGTGGTAACCGACCAAGCGTCATGAACCATTTCTTTTGTGATTTCAATATTGGATGATAAAGCAGTCAAAACTAATTGAGTATAGAAAATTATAAAATCCTCAGATAAACACGAAATTTCTGTTCTAAAAGCTGAGTCAACTTTTTCTCTAACTTTATGAACATAAGTATCGCCAAGTCCAGGTGCTTTCTCTAAGAGGATACCCGACAATGCTAAATAATCACTCAAATAATAAGGCTTGTCAAAAATAGTTACTTTAATATCTGTTCTGTCTTTGTAGAGAACTAAAGTTTTGTCGTAATAACCTCTTAAGTTATGCCAAGACTGTTCATTATTACCCCGACGCTGACTACGCTCTTTATAGATAGATTCATAATCACCAACATCAACGACTACGACCTCCAATAAACCTTTAAGTTCAATACACCATTCTGGTGAATAGGTTTCTCCATCAAACAAAACAATGTTTTCTGGGTGTGTTCTCATATAGTTAGTTAATGTATCGGAATTTTGTTGGAGACTATTTGAGGATACTAATTTGTCATGAATTTCTTGTGTGAGCATAATTGTTGCTCCAATACGATACCATGCAGTAGATGTTTGTGTGTTTCTATATCGAAAGGTTGCTTTTTCTTGTAAATAAAGTGCTGCTACATTATCAGGATCAGCGGTAAGCGCTTTATCAATCAAACAGTTTTTGTCAATATATTCAATGTGAACGCCACTGGACCCATTTACAAGGATGTCCTCCAAGGACACCCCTGTTTGGATTAATTTCTGTAAAATAGTTTGTAGGTTATACAGTTCTTCTGCTGTCATATCTTACCACCATGCATAAAGTGCAGTTTCGCCATCTACCCAATTTTCAAGAAATGATTCAGATAAGTTACCTTCATCTACTAATAGTTCTACAATTGATTCATCGGTACAATACGTACAATTATCATGCAAAAGTTCCCATCCACGATCATTTAAACCTTTACGTTGATAATCAACTTCTGTTTTCTTAATGACATAAGTTGGTCTAACTTTTGTATATGTGAATTGTTCAAGGTCTTTTTCTTTTTTTGTAGAAATGGTGATATATGGTAGATCACTATAATCAACATCACAATCGTTATAGGTTGGTCCGTAATCTACAATTTTAAGCTCCATACCTTGTGAACTAATGGATTGCATAACAATTCGTGGGTCAAAATAAGGTTCATTATCTCCAACTTTTCGTGTTCTGCTTTCAATATCACTGTAGTAATCTTCGATGTTTGAATATTTTTCAGGGTATTTCTTTTGGAATTCATAAAAGAATGCTACATCATCATCATATTGTGTTTCTACATCAACAATGACAGCAAAATTATCAATGATATCTTGTGAATAAACCTCATCACGTTCATTATCGTCTACTTCGATAAATGAATAACCTTTTTCATATAGTTCTTCCTCAGTATATGTTTTGGATGTGTCTAGTTTTGGTTCTTCAAGTTTATATAAAAAAATGTCAAGTCCCATTATTTTTTCCTTTCTTAATTTTCTAATAGATTCGTTAATTCTTTTGTCAAGTCTTTGGTATGATCAGTTGTTTCAACTGTAATTCGAATCTGACCATCTACATCTGGTTGTAAGTTGTCCCCATAATAGCCAAATGCGGTTCGTCTCATATTTGTGACGGGTCTATATTCAACTTTCGTAATTTTTGAATCTTTTGTTATGGTATCAACATTACCACTAAGTTGAATATCTTTGCTATCGAAATAGATGGTTTTTATGATAGTTGTATTTTCTTTGCTTAATGCCAATTTACCATTTTGTGATTCACTAATGAGTTTATACTCGTATTTTAATGGCTTATTAATTGGAATTCTACTTTCGTCTAATTCTAGAGTTATATCGGCATTAATATCATTAACATATATTTGTTTCCATTCAGTATCAGAATTATATTCTTTTTTGATATTGAATAAAAATACTAGTGAAATAAATAGTAGAATAATAGGAACTACTATTCCCATTGCAAAAAAGAAATTCTGCAGGCGTTCTTTTTTGACCATCTGAGCTATTATCCCAAATAAAATACCAGGTGTTCCTATAATAATACATACTGTAAAAGGTAAGAATTCATTACTGAGTAGCCATTCAATCATAAGATAATTCCTTTCTTACTCAATCCACTCAATTTTCTCATCCCACATATAGTTATTACAGATGTTTGACCATGCTTCAACACGAAAATGATTTCTACCGTGATTAATTAAAAATGAAAACAATGGGTCATCTTCATGTCTAATATCAATTGTATCAAATTCTAAGGTATTCAATTCTTTTTTAATATTATCATGTAGATTTTTTAATTTTTGTAAAATAGAATGAGTATACTCTGGATCGGAAACCCATGTTGGTTTATTATTTATTTTATATGTATCAATATCTATTTCCAAATCATCAAATATTGTTCTAATAATTAGTTTAATTTCCGATTCTAATTCAACCTTATGGATTGTAATTTCTCGTTCGTTTTGGCTTGCAGCAATATACATAAGAATTATTCCTTTCAATACTGTTGTAATTTTTCAGCAACTACAGTTACTACACCTGTGAAATTATGAATATTTATAATCTTTTCTTGTGTTGTTGAATTAAATGTTGACTCAAAAATAGAGTAAGTGTCAGAAGATTCTTCATCAATAACAAGAATTGTAAATCGCTCGTCATCTAACTCAATAAAAATACTATCTTCATTCACAACTACTCGTAACAATTTCGCTTTATATTCTTGTAAAATTGGTGTTAGTTGATTGATATTTGTATACATATGTTATTCTATCCTTATAATTTAGAAAGTAATGATTCAATACCTTGTTTTCGTTTTTCAAATAATGAATTATGTTTACATTGTGATTCTAATTCTTTTAATTTGTAATTACCTAATTGTAAAAGCCATTCAAGTGTTCTTTTTTCGTTTTCAGTTAAGTTATTCATATTTCTTCCTTTTTGTTAATTTCTAATTGTTACAATTCCTGTGAAATCATTTTGTAAAATTCGAAAATGAGGTTCTGTCATCCCATATTGATGATTATTCCAAACAAGGAAATAGGTATATCGCAATCGATATTTTTCTTCTTCCGTTAGAAATAAATCATTTAATGAATGAAACTCTAGCCATTGTAATAATTTTTTCGAGTCCATGCGTCTGAAACTTTCTAACTTAGGAATTGGTTCGCTAATTTCGTTTTTGAAAGCATATAAAAATGACTTAGCTAATGATTCACTTGTTATCTGAATATGTGACACATCAAATGAAATAAATAGTTGTTTCGTCATAAAAAGTCCTTTCTAAAATTAATAAATCAACTCATCCATTTCAGATGGTTTAAAGTCATTATCAACATAATCTAGAAATGCTTGTTTATTGTATGCTTCTTGTGGTTCAAAAATAGCTTCTAGTATTCGAACACTCATGTAATAACATTGTTGAACAAAGAATGCTTCTGGTCGTTCAAATACAAATTTAGCATCCTTATCTTCCAAATCATCTTCATGGAATTCATCCCAAAAGGAACGAATATAGTTGAGTGTTTCTTGTGTATTATAAGTCATTGTACCATCAGCGTAATAACTGTCAAATACATCATAAGAATTAAAGGTGGACACCCCATAATCTAAATTTTCATGAACCCAGTCGTAGATAATGTCTGTAACATATTGAATAAATGAACGTTGATCTATTGGTTTATATAAACGGGAATCTAGCTGCATATTCAATAGTCGTTCCATCATTTGTTTTTGTTCATCTGTATCATCGTGACATGCACGATGATGATTGAGTACGTTTCGAACATCCAACAAGTCTTGTTGCGTTACATGGTCATAAGGTTTTTCAATAAGTTTCTTAACAGTTTTTTGTTTTTGTTCTTCAATTTCATTGAATTGAATGGTAATTTTATTGGTCATTGTTTTTCCTCAATTGTTTCTAAAATTTGATCCCCTTAGAATCCATTTGTCTCAAACAAATAATTCATTTCTTTGAAATAAGTACTTTTTTGACCCATATACGTAATATAAATGTCTGTTAAATCTTCTGTTTCATAATTTCGTTCAACAGAAATAAAATCGTATATTTGATAATAACTAGCGCCATATTCTGCAACTTCATGAATTGCATCAAGAAAGGCATAAATGATTGTATTTGGGATTTTATCAAGTGTAAATTCAAGGTTTTCTGATTTAATTTCATCAATTAGTTCACAAAGATTTTCTAAAAATCTGTTGATAACGTAATATTCATCTTGTTTTGTGATTTCAATGTCATTAATATATGCTTTAAATTGCATTTTGATATCTGAAGTGTAATATTTTGGCATAAAAATAATCCTTATATTTTATCTAGTTGTAAACAATAGATATCGAACGAAAAATACAATAATAAGAACCATATCTAAGAGTGATAATGCAAGATAGACTTTCAGTTGAGTTGCTAATGGTTTTTTCTCTAATACTTTTGGTGCGATAACTGTTAAAATAGTTGTTATTAAAAACAATATGAAAATAAACAGCGTCATGAATAATCTCCTTTATATTTTTACCGACAATCATCACTTATTCAATTTTACATCTAAAGATTTGTGCTTTATTATCATACCAAACAGATGGCAAATCATCCTGTAATTCAGTGATATCATCAAATGATAATACTTCTAAATCATAGTTCAAACCATGACGTTTCATATTATTTAATTGATTTCGTGAATAATACCCTTCATCAACCAATTCCTCTTCAACTTCATTGAATACAAGTGAGTTAAAATCAAAAGTTGTCTTTTCAAAATTAGGAGTTCCGTCCTCATTAAACTCCCAATAAATGCAGACTGTACCTTCTGACCAGAATAATAAATTCTCAACACCTTCATCTGTGAAGGAAATAATTCCTTCATTTCTATTAGCATCTTCATTTGTATAGTCAGGATTTAATGATTGAATGTATTTTAGTGATTTTTCATCACGACCAGTAATTCCTGAAATAGCAGATAAACATGCTAGATTAAAATGATTTTTCTGATCGTCTTCTGTTTTAATTTCAGTATCTAAATTTTCATAATAATCTACAATTGCATCTCTTAAACCATTTAATTCTTCTAATGCGGAATTAGTATATGCTGACCAATGATAATAAATGGCATTAGTTGGTTCTAATTCTGTAGTATAATTTGCAATAACAAGTCGTTGTCCCATAGGTATTTTTCCTTTTATTTAGTTTCTAAATTATAATATCTCATTGCATCACGAGATGCAGATTTCGCAAAGGACTCTAATAATAAGGTTTGAGTTCCAATGGATAATGTTTTGGTTTTACATCGTTTGATAAGTGTCAATTTATTATTGTCTAAGACAATCACTCCAACTGTATGATTTTCAAGTTTTCCTAAAAACCAACGTTCTTGTTGGATTTGATTGTATAAATCTATCGGCATTACAAAGTAATTTTTATGGCCTACGAAGGATAATCGTGCATCTGAGGTAATGTCGGTTAAACTTGACTTTATTTCATAACAGGTAATTATTCCTGTTGTTGTAATCGTCATATAATCGACATATTCCTGCTCATTTGTTAGATACTGACTGGTTGCATGTGAACCAATTTTCACTTCTTTACAGCCATACGTTCCTATCTTATTTGTATAAGATACTAATAGTTGTTCTAATTCTTTTGTTTGTTGTGATTTCATGTTAAAAATAAAAAGACGATAGTAATATCGTCTTATTTTACTGCTAAATCGGTACCACTAAAGTATTTACGCATTAATCCGTAAACTGGTTCAGGAGTATAATGATACGGTTCTTTACAAATTGCGAGTTTTACTTCAATAAGAGGTGCATTTGGATCTAAATGAATATCTTTTTCTAGTTCAATATTAAGACCCGATCCACCACCATTAATTTTGTCAAATAACCCAAATGAGGTTGTTTTACGAATGATTCCATTCTTGTTCGCAACTGCAAGAATAGCTTCAAAATCAGTTGTATCAGGAATAGCAATCAATTCCATATTATATAATTCTGTTGTAAAATCATATAATTCCTCATATAAACTTGTCAAAAATTTAGAGGTCTTACGAGTATTTGTTTGAAACAATTGATTTCGAGTATATCCTTGTGTTTTCAATAACCAGTCAATTGTTGTATAATCATCTGATACTTGTGATACAAAGTTATCATGAATATCCCCATCTGATTCAAAATATAAAGTTAAATCAGATGGATATGAATTGCGTAATAATTGCTCAATATTACAATTAAATGAAATGGTATTATAGAAAATACTATCTAACATCAAGTCTTCTGCATTTTCACGAGGAAATTCTAAATGGGTATCATAAAATTTACGAATGTTTTCATCAATGATTTCTGATTCATATTCATATGTTTGAAATGGTTCGTTAGCACTTAGTAAATATTCATTAGCGGAATCAATAAAGGTCATCTTGTATGTTTGTGCTAACTCTAGAATTTTTTCTAAATCGTCACTACTTAACTGTTCATTTTGGTCCCAATAGTAGTCAATGATCGTACTAGGATATTCTTTTAATAGAAATTCTTTAAACGCATTTTGAATTTCTTCATCTTCTGTATTTGCACCTTCATAATCTTTATATTCTGATTCTGATACAAAGAGTTCCCCATTGAATCCACTATCTTGTATCCACAAATGATAAAGGCTAGGAAGAGGTTCTTTTTCTTCACATTCTTGTTCGTATTCGTGAAGTTCGTGAATTAAGTCATCTAGTGATTTGTCATGATCAATCATCCATTGTAATTGATATTTTTGATAAGGTGTCATATGTTTCCTTTCCTAATAATTTTCATCAATCCATTGCTCTAGAATTTCTTGAGCATATTCATCATAATCGATATAACGAGTCGTTTCTAAATTCCCATATCCATTAAATCGAATATAAGAGTCATTCCATGATTGAATGTTTCCAAAATAGACGGCTTTTGCAGCTTTTTCGGGGTCGTCTTTGAAAATTGTATTGAAAAAGTCATCATCAAACTCATACCAATCGTTTAAATCTCCAATATTTTCATTATCTTGTAATTGATAATATAATTCTTCTATTGAGTCAATATCATCTAATTGATCATTCAAAAAGGCAATTAATGAATTAGAATAATCTACATTTTCCAATATGATAATTTCATTATCTAATACTATATTTATATTCTCTTTATCTCGTTTTACTTCCATAGTAAGATACCTTCTTAGTCAAAATATTTTTTAATTTTTTTATGAATAGCTTCGGTGGACAAATCCATTTGATTACTTCTTGTTAATATTGAATCAATCTCTGAATAGGTTTTATGTAGTATACTTTTATACTGTTGTTCTTTATCCTGATTTGTTGCATAGGTTTGATTTAACTTTTGGATTTCATCTACAAAACTACCCCATGATTCAATGTATGAGTTTTCACCTGGAACTTGTTTTACTCTTAGATACTGATATTTCTTTAACAATTGCTCGCATTCATCTATAGAATAAGGTCCGTAGTTTAAGTAATAATATAATTCTGAAATACTTGTAAGGACTTTATATTTACTAATAATTGCCCCATATTTTGAAAGATCAATTTTTTTTGAAATTTTACCATCAATTCTATATGCAATAATATATCCAATGAGTACATCAATTATTAGTTTTCTATGCTCATTTTCTATTTCAGAAACGGGACTCAATATTGGCTTATTCTTTTTTAAGTCATGATAACTAGACCATGTTAGTAAAAGTGTACAGATTCCTCCTATGATTGCCCATATCCACGTAGATGGGTAATTCACAATAAATACCAAAACTGCAATGGATATAACTATTGAAAGAAATACGTCATTCATATAGGTTGCATAATATCCATGCCGATGACGATTACACATCATATGTCTATTTTTTAGTGTTTCATAATAAGTAAGTGATAACATAAGTACCACTTGAAACGTTATTAAAAATGGAACAATATGTGGCGTAATAACTTGTCGATTATAATACATCTTAAAAATGATTCCAATTATTACAATGATTGATAATCCTATCACTAAGACCTTTTTAACATTATGCCAATATGCTTGTTTTTCTTCTTTTGTTGGTGGCTGCATGTTATTCCTCATTTCTTATTGTGTCACATCTGATTTTGGAATAAATACTTTCTTGTGACGTACAAGTAGTACATATTCCGTATCGGTTTCACTTGCGATTTCAGATGAAAATGTATCTTTTAAAGCCGGATGAGATTCTTTTTCTGTAAATAATAGGTTGTTTCCTACCTTTTCAATTATGTAGTATTGTTCTACTTTTTGATTTGTAACTGCATATTGGTCCATTAGCTCTTGAAAATGTACATAACTTAATGCACTAAAAAGAAAGAATAGTCCGGTTGTAATTGTCAAAAGGAATGTTTCGTCACTATCTCTTTTCTTATTATGTTTAATAGTCTTGTACATAAAAAAGATGGAAATAGCACTCGCACCCATTATAAAAATAGAAACAAAAAAGTAAAGTATCGTTATATTTGGATTATTTACTAAAAAGTCAGTCATATAAGCCCTCCGTTTCTTTATATTAGAAAAAGACCTCATACTGAGGTCTTTTACTTTGTTGATTTCGTAATAAACTGTTTTAAGTTATGTTTATTTTGATATTCTTGAGTGGATAATTTATCGGAAAATTTTAGTGCTTGAATAATATCACCTGTTGTTGTAATGATGGTCTCAGTAGGTGAGGTGAGTAGTGATCTTAAATATTCACCGTGTTCATTCTGTAATACATAGCGCATAATAATATTTCTTTCTAAGCGTGTGATGGTAATTTTACAAGAATATGTAAATTACCACGGTCTTGTCCAACATATTGGATATTGGTAATTCCATGTGGCTCCAAATTATTTCTTACATCATAAATGGTCACATATGGATCATTCTTATGAAGTGTGACTGCATAAATATCATTTGTGATATGACGTTTTGGTGCTCGTTGTAACTGAGCAATATAAGAATTATCTGTTGTAGGTCGAATGGTATACCCACTTGTTTTTACTCTGGTTTTACGTCTACGAGGTGTATGTACGTAGTTATATGAATCAAAAGATTCTTTAATCATATCATTAGTGCCCATTTTTATTTCCTTTCTTCCGTTAACTGGATTTCTCTATATCCATTATTAGCTAATCGCTCATTTAATAAATGATTAAACTCTTCAATAGGTATTGATTTTCTTAATGGAATGGTTTCAATAGATAGAAAATCTTTAATTGTCATATCAATGATATCGCTACCAAATTCTTCAGCCATTTGTAATTTTGTATGAACTTTTTCCAATAACTCATCCGTAACAGTATATACTCCAATAAAATATTCCCACATTGTTGCTGTTTGCGTAGAAATCTTTTCCAGATCTGTATTAAAGTCACGTAAAACTAATTTTGATGGTACATCAAAATCTTTCAAAATTTTTGCAGCAATTAAGTAGCTGACCATAGAAGGTTCAAGTCCACGTTTCTTTCCTTCTTTTAACATTTCTAAATATGGATTTTCATTTGATGTTACTATGAATGTATCAGCATTCTTAAAATGAGTAATCACATTCCATTCAGGATAATGATCAGTAAGTGCATCATGTAATCCCCCATTTGTTAAAATATCATGAGAGTAATACATGGCTTTTGTAATACCATACTTAGTTGTCTTCTTACGAAGAGTTGATGATGCTCTTCCTCTATACGGTGTGACATCTGCAATTAGTGCTAATGAATCGCCTTCAATTAGTCCAAATTCACGTTCTAATCCATACGGGTAAAAATGGATATCTGATAAATCAACCCAGATATGATCATCTAGTTTACGAGGTTTTGTAAATTCTTTTACGATATAAGGTTCTACAGCATCCGCATCCTTTGGAATAGGTCCTTTTAATTCATATGCAATTGTTGGATCTTTCAATAGTATACGAGTTACAGGTCCATTTTTCGTTTGAAAAGTACGAACTTGTTGAAAAGTACCATATAACAAGATGGTTTTTCCTACAAAGTCTAAAAATCCAATATGAGATTTAATGGCATGTCGTTTTGGGAATAATCGATCATAGTGTATTTGTAATTGATTTAACAATCGTAAGGTAATTAAATTTGTTTGATTTAATTTTTTTAACTTACGTAACACAGTAATACGATCTTTTACTGTATAATAAAACGGGTTTGTTTTTCGAGGACTCGAAAGTACTCGTCGTTTCTTTTTCTTTTTCACATGTTAACGTCTCACTTTCTAATTTATTTTGATAAAAGTTTTAAACTATTTTGTATGACCAATATTTGGTATTTAATCTTCTAAAAGAAGATATAAATTCAAGAACACAATCTCGTTTTACAAAATTTATCGTAGTTGAATAGGGTTTGGGGGAGTATCCCCCAAGAAATTTCGAAAAATCGTTAAGATTTTTCGAAAAAAAGAAAAAGATATGTCTTTTTCTTTACTTTTCATTATCTTCATCATCATCTTCAATAATGTTTAATTTCGTAACATCAATTCCTCGATTTTCTAGTTTTTGTAATAATGTTTCTAATTTTAGTTCGTACATATTTATATATCCTTTTATAGGTTTTTATTAGATTTTTGGAATTCTAAAAGAGCAGTTTCATATTCTTTTACATCATTTGAACTCGATTCTTTTAGATATTCTGTTTTGAAATGTTGAAAGGTTTTTACGTTGTTATTCACAGTTTATACCTCCTTTGAATATTGCGCAGGAGGGATTTGAACCCCCGACCTCCAGGTTATGAGCCTGGCGAGCTACCACTGCTACTACCGCGCATTAATTTTTTAATAGTTCTAATTATGATACCCAATGGATTCGAACCATTGGTTCCTCTTGGAAAGTACCCAACTTATCAGTACTCCTGTTTTTCCAAGAAATAATTGTACTTACAAGTTGTATCACCACAATTTCGCCATTGATACCGTCTTAACGTTATCTACCCGGGATGTGGAACACTTTTGTCATTGCAATATGGTATCTCTCCAACAGCGGGAGTGTACCATATTACTAAACATACTGATTAACGGACTTGAACCGCTGACCCTCTGATGTATAATCAGATGCTCTACCAACTGAGCTAAATCGGTTATGTGATATGTAAATATCACATTATTATAATTGTAAATTTTTATCTTGTTTTAATTCACTAAGGGATTTTTGTAAATTATAATCAGATAAATTCATTTGATGTTGTACGTGTTTAAAAGTATCTCGTACTATACTTAGTTGTTTATTTCCTGAGTAGGTACTTCTAGGTACTTCACGTAATTGATGATAAGTTGCATGTTCATATGTTGGTTGACCATTTGAAATAATTTTGATAGCAGTTCGATTCATTTCTTGTGCTTTTCCGCTGATTAACTCATCATTTGTATGTTTAGAACCCCTAATATCCCATAATACTTTTGTTTCTTTTTGTGAAACATCTTGAACTAATGCATATACATCTTTGTTTGCAAATTCAGGTTGATAACTAGTGAGTTTTTCATTGTTACTTAATTTAGCTTGAATATCTTTAACATTACGATCCAAATAATCATCTAGTTCCTGTTTAAATTCAGTAAATGTCATATTTTGATAGTAATCTAGGTTTTCAATAATCAGTTTTGTAAAATCCGCAATTGTAAATGAACTTCGATTATCAAAATTAAGATTAAATTCTTGGTTATCTGCAGTTTCAAATTTTACATTATAAAGATATTTTTCACCATAATCACAGGTATCACATGTACCAGGTGTAAATGATTCAATTGTTTTAATATTTGTAATATCCATATCTTTTAACTTAATTAAAACATCAGTATTATTTTCAGTTATTGTTGTCATTTAATATCACTCCTTTTTGATTAGTATATCATATAAAACTACTATAATCAAATTGGTTAGAAGTAATAAACTATGGTCTAACTCCACTCTTTAATAATAAAATACGAAAAACAAGAATCTTGCTATAAAAAACAAGATACTTGCTCTAAGAACTTCTGTATACCTCTCACAAGGAATACACGCCGTTGTGGCACAAAAACAAATACCACCTCAAGGATTCGAACAATTTTCACAAGGAAAATTCAGCTGATTTACCTGCTCATCGAAATAGAGTCATGACTCTCTACCCAGCACCATGCCATAGGTGGTAATCAGTATTTGAAAACCCAATAACATTCTATCACATTATCAAGTTTCACGGAGAATGAGGGATTCGAACCCCCGCATGACTTACGCCATCTGACGCTTTAGCAAAGCGCCCTCTTCAGCCTCTTGAGTAATTCTCCATATATGAGTCTTGCAGCCGAACTCATGCAGATAGGCACCACCTACTGCTTTAATAGTCATTTCATAGCCTTATCAACTATAGTAACTTCTGTTTTCTTATGAAAAGATGGTTATATGCGTCAACACTTTAAGTTTTACGACATTCGGGTACACGCCTGGTCGAGGTTATTTACGCCCTTGGGCATTAGGGTTTGCCTTCCCGTCTAGTCCTTAACCCTTATCTTCATAGAAATAAAGACCTAGAGCAGTGTAATCTACCTAAAAAAAGAGATTTCTTTTACAACTAACGGAGGATGAGGGATTCGAACCCCCGCACGCTTTTACACGCCTGACTGTTTTCAAGACAGCTCCCTTAACCAGACTTGGGTAATCCTCCATAATATCTGTACTTTATAATATTTTACTATATTATAGTTACAAATCATAATGACAAGCAAGTCTGAGACGCACTTTTGGCAGTCCCAGAAGTTGCTTCATTGTATACAATGTGGGAGTTAAACTTGTCACCCATGCCGATTAACGGATTCGAACCGCTGACCCTCTGATTACAAATCAGATGATCTACCAACTGAGCTAAATCGGCTTAATGTAGCTGAGAATCAGTACGTACTAATTCTCACTTACCTCAATCGCCAAGCGCGACTGAACTACATTATTTGAAAGGGGATCAAGTCCCCAAAAAATTGCTCCGCATACCAAAGTGTTAGAGCGAATACTTTAGTATAGTTATTTTCTTGGTTTTTTTCTTAAGGGTTCAAGGGATGGAAAAGACAACTCGTTGCCAAACTTGCGCCTTGGATCCACCTATTCCGACATGCGCAATGGGAATAGGATTACCGCCTGAGTTTATTGACATCATCGGGTTATTGGTCGATTTTAATAGTTGCATAGTAAATGGAATATTTCATTTATTTTGAGTTATCTTATTTTCCCATTCAATAGCTTCATTTTGAACGTTAAGAGGAATAAATCCTTCTTTTTGATAGAATTCGTCTACATCAAAATTCTCTTCTATTTCTTTACGCATTTTATTTATAAGTATACCCTGTTTATGTGCAGAATATTCAGTATTAGAAGCTATTCTGATGAATTCTTTATTTGCTTCTCTAAAATTTTTTTGAAAAATACTTCCCATTATATTTACTCCAATAATTATTTTTTAATTGGATACAGTAGTCGCAATACAAAAATCGGACACAAGATGTAAGATATCTTCTTTTTCGTCATATTGGACAGTAGATGATGTACCTTGAATATTTAGTGGACCATCTTCTGAATCAGAATAACCATTTAGAGAGGTGTAAACAAATGTATCTTCTGGAAATTGTTTAAGAGCTTCAATCAGTTCTTTAACTGTCATATTTGTCCCCTTTTTTATAAAATTGGTTCCTGCTATATATAAGATACTCCACCAACAGGGCTCGAACCTGTGATATCCTGATTAACAGTCAGGCGCTCTACCAACTGAGCTATGGTGGATTAAGTTGTCGTAGCAGACGCCCCTACGACTGATCATGCCATTGACCTGGTTCCAATTCTCACCGATCGACAGTGTGTTTAAACCCAAGAAAACCCGAATTGACGTTCTGTTCATTCTCGCAAAATTGACCACTTGGATTTCTTGCTGGTCATTCACGGAATAGCAACGATTCTGACGGGACTCGAACCCGCGATCTCTGCCGTGACAGGGCAGCGCGATAACCAACTTCGCTACAGAACCAATGTTTAACTACTTCGATTGGTGGTCGAAGTAGCTTCTACTAATCTGTTTAGTTAGAAGTTACCAATTTCTAACCAATACAATTATCTCTATTCTCACCTCTAAACTACACCGCCAGTGCGGCCATGATGGGATTTGAACCCACGTCTTAGATAATTTACATTTTAGTAGAATTATATTTAATTGGTAGCCAATAAGTATAGCGCTAAACTTATTGCTCATGCCAGTTGCTCATGCGGAATCTTTCTAATTGATCCGCAACCAGACTACCTGTTCACCTTTATTAGAGGCTATGACCCGGGCAGGATTTGAACCTACAACCCTCGGAGTAAAAGTCCGATGCTCTTCCAGTTGAGCTACCGAGTCTTCAACTATCAGACTACTGTCTGACAGTTGCGGGATGCGAGAACACCACCTATCGACTTTTTTCACCTAGTATGAACTAGGCTATGAGATAAGAACCTTTCACAATTCCTATCCCGTTATATGATTTAATAATAGTAATAGAATCCTTTATACAAATACATAGGATTTCCCCACGAATCCGTATAGTTATACCAATATCCGTTCACATAATACCCGTAATATACCGGTTCATTTTGGTAATCATAGGAATAAGGATATTGTTTTTCATATGAATGAATATATGGGTCATGGTTGTTTCCCATGGCCATGTTATCTTCATAATACATTTTTTGTTTCTTTGGTTTTGGTTTTGTATAATTACGTACTGGAGGTAAATGACTTCCACCCATTACTTCACCTTCATTAGAGGTGGTGTAATTACGAACAGGAGGTAAATGACGTCCACCCATCACTTCACCTTCATCTGCTTGTACAGATGCAAAACTAAAAATTGTAAAAATTGCTGTAAGTGCAACCAAAATACGCTTCATCATATCTCCTTTTTATGTTATTATTGATATGTATATTTAATAACATTCTTTATTGAACATACAAAATTTCAATATCATATTCAATCACGCTTCCGTCTAGTTTGGATCCTGTCGGATTTGCACCGACGACACTCAAGGATTTGACACCTATGTTGTGATCAGTTATCTTCTCGTACTGATGTGTACCTTTCGCTTGAAAGATAGGAATTTCTGCATACCAAAAGACCCGTTTGACTATATGATTGAAACAGACTCTGAGGGAATCGAACCCCCGTCCATGGTTTTGGAGACCATTATACTTCCACTGTACGAAAAGCCTATTTGTAGCTGACAAGTATTGCGCGCCGAACTTGTCACTTTCCCCAGATACGTCCGCCGTATCCAGACTACATATTTAATTCACCTTAATAGCGGTTTAGGACATAACTTCACAGAATCCTTGAAAGAGACTGTTACTGACGCTAAAGTTTGCAGCTACTAAAGCTATGACTCAACAACCTTATTCAGATTGTTAAGACTAAAGGATTATATATGAATAATATAAGATCCGTTTAGCAATCGGAGTTGCAGGATTCGAACCTACGACCCCTTGGTCCCAAACCAAGTACTCTACCAAGCTGAGCTAAACTCCGAATAGAAAGGATGTCAAGCACCCAACAAATTTATTATGTACAAATCACGTTTGTACTCATTATAATGGAGAGAGAGGGATTCGAACCCACGAACCCGAAGGAACGGATTTACAGTCCGCCGCGTTTAGCCTCTTCGCTATCTCTCCGTATATCAATAAGTATATCATAGTTGATTGAGGTTGTCAATCCCCCAAAAAAAATGTTGGTATTTTTAATTTCATAATACGTTTACATTAAAAATAAATTGTGACCTAATCCACATCTTCAGTTAAAAACGGTTGTCGCCAACATCTTCCGTTAAAAACCTCCGTCGATTAGGAGTCACATTTATTCTAAGAAATTACGCTCATTTGGAATTTCTTAGGTCATTTATCCTAAAATGACTAATGCGGAGAAAGGGATTCGAACCCTCATGAGCCTAAAGCTCGCAGGATTTTAAGTCCTGTGCGTCTGCCAGTTCCGCCATCCCCGCAGAAGTTCGAACAAATGTTCGAACAACTGTAATGCCTTACTGCGAGAGTTAGTAAGACACTACGCCGACTAAAAAATATAATAGGAGATTATTACATGAACGTTTTTCATGTTCACCGAACAGTAAAAGTATGCCAAAAACTGTTTCGGCTATTGGTGTTACGAGAGTTAAACTCGTGTCTGATTTTAATCAAAAATCAGATGTTCTTCCGACACACCTGAATGAACTGGCTGAGACTAAACCAGTAAGTAGAAGTCTTTTGTACCATTATTGGTTCGATACGTGTCCAGAGACGTTCCCATCCCTATCTTCTATGCTCGGTTATTTAGGTGAACCACTCCTTACGATAGAAACTACTAGGCTGCTTTTCATTTAATCAAAAGACCGCTAAACCTCTTGACTGCGTTACATTCACAACCTCACATCAAACCTTGCGAGTTATCAGTGCGTGGGTTATCCCACGAAAGAGCACTTTCGTTGCTATCGGACGACAACTTTTGCTTGTTGAAATGAATTTTAAATATAAAAACCATAATATTACATCTGTTGTCATTCTTGGCGTACCGTGGACAGGCGTCGTCTGACGTTTTGTTCTCTTTTGAAGAACAAAATGCGTCCCGCCCACTATTATCCTTTTTATTTGCGATAAAAAAGACTGCTCACATTCCCCAAGGTACACTCTACCTTTTTGTATATGTGAACTGGTTGTGGCATTTGTTGCAGCTCATACTGCACAACCTTTTCTATAGTCACGTATTATATCCTCACGCATAACTGTGTCCAGTCATCTATTTGCTCCTCAACATTTTGCCATTGGAGACGCTTTGGTTTTTACGCTGTCACCCTTTCAGATAACATTTCACTATTTTGATTGCTTAGATTGACTATTTCTAGCGGCAATTTTGGTACGAAATTACCTTTTTCCTATCACTAGGGGTTATCACGGCTAAGCCCGTTAACGTGTTTCGAAAATTAATTCAAAGGTGAATAGGGGTTAGGGGAGGTACTCCCCTAGAATTAGGAAAAGTCGTTTAGACTTTTCCTAAAAAAGTCAAAAAGCTGACTTCTTTTTTAGTATATCAGGAAAGTTCCTTTGTGTCAAGATTAGAAGGTTAACTCATGTGGATTCTTATTGACGTAATCTCTTAATTGCTCAATTGAAACACCGAGTTCCCTTTTAATAATATTAATATCCATGGTATCATACAAGATATCATAAATTTCTTGTGGGGTATGATGTTCTAACGCCAAATGCAATAAACTCCAATATGCTCTGTATTGAGTGACTGAATTTGTAATAGATGAGTCATAATATCGATCAATCAATCTAGGAATAGATAATCCCTTAAAGTTTGATCGATCACCATGAAAGATATCTAAGTCCAAATTTCCATTAGCCATAAGATAAGGAGTCATATAGTTAATCATTTTTGTAATGGCTTCTTCTAGTGAATTAGATGGTTCGTTATTTAAATAATTATTGAAAGTTTCACCAGGACACATATTCGTAATTTCAATATTATTTAAATGTTTATTAATTGATTTACCCAAACCAGATTCAGACATAAATAAATTACTCAATGGAACATGTTGGAGATGTTTTGATCCTAAATCAAGACCATAGGTATAGAGATATACCTTTCCACCTTCAATTGTATATGTCATTCTACCCATCACATAAACAGTTGGCATTGGAATGGTAATAGACCCTGATGAAAATCCATATTGTGTGTAAATCCCACCTTCGTGTTTGAAAATAAATTCAATATACTCTTCTCGTTCATTTACTTTCAAGTACAACATACCATGCGCAATATCTTTTTCAAATTCTAATACATTAATTCCATTACAAACTTCACTTGCTACATAATTATTTTGAAGTTGAATATCATGTCCATGAATCCATGCTTCAGCATTCATATTTCGAAGGGAATCTGGATTATGAATGGTTTGGTTTTTATCATAAAACATATTAAATTTCTACCCCTTCTATAATTTCATTATTTACAATTAGGGCTTTTACCCCTGATTTTAATTTAACACATGGTGCCCATCCATTTCCAATCTTTGTGATTGGATAGGTTGGTAGTGGAATTTCATGTGGTTTTTCTGTTAATGTATTATTAATAATACTTGTATTTCCTGTTCGAATATAATTTAACCAATAAGGTACAATACTTACATTCCCAGTTTCTTCTCCACTAGAAAGAATAAAATGTGTAATCGTGTTCGTCTGACGATTAACTTGAACAGGTTCATATACGCCATTGTTTTCAAGTAATACTAGATTTTGAGAAAATACTTCCGCGAGTTCAGGTACTTTAACTATACGTGTTGTATGCTTGAATATTGATGTATCAGGTGGCGTAAACTGTTTTAGTTCTTCTACTAACATTGTCATTTATTTAACCTACCTTTACTGTAATCGCATAATATGGATTACACATTGTACGAATTACTTTCAAAATATTGCTATCCTCTACAGACGTCACATCAACATGAAAATTAACTCGATTATAAGAAATGTCAAACGTACAATCAATACCTGGAACTTTTTCTTTAAGAGGATTTACATAATGATGTTGAATATAATTAGAAATGGCTTCTTTTACCGCATCATTATTTGATGGCAAGTCCATTAAGATGAGACGAATGACCATAAATGGAAATAGCTCTAAGAACTGAGGGAAAAGCTCTTCTAGTTGCTTTTCTTTATATGCATTAACATCCATAATTGGATTCATAGAACGGTCGATTTTGTCATACATCCGAATATATGATTCACCATTATCATAAACACCTAGTCTAGTTAGATCATCGCGTCTGATATAGTCGGAAAACCAAATTTCATTTGTCTTTTCTTCTGATATTCCATGAACTGGTGCTGACATTACTTCATCTAATCCAGTTTTCATCATTAAAAAGGGGATTAAATTATCATACAGGTTTGTAGGTACATTAACTTCTTCTGAATGGGATTTTAATTCCCATTTAAACACATCTTTTAATTGTGTTTGTCGAATTTGCGTCATTAATTCTGTTTCAGTTGTCATTGAATCCTCCTTTCTTATTACATGGATGGTGCAAGTACTTCATTATACAATTGAAATTGCAAATTTGGTAATAGTGTTGTTACAACACTTTTTACAAGGTCTTTTTTCGTGATATGGTATCGTTCATCTAATCCGTGATTATACACGGTAAGTAGTGTTCCAATAAAATCACCATTTGGTTCATCTCTTACTTCTGTAAATTGTTCAGCAGGTGAGTACCATAATCCAAATTCTGATACGTCAGTTCCATGACGTGCATCAATCAATTGAAGTGGTTTACCTTTATACTTCATTGATACATGTCCGCCCTCAACCAACTCAGAAAGAAACATAGAATCATCATTTAGTGCAAAAGTACCAATGGTTTTGATACGTAAATTTGTACAAATATCAGCATCATCAAGTGGATTTTTAAAAATATTCATGGTTTTCTTTTTACGAGTATAAGGAGCATGCTCTTTTAACAACTCAAGAACTCGACCATGTGTGATATGTAAACCACGTACATTATCTAAAACAAACGTAATAGCTGTATAAATTCCTCCACCATGATAATATAATTGTAAGTAATCATAATAGTTTGTTAAGGGTGATGAGGTTACTACGTTAACAAGTAACGTATTTGAATCAGCTAGTACTGTTGGATAGTGACGAGACTTAGTTTGGTCAATTGTGCGTCGTGGTGCAAACTGGTTAAAAATACTAATCATGTTTCACCTCTTCAAATTCTGGTTCTTTTCCAATTGCAGCTTCCATAATTACTAATGCTGCCGGACTAGGTTCTTGCCCGTGAAGGTGTTGTGTGATAAAGTCTTCACGTTTCAAACGCCATTCTTTATGTGCTTCACTTTCAACTGGTGAACTAGGGATATCTGTTTCTACAGTGAGTTCTGAAACTCCTGTATCGGTTGGGTTTTCTGTTAAATCTACTGTGATAATTAGGTCATCAAACATTAATCATTTCCTTCTTTCAAAAAGATAAAGAGGGATGATTATCCCTCAATATCATAGAATGTTTCAAGTAGTCCGTCTACTGAATCCATAATGGTCATATATAGACGATCGGTAGTAGCTTCCGTCACACGTAGTGGTCCATTTTTGCGTGTAATGTATCCTGCATAGAATGTTTCACGCATAATGTTCACAACGGTTTCATATTCAATTGTTTCATTTTGTGCACGAAGAATTTGATGTACAACATCACTTTCAAGGGCATCCATGAATGCTTCATCAATGATTTCTTGTTCTTTGACACTGCTATATACATTTGCACTTGGTTTTGCGGTAGTAGATGTTGTAGCTGGTACATGACTATATCCATCAAAGAACCAACTTTCATCCCAATTTGTAGTTTGTCCACTTGTGAATCTACTACCTCCAGCAAACCCACCAACAAATCCACTATTGAATGTACGAACTGGTCGTTTAATTACTTGTTGATCCCATTGTTCAAATAGTTCTTCTTTGAATGTCAATTTGTTGGTATCATATACTACTTTTTCAGTTGGAGTATCATAATGACTATCAGGGTTCACTTCCATGATTTTACCCAATTCTTCTTCTGTCATCCCCAAACGCATGACACGGTTCATGGTCATCCATGAATACATGATTGGATTTTCAGTGTTTAATCGTCCAAATACCAATTGGAATCCATCGTTTGCAGAATTATCAATATCTGTTCCTGAAGCGAATGCATCCATTGAATTATGAGAGTGTGTCTCTACATACATTCCAAATTGTTTATTGAATCGGTCATACCATTCATCTTTATCTGCAACTTCAGTTAGTGCTCCATGGTTATATTGCAATGGTGTGTATGAAAACAGTTTATCAGACCAAATGTGAATACCAGGAATAGAAGTTAATTCAACTTCCTTACCCTCATCATCTTTTACAAATGACTTCTTATAACGGTTCCAATAGAAGTTGACTTGGGCTTCCTCCCCATTCTTATGTGTAATACGTTTATACCACTCCATTACAGTTTCAAGAGCAATACGTGGTAGTTTTGGTGCTGGATTTTCTGTAATAAAACATCCTTCAGCAAGACTTTCATAGGCTTCACCTAGACCAACATAGTCGCCACCTTGACGTTTAATAGAAAATCCATACAATGAGTCTACTCGTTCAAATGTCCCATTACCGGCCATAATAATGGTCTTTAACAAACCTTTATGTAATGTCTCATCTGTAATTTTATTCAGTTCAGAGATTTCAGGTTTTTCTCGCATAATAAGTTTTTTGCTATTGAAAGACGAAAAATCAAAGTTTTTATCCATTGTAGAGGTTAATGAACGTGTGGTTGTTCCCATAAAGTTATTCATGTAAAAATCTTCTTTCTGTTTTTAATTTATAAAAAAAGTGCTGGCCGAGGAACGACCTCGGAAATGGACCTATGCCACCAGCACGAGCCTATTAGGCTTCTTCACTATTTTGTGCACGAACTTGTTCCAATACACGTTGGTGCGCTTCTTTTTCTTGAGCTTCTTTAATAGCTGCAACTTCGTATTCTTCAGCGAGTTTAACCAATCCACCAAGTGTCTTAACAGCATCAGCCATTACAGTTTCAATACGTGATTGCACTGGATTTTCTTCCTTAAGAGCGTAAACGGATGCTTGTTCAACTACCTTAGAAAGTTCTTCTGCTGTTTTAGATAGTGCATCTTTCTTCTTAGCTTTCTTAGCATCTACCTTTTTCTGAATCAACTCTTCTGCTTTATTCTTCAATTCAGTGTAGTAGTCTTGCAATTTGATTGGGTCATTCAATGTTTCAAACAAGTTATCGTCTGGGAACAATTCAGAAATTGATTCAATATCGCTGTTAGTTGGGAATGATTTACCACCAACTGGAAGAATTTTGTCATTGACAACACGAATTTCAACAATTCCTTTTGAACCTGCTTTAGCAGAAAGAACAAGTGTTGTTCCCTCAACTGATTGGTCATAGTCACTCAATTTATAGTTCATTGCTTCAAGAACGCCTTCTACGGTCATTCCAGCTGGTACTGGAAGTGGTACAGCTCCAATAACGTTGATTGTATCAATATTTTGATATGACATAGGTAATTACCTTACACGGATTTTCCGTGTCCTTTCTAGTTTATCCAGTTTTATGACATAGAGGTCATTTTTGTTAACATTTTTATCCAGTTTAATGACATAGAGGTCAATTTACTTATTGATGTGAGAGTGTGACTGCACAGGTATCAAACATATATTTATTTGTTAGTACAATCCCACCATTTAAGAATAGATTAATAACATTAAATGCAGTTGTAGCAGCAGTGACATTCGCTGCTACATTTTGAGGTGCCGATTCTGAATGTTCGGCACATGATATTTGATCAGGGCGACGTTCATCGCCTTCGAAGTTTTGAAAATTAGGTTCGATATCAATAGGTGAAGGGAAGTCGTCAAGAACTTGACCATTTTCTTTAATAGTCACATAAACCTGACCGTGCCTTTCCGCATTCCCACTATCTATCCATACTGCATTTTCAACTTCACTTACGAAATCGTGTGCAATTTTACGAGATGCGTTATTATCTAAGCATCCAACAATCATTGGAATACTTCCTTCAGGAAATTCAGATAATAAGTCATGTAAAAGTGATGTGTCTGTAATGTATGTATGAACATAACTCATAAGATGTTCGGTTGCAACGGCAGTTGCTTTTTGTTTTGCAACATCTGAACGTTTGAAATTTTGCCTTAAGACATTTTTAGGTTCCACAATATCACCATCAATAACAACTACATCATTGAATAATGAAAATTTGTCTAAAAAGGCACATAACCATGAGCCTGTACCACCTGCTCCTAAAATAAAAAGAACATATGGTTTGGTTTTTGCAATGTACATATCTCTATTTACCTTCCTTTTTTAGAATAATGCAATTTTTTCACGTACTAGAACTAAGTTTTGCTCAGACCATGCCCATTTTCCATTGTCGCAGGAAAGTACATATATTTTTGACTCGCTATTTGTCAGAATGTCTGTAATTCTAGTTACTCTACCAACGTATTGGTCCATACGGTAAGACCAACTATGTGGATAATACTTTTTTTCGTTGTCTGTCAATGGTTCAATTCGAACCCTATCCCCTATTTTTAAAGTCATTGGAAATATTCCTTTCTGATATCAAAATAAGTTCATTTTTGTATGCGGGACTAGTTTTAAATGAATACCTGACCATACAAACTGACCGTTATCACATTCTAAGCGATACCCGTCTCTGCGTTTGTCATATATACTGGTAATCTTTGTTTTATATCCAATATAGTCATTCATTATACTATTAAACCCAAATATATAACTTTGGATTTCACGTTCAACTAATGGTTCAATAATAACGGTATCACCAACTTGTAAACTCATTGTTCAATTCCTTTTTGATTTAAAATAACTGTACTTTCTGTGGTTCAATTTTTGTTAAATGAATATTAGACCATGTAAATTGACGATTATCACATTCCAAATAATATTCAGTAATTGCTGATGATTGGTTAATACTACCCGGTATGATTCGTAAAATAGTTGTAATTTCGCCAATATAATCATCCATGAATGAGCTCCAATAGTGTGGATAAATCTCTTTTTGACTATCTGTTAATGGATCAATTTGAACTTTATCTCCAACGTGTAAATTCATGTTGCAAATCCTTTTTAAAATAATTGTACTTTTTGTGGTTCAACTTTTGTTAAATGGATACTGGACCACATAAAGTGACCATTGTCACATTCTAAATAATACTCATCTTCTTCATCAAATGATCCATCCATACATGGTATAATACTTATAATTTTTGTAATTTTACCAATATATTGATCCATAGCTAAATCCCAACCATGAGGATATTCATCTTTCTCATCATCATCTAATGGTTCGAGCCGAATAAAATCACCTTCTGCTAGTGCCATTTAAAATTGCTCCCCCTTAAAATAATACCATTTTAGATGGGTTAATCAAGGTCAAATTAACATCAGACCATTCATATCCTTCATCATCACATTCAAGTAGGTAAACCCCATGACCCCTTGTAGCAATAACTTTTGTAATTTCTCCAATATATCGGTCCATATTATCATCAAGGTCTTCATTTTGATGAACCCAACCTGTTGGATAATTGCGCTTTTGCTCCATAGATAATGGTTCAATTTTCACCATATCACCTACTTGTATTGTCATATTATACTCCTAGTTTAAAATAACATAATATTTTGTTTTGTTATACGTTTCAAATGAGAATCAGACCACATATATGCACCACTGTCACATTCTAAATAATAGCAAGGGCGTCCTGAATGTTCTGATATTAGTGTAATTTTGGTGACTGTTCCAATAAATTCATCCATACTCATATAAGGGTTAGCACCTTGATAAATCCATCTAAAAGGATAGCTTTGTTTTTCCTCATCAGATAATGGTTCAATTCTTACATAGTCACCAACTTTTAATTCCATGTTAAAAACCTTTCATACTAAAATAACATAATATTAGACTTTGTTATAGGTTTCAAATGAGAATCATGCCACACATATCTACCTGCGTCACATTCTAACTTATAGCGAAAATCCGTTGATATATGTGTAATTTTGGTTACGGTTCCAATAAATTTATCCATATTCATACTACGGTTGTCAGTAATAGGCACCCATCCAAAGGGATAATAGTGTTTTTGTTCTTCGGATAATGATTCAATTCTCACATAATCGCCAACTTCTAATTTCATGCGATACTCCTATTTAAAATAACATATTATCTGATTTTCTTATACGTTTCAAATGAGAACTAGACCACATATATTGACCACCGTCACATTCTAAATAACAGCGATGAGTTCCTTCTACCCGTGAAATTCTAGTTACTTTCCCAACAAATTTATCCATATTCATATATGGGTCACTATGACTAAACACCCATCCAAAAGGATAATTGTGTTTTTTCTCATCAGATAATGGTTCAATTCTCACATAGTCGCCAACTTCTAATTTCATGATAAAACCCCTTTCATGCTAAAATAAAATAATATTAGATTTTGTTATGGGTTTCAAATGAGAAACTGACCATGTATAGTCACCGGCGTCACATTCTAAAAAAAAGCGATCGCCTCCTGATATTCGTGTGATTTTGGTTACTTTTCCAATAAATTTATCCATATTTCTATGAGGATTCTCGTCATGAAATGCCCATCCAAACGGATAATTTTGTTTTTGTTCTTCGGATAATGGTTCAATTCTCACATAATCTCCTACTTTTAATATCATATTAAAAATCCTTTATATTAAAAATAATTTAGTTGTTATAGAAAAATTTCGAGAGTGAAAGGGGGTCGGGGCATTTGCCCCGAAGAAAAAAGCCAAAAGTCGTTAGACTTTTGGCAAAAAAGAATTATAGTTCTAAAGTTGAGTTCTTTGAAAAATCATCTATGGCATTTTCTAATTGTTCAGCCTCATTACGTGTTCCTTATCAACTTAATGGGTATTCAACATCGGTTACTTTTTTTAACCAAAAATTACTGAACATAAAATTTACGAACGAGCATGAATCACATCACGGTTACAAAAATCGACCAAAAATTGCATTTGTAACCAAAAAAGTAACTTTTTTAAAATATGTGTAAATCCAGTCCTATCAAGGGATAAGAAAGTTTCTGAAAATTCATAAGATTCAAAAAAGTAACCGTTCGTAACCCTCAGAAACGCCTA